ATCGTTCTGCCTATAACGATATTCGCGACTGGCAGCGCCGTGAGAAAGAAGCTGACAAAAAAGAAAAATCAACCACCGACTGGGATGACGTGGTTTTTGAGGTCGATTTGCTGAAGTCTCAGGAAATAAACCTGGATTATATCCTTGGACTGATTTTCGAACACAACAGACAAAATAAAGGCAAGGGCGAAATGATCGAAGAGGTCAAACGCTTAATTCGTTCAAGCCTGGGGAACCGGGCGAAAGAGGGCCTGGTGGTCGATTTTATTCAGCAAACGAACCTGGATGATTTACCAGACAAAGCCAGTATCATTGAGGCATTCTTTACGTTTGCTAAACGCGAACAGCAACGTGAAGCAGAAGCATTGATAAAAGAAGAAAATCTCAATGAAGATGCAGCAAAACGCTATATTCGCACGTCTTTAAAACGCGAATACGCCACCGAAAATGGCACAGAATTAAACGAGACATTACCAAAACTTAGTCCGTTAAACCCGCAATATAAAACGAAAAAACAGACCGTTTTCCAGAAAATCGTCACGTTTATTGAAAAGTTCAAAGGAGTAGGTGGGCAGATATAGTGTATTAATCTGAACCAGATCTGGCAGATATCTGTGCAAATTGCAGATAGCTGTCAGATCAAGCCATCGTAGGGATGTCTGTATCCACTTTGAACTCAGGTACACCAACGAACTCTTTAACCTTCATCTGATAGCCAGTTCTGTCAGTCTTGATCGTTTCCTGCTTGCCCTCGATAAACTGCTCACGCCACTCGTCGCGACGGGAATCTGGCATAATCAGCAGAACGTTAGTCATGTCCGTGACCTTCCTCCAGTACTCGGCCCAAATATTCTGTTTCACCCATTCCAGATCGACTTTATCCAACCAACCTCGATTTAAACGTGAGCGATCTTCATCTGGTCGATGGTTTAGTCTCAGCAGGCGATTAATCATGTTGTGGCGTTCGTCGCCATAAACGAAGTCGTGTACCTGATACATGAAGGCGATCTCTTTCTCGCACTCGGCCACGATTTCGTGGATGACATTCATTTCCTGACGATAGTCGATAGCCGTGTTTGAGCTGGCATCGTCGATGATGGAAAGGGCTGTATTCATAATTACACCATTAAATAATTTGTTTTCTGATTGGTGTAATTATCGCAAACTTGAAAAGGCATAAAAGCTGCATTCATAGGCGTTACAGCAGATTTAAGGCGTAAAAATGGAGGCTGTCGCCCCCTGTCGACTGGTGCTGTATTAGAGTGCGTATTGCGTTTTGTGCGGCTGCTTATTCAAGTCATGGCGATGCGTGAGCTCCCGCATCATGTCTTCAAGGCGACTCTTTGTGTCGTCGAGCTGGTCGGCCATTGCACCTAAAAGCTGGCGAACGGCCATCGGATCGTCGCTGTTTAGTGATGGCATTTTATAACCTGCTTTAGAAGACATAAGGTTGATTGCAGACATCAACATCGTTAGAGAGGATTTAAGCCCGGCAATTTCACGATCTTTGCTGGCAATAATCGTCTCACTTTTGTTGCCGTCATCAGTTCCTTGAGTCTCGCTCACCATATCCAAAGTCGCTTGCAACTTATCAGCTCTCTCTTTTTCAGCAAGGTAATGAACACCGAAATGGTGTGCCAAAGCTACAATCTGAGTTGGCTCTTCAAAGGTGGAATTAAAATTAAGTATTGTAAACAGTCTCTCAAATATGGAAACGTCTTCTATTCCTCGAAGAATGGCTAACATTTTGACAAGTTCATTAGCATCCATTTCTTCGAATAGGGCGTTTTGTTCATCAGCTATTGCTTTGCATTTCTCGCACATGTGTTTTCCTTAATGCTTAAACAAGTTGTTTTCTTATTGGCTTTATTGTGATGTGGCATATAAGGGGAGCAAGCTAAACGTAAAGGTGCAAACTCTCTATTTCGGTCAACGAAACACAAGGGCCAAATGGCCCTTGTCATTAACACTTTGCTTTACGAACTAACGGATAAGCGAAGTAGATCGCCAAACCAATGAGGACGCCATCAGAAATGACAGACATCATCTTTCCCGTAAAATCCACCAACACCGCCATCACCAGAAGAGCAATGACGATCACAAGCCGGAATCTCTCAAGCATTAGAGATAAGCATCCAGTGACAACTGAAGCGCCTGGGCGATCTTTTTCAGTGCCTGCTCTTCTTGTTCACCAATGCCATCCTGATCGGCAATATCAAGGCACAGACACAGAACATCGACCGCCTCTGGAGTGCCCGCAATATCAGCCAGCTCACGCATAGCCTGCGCATTCGCAGAACGAGGGGACGCTTCGTAACGAGCACGGATATTGGCGCTCATTTGGGCAATTTCACCAGCAAACGGAGAAAACGCAGGCAGAGCTGCAATTGTCTTCTCAAGAATGGCAATTTCTTTTGCGTCACATGTGCCGTCGGCATAGGAGATCATGTACGCGCCCCACACGGTGGCCTCAACCGCATCACGGTTCTCCATTTTTTTGACTTCGATAACAGCTTTACGAGTTTTCTTTTTGAAGAAACCTAACATGTGTTTTCCTTTTGTTATTTGTCAAAACAAGTTGTTTTTTAGTTTCATAAATTGCTTACGCAAAGATGGTCAATGCATATGCACTAACAGCCGTCAGAAATAACCAAGTACCGAACCGACTGGAAAAACAAAAATCCCAACTACACGAGCCAGAGTCATGCCAGCCTGAAACTTGAGATCACCTGAGCAAACGAGTTTTATAATGTTGGATACCCAACCGGCGGCCATGAGAGCCAGAATTGCCAGCCAAATTTTCCCAAAGTGATTTGAAAGCCAGTTCATACAACCACCTTAGTCACAACATGATCCTGAGTAACTGGATGAACTTGAGGTATCGCATCCACCGTCATCCCATCCAGAGTGACAGGACGCTCTACTGGAGTGGTGGTAATTGTCGTCGACGGAGGTGTGGTGATGGATGAATCCGGCATCAAAAGGCTCTGGCCGGCTGGAACGGCTACCGTCGCCAGTGAAACTATAATGAGAACGTAGGCCATTGGTTTCAGCCTCTTTCTTTGAAAATTTTCCATTCGAACTGTCCTTGTTGTTTTTCTCCTTCACTAAAGGCCGTGCATTTTTCGCTTGGTGTGAAGAACCAGAGGTAACAATCGCCCCCACGTTCGCAACAACTGACGCTTGCTTATCTAAACGTTCATTCAGCAACCGAACGGTAGTCTCCAGTTCATCAAGACGTGACAGAACACGACCGCTAAATAATTCGGCCAAAATTTGACGTAGTGAACGAGGACGTTTAGTTGCAGAAGTGAAATAGGTTTGACGTGCCATGTGGACTCCATCCAGTGTCAGAAAGAGTTGCGGCTGGCGATCGCCAGCCGCCTTTCTCGTTCCATCCTGGAACTGTGTCTTACCGACACATTGTCATCCTGACGCTGATAAGATACATGATTTAATATGATAGGTAAACACTTACTTACCACTTGTTGTAAATAAAACCAATGTCTTTCTTGTGAGGCGTATCGGCTGCGGAAAAAGCTGCGATCTTCGCGAGTCGATCACATATTTCATTTTCACGATGCCCGGCGTGACCTTTAACCCACTTCCAGCGAACATTATGTCGACTTGCGTCCTCATCCAGACGTTTCCACAGATCAACATTCTTTACCGGTTTTTTATCAGAAGTCATCCATCCATTACGTTTCCACCATTTCATCCACTGTGTCATGCCGTTTTTCAGATACTGGCTATCAGAGTGCAAAATAACGTTGCATGGATATTTCAAACGCTCCAGCCCGATAAGTGCCCCCATCATCTCCATGCGGTTATTGGTGGTGCTATGAAAACCATCTGAGAACTCGCGTTCCTCACCACGATACTGGAGAACTATACCGTAACCGCCCGGGCCACCCGGATTTTTAAGGCAAGAGCCATCACTGTAGATTTTTACGGTTTTAAGCTGGGGATTGAACTCTACGACAGGCGTTGTGGGATTGGTGCGGGGAGAATTTTTGTTTTTGGCTTTTTTGCGAGTTTTTGCTTGCGATCGGGATGGTGTCTTCGTCGTCATATAAACTCCTGAATCAAGCGCCGCGCCGATTTTTTTCCTCGCGCGTGCGCACACGCGTGCGTGTTAATAATTATTAAAATAAACAAATTACTTCCCAGAACAGGTTTTTATAAACCTGAACTGAACGAACGAAGTGAGTGAAGTTCACCTCGAACGAAGTGAGAGGTTGTCTTTTCAGGTAATACTCTCCCAGGGAGGTGAGTATAAAAATCCCTCACCAACCTGGTCCTTTCATAACCTGAAAAGTTATGGTCTAAGTCTACTGCCAGCTTAGACTTGGGAAGTTATGGATGACAGCACCCCAGAACCGAGATCTTCCCACACTTTATGAAGGGGAGTACTGGATTCAACCTCTCGAAACACCCCAGACTCGACAATCATAAAGTGACCCTTGTCTCCGCTCACTTTGGTTCCCCCTTCCCCGACACCTAAACGGCACCGGTTCTACGCTGGTAGTGAGCTTTTTTAAACCTGACGCCAGTGACGCTTACCTCCACCCATCAGGTCGAGTCTCCAGTCTACGACTGGAAACTATCAGATCTTAGCACTTACAATTCATCTTATGAATAGTTTGTACTTATCTATCATTTCGATTGATTATTTTCTCGACCATGTAGTTGAACATTCAAGGCAAACACCTCATTGATCAACTCACCTAAAAGCTGTTCAACAAGTTCGCGATGCTCGCCAAGATGCAAGCACTTAATTGCCCATTCGTACAAGTTGAAAGCCTGCTCACGATCTTTCATCATTTCACGAGCCTGGGCCAGAAAATCGCTCTCTACGAGCGCAACGACATTAGTCGGGTATGACATGTTGGTTTCCTTAAAGTGGTTCATAAAATCGATTTTAAAGCGTCTGGGAAGGGGTTCTAGTGGATTCTGTAGTGATGTTCAGGTCTGGAGTCTCTGATACAAAACAGCCTGCTTCCGTATAATAATAATTAATATGTAGTTATTTATATATACAGAAGCAGGCTAATTACAGACGCCAGAACAAACTAAGCAGCCTTCTTTGATGGTCTTTTTTTCCTGATCACATTCGCAGGATCATACCCTCCCAGACTTTTCATGACGTCCAAAGGGATCTTGCTTATAGAGTGCCCAGCGTCCTGACAGAATCCTCGAAAAACAACGAGCATACTGCCACCTGGGTTGATGTTTACTTCTACCTGACCCAGATTGACGTCAGGCTCGACAAACGCTACGCGGCCACCAGACAGAATAATCGTCTCATTCGCACACTCTGTTGCACGCTCATACCACTTTGTATCTAGGGATTGAGGAATTAGCATCACTGTTGTAACTCCGCGAGCCTGCTCACGTATAGCCGCATCAATCCAGGGGGAGATTTTGGAGTAGGGTGGATTGAGGAAGGCAATTGTACCTGGCTGTCCCCATTCAGATTTCAAAGCATCACGCTCAACGCCTATGAAATTAGGCAGCTTTGCATTGTCCTTGTTGCAGGCAACGTCAACATCAAATGTCACTCCAAGATAACGTTGAATGGCAGAAAACAGCCAGTCAGGTGTTCTCCAGAGGTCACGAAGAGAGTTGTCGCGCTTTCGCTGTTTGATTTTTTCGGCTGCAATCATCTTCTTTCTCGATAGGTAAGTAAATACCTATTTTTGCATTTGATTTTATGTCTGGCAATCAAATAAAACGCGCCAGAAATGCAAACGAGAAGCTCTCTGGCGCGTTTTTGTGGTGCTGGGTATGTGATTGGCTTACCCAGCACTATAAAGCTCTCTATGGGCTTTATTTTCAGTAGGGGAACGTCATCCAATAGTGTACTCCGCGACAAACTTCTTAACGATCGGTGATTCTTCGTTCAATGTTAGATTTCCACCGTCTCTAACGGCAATTCCTGTCGCTGGAAATACAGCCATCATTTGCCCAGCCTGAGTTGACGCAGTGTTAAGCGGATACGGTTTTTCTGGATTGCTCATTAAAGCAATCTTAATACTATTACTTGTAGCCTTCTTTTCTGTGAGAAGGTGTCTCATGGAAATTACCGTGTAAACACTAATATCTGGACCTCCGCTAAACCAATTAAGAAGGTTTAATATCTTATCCTTTGCTTTGACAGGCGCGTTATCGTAAGCGTCTAAGAAAATATCTTTTTCTAAGCCCGCTTTATTGAAAAACGAATCATCTTTATCACTTAAAGTAAAACGAGGACCTCTTGCAGTACGAGCTTTTTTATTTGTATTGCTATCATTTGACTGTTGAACTTTTAATTCATCATTAACCTCAACACACTCTTCAACCTCAATAAATCCCAATTGTTCTGGCTCGTTTTCGGCAGCTTCAACACTTTCAGCGTTAATTACGTTTATAGGCTCATGCGCTAACTCCAACTCATTTAAAGCAGAGCTGAAATCACCTGCTTTTTCTTCATTGAACAGTTCTTCGGCAACATCATCAGAACTCATGGCTACGCCAGCATCTAGGCCGAGCAGCAGATCGTCAATATCATCAGTATTTTCAACCTGTGCAGCTTTTTTTACTGGTTCATCAAGTGATTGCAACATGGCTGTCAGCTCGTCCAGATCATCATTTGTCATTACATTTTCAACCGAACTCATGTAAGTCTCCTTCTGTTTGGTTACATTTGCGTTTCGATGGCTACATTTTGACTAAACCTATCAGGCGGAAAAGTATTAAATACAGGCAGGAAATGATTGAAAGGCGACTGTTCTTTAAAAGAAAGCCTACTTTAAACTTTTTAAAGTAGGCTTTTGTTTTACACAATTTCAGAGGGTAATTTAAAAAATCCGTACTTATTACGTGCCTTAAAGAAGCATTGCATCATTAAGTTTGTGTCATATAAGGCACTATGTGCTTTGGCATGATCGTATATAAAGCCAAGAGAGAAGGCCAACTCTTCAAGGCGGGGACGTTTACCGTCTTCTGTGGCCCACAATCCCGATAACATAGTATCTATAACAGGAACTTCTGGCAGTCTTACTCCATACCCTGAAAACTCGTGTCGAATAAATGGTATATCAAATGCTTCGCCGTTATGAGCAACCCACACACTACATGCCCCCATATAAGCGCCAATTTCGCTGGCATGATTTGACAACAAAGGTTCAGCTGCGAGCTGTTCCAATGAAATGCCATGAACGGCTTGAGCTTTCGGATCTATGTTTCTGCGAGGGTTAAAACGCATCTCCAGACTATCAACATGTCTCTGTGTCTCCAGTTCATAGCGGGTAATTGCGATTTCAATAATTTTATGACCAGCAAGGAAATCCAGTCCCGTAGACTCGATATCGATGCCTGCAACAATCGTTGTCATCAGAACTCCTTACAACTTCTTAGCGCCCTTAAGTAGTGCGCTACGTACAAATTGAGCCGCTTTTTTCAAAGTTTCTTCACTGGTTTCACAGACAATCGGATCTTTCCACTTACCTGACACAGTGTTGAGAATATTGATTTGGTTGCTATCCAGACAAACAGAGATATAAAGCACCGTGCCACCAGCCAGCATCAAATGCATAGGAAACAGAGGCTTTTTACTGCCTTCACTGAACTGAGACATGGCGATGTTAATGGCTTCACCTACTTGTGCGCCAACAAGCCCCTGCGCAGTTTCGAATATGGCACGAATAGCCAGACGAGCCTCTCGATCGCTCATAAGCGACCGGGAATGTTCGTCCGCTACACGAATCAAAGCCTCTGTTGTTTTCCGATCCAGTTCATCTTCAAGCAACATTTCACTAAACATTTTTTATCCTTAACCCATTTTGAGAGTTTTATTGTCGCAATGTCGAAGAGGCGAACAATTTCTAATGAACGGTCACTCGGCCACAGAACCGGTTTTCTATCTTTTCTACAGCGTTATCTAGCATTCTCATCACTGATCTGGCTCTTGCTTCAACCGTGCGATACCGGTTGGAAACGACGAAGGTTTGCAGATCTCCCCTTTGCGGATGCAGGTGAATTTTTGTCAGTTCCCCGCACATCAACGCATCAATACGAGCGACATACAGACGGTCTAATGATGCTCGTTGTGATCGCAAGTAATCTCGCTCTGAGAGAGCGACCCCCGGGCGTAAGCCAGCAATGGCGTTAAAGTTTGAAATAGCAGTTTTGTGGCAAAACTTTTCGATATCGAGGGCTAACTCAATACACCGATCTTCATTTGTATGGCCGACCAAATCCAACGTGTAGGCCATAACATCAGCAGGTGTGCGATCGATAACAAAGCCTTCAACACCACGCGTAAGTAGCTCTATATGCTTTGCTATTTCCATTTGAATCTGAAGCCGCTCATATAGAGGCATAGAATCACCTACTCGAACACCGAGGCGGCTCATCAAACTTCCGACACCAGCATCCACGTAAGGGATTCCGTAATGTTTGTCTATATATTTAGCCAGGGTTGTTTTCCCACTGCCCTGAGCACCAGTGATCCCAATCCGGTAATCCATTACGACCTTCTGTATACGATCTGCGAAAAGCCAGGCTCTTCCTCGCTGGCTCGTTGGGTATAAGCTGTTTCAACAGGCACAAAGCCTAAGTTACGCATCATGCTTGCCGGGAAGAATGCATCGGCGTTTGGTACATCAACGCCGATGTGGGAGAGCCAAATCTCTTCAACATGCGGCATGAATAGCGAGTAAATTTGTTCCCCGCCAATCACCCACACAGGCTCTGGTAATCGCAACACATCATCCACACCAGCAGGGTAGAATCCATTTGGTACAAAGCCATGAGAGCGCGTCAAAACGAGGTTATGACGCTCTGGAAGAGGGCGTTTGAGACTTTCCATCGTTTTACGCCCCATAACGACAGTGGCGTTTTTGGTGAGTCTCTTAAATAGCTTCAGATCGGTAGAACAACGCCAGGGGAGTTCATTCGCTATGCCGATCTCATAGTTACGGCCAACAGCAGCGATCATCTTCATTTGCTCACCTCATAGATGACCGGTCGATGGTGAGAGTCGGCTAAAGCGGCACGGAGTCGAGGATCGTGCACCAGCGCAGCGATAAGCAGATCGCCTTTATGCTCCGCTAATGTGCGCTTAATATGCTTCTCATAACTGGTGCCATTTGGTACGAGATGAAGCCAGTCATAATCAACGCCAAAATCTTTCAGCCATCGTTTAGTTGGCGCTTCAAGAGTTTCAGAGCGGCTACTGATAAGCACCACTTCAGCCCCTGAGCGAGCAAAACCACGCAACATACGGCTGGTGGGGAAAATGAGTTCATCACCGGCAATGAGCTGGCCTGCATCCGCGTCAGATACTGATTTACGATGGCTGGCATTTGCCAGCACACCTTCAATTTCGCATAAGACATACATACCTCTTGCCATATCACACCGCCACTGGAACCTTGATCCACGGTAGAGGGTCATAGCCAAGAATTAAAACTTCGTCCCATTTGAAATCATCCAACTCTGACCATTCATGAGGGAAAATAACGACCGGATCTGAATGCTCTGGAGCCTGTCGTTTCATTAGCTCACACACACCTTCCATGTGGTTGTTGTACAAATGCACGTCAAAGCCAAAATGCACAAATGCACCGGCCATGTGACCCGTAATCTTCGCGAGAAAATGAGTGAGAATGCCATAGCCAGCAATATTGAATGGCATACCAACAAAAGTGTCTACGCTACGCTGTACGAGGCAGGAGTTGAGGATGCGTTTGGGGATTCCAAGTTCATCCAGTTCAGCTTCAGTAACACTGCCGTCCATCTCCAGATCGTATAGCATCTTGGTGTAGATAGACTCGTAACCGAGGCGACTGTGTTGAAGACCAATGTCAGTTGCCATCGTTAAACGGGTTTCAAAATCCAGCTCACGACTCCACAAAGAGAAGACAAAGTGGCAAGGTGGCAGTTTCATATCCTCAAGCTCGCCTACGTTCCATGCGTTAAGCATGATGCGACGATCGGTAGGGTTCGTGCGCAGTGTATCGACAATACGCTGTAGCTGATCGATTTCACGGGACAGCACTACGCGATCTTCACTGATACCCAGGTATCCCTCGACTTTGTACCCGCGTTCACGGAAAGTAGCGATCTTGCTCAGATATTCACTATGGCTCACGATGCGGGTATCTTCCCATCGACGCCACTGCTTACCGTAAACCGGCCCCAAATCGCCATTCTCATCGGCCCATGCATCCCAAATCTTAACGCCGTTATCCTTGAGAAATTGGATGTTGCCCGTGCCTTTCAGATACCACTCAAGTTCGACAAGCAGTGGCTTAAGATTTACCGCCTTTCCAGAAATAAGCGGCACAGTCCCACCAGTAAGCATGTAGTAAGAGGGAACGTAGCAGGTGCTTAAAGTACCAGTGCCTGTGCGATCATCAGCCTGCACGCCGCTTTTAAGCACCGTCTCAATAACTTTTGCATACGATGCGTTTGTTACCTGACCGTTCGTATGCTCACGATTCAAAAGGAGTGACACAAAAACCTCACAAAGATAAGTAATCACTTATTCATTAAGTGAGTTTACATTTATTGAGGAAACAAGGCCAGATAGATAAAAAAAATGGTGGCCTATGGCCACCAAAAACGAATAGTTGCTTCAGGAATTTAACGCGCCAACACAATATACATAGATAGATAACTACCTACAATTATTTTTTGATCATTCCGTACATTGCTGAGGCTTTAGCTTGCTCAACAAAGGAGGATAAATCGACATCACTATAGGTTGGAGACTTCAGAATCTTTCCATCGGAAATTCGAAAACCGATCATCTTATCGGTACCATCAGCATGGCGAAATCCCAGGTCTGAAGAGTCGTATTTGCAGTTGGCCACAGCCTGGCGACGTTCCTCGACATCAGCAGGCCATAATTTTGTCATGTTAGACCGATGAATTTCGCCAACCAGCTCGACTACATTGATGCCGAGGAAATCAGCCAGTCGATAGGTCATCATGCACGCCACATAGATTTTGTTCATGACACGGCGCAGTTCCTGAATCAGCTCAGAATCCTTAACAGTCTTGTTCTCAAGTTTATCTGCCAGCTCTTCGAGCATACATGACGCCTCACGAGCTTCCTGAAATGGCATTGCCATATCATCGAAAACAGTGTTACCAGGCACAAAAATTGTCTGCATAAAGCGATCAATGCTCTGTTCCTGCGTGTAATAGGTCATGCCGGTAGAAATACCACCTTTGATGGCGACCATCGTACCAACACCAACGTATAAAAAGTCGGCCATTGCATCCAGCAGTTGCTCAATATCCCCATTCATTGCGGCTGGAATACCTTCCACTACAGCTTCTTCATGAATCAGGCTTGCACGGAGACGAAGCAGCTCTGGTGTCGGCATAACGCGTCTCGGATGCTGGAAGAGTTCATGAAACTGATCGACCATCTTGTAAATACTTTCAGTGGCTACACCATGGCCTTCATGCAACTCATATGGTTCTGGCTTAAATCCAATGAGTCGATCGGTGGCAAGTTTCAGGTGGTCAGTCAGTTTGGTAAAGTTCATGCTAGTTTTGTTCCTTCTTAATTCTTGTGATCCATTGTGGCCCAGCGTTGCCAGGCCACATAATGCTTTGTATCGGTTTACAGGTCTGCAAACTGGCTTAGAGAAGCCTTATCCACGGTAGAATCGATCTGACCTACCAGATATGTGCTTTGCTCTGCCTCTTGTGGTGCAATTTGCAGTGTGTCGGTTAACAACCACTTGTTCATCCAGACCAGCGGATCAGTGGTAACTTCTGGAAATAAAGCCTTCAGGCCAAGACGATTCATAGCCAGATTGGTTCGGTATTTTACATAGGTCTTCAGAATATCCGCGTTTAAACCAATCATCGAACCGTCTTTGAAGAGATAGTCTGCCCAGTTCATTTCTTGTTCGGCGACTGATTTCATGGTGTCGTAAATGACGTTTTCTTCATCAGCAGCAATCTCTTTCCACAATAAACCTTCGCGACCGGTACGCATGAAGCGGATCATGCGTTCAGTTCCTTCGCAATGCAGAGCTTCATCACGGGCAATAAAGCGCATAATTTTGGTGTTACCCTCAAGCAACTTCCGTTCGCCAAAGGCAAACGTACATGCAAAACTTACATAGAAACGGATCGCCTCAAGCGCATTAATGGACACCAACGTGCGGAAAAGCTGACGGTGCAAAGGGTATGGCTCCCAGCCATATTCATTTACGTACAGACGTTCAAACTCTTTCTCACCTAACGACTGGCGCTCGCAGGTCATCCCATAAAGCCTGTCATATTCAGCAGAGATACTGATCGCTCGGTTGATGATTTCTTCATCCGTAACAATACCGTCAAAAACAATGCTCGGATCGTCCACCATGCCACGAATAATGTGGGTGTAGCTGCGGCTATGGATAGTCTCAGAGAAAGACCATGTTTCAACCCACGTTTCCAGTTCAGGAATAGAGATAAGCGGCAGCAACGTTGCATTTGGGCTACGTCCCTGAACTGAATCGAGTAACGTTTGATAACGGAGATTGCTCAGAAAAATGTGACGTTCGTGGTCCCGCAGCTTCGTGTTGAAGTCGATACGATCGCTCGAAATATCAACTTCTTCCGGCCGCCAGAAGAAAGACAATTGACGTTCAATCAACTTTTCAAAATCACGGTATTTTTGCTGATCGTAACGTGCCACGTTGACAGATTGTCCGAGGAACATAGGCTCTTTGGTTGCATCATTAGCACCCAAACGGAACGTTGAATATGACATGTGTTTTTCCTTTTGCTTTTTGATATGTTTAAACAAGTTGTTATCTTATTTGTTTAAACAAGGCTTACAAATCAAAGAGAAGGTGGGGATATACCCCACCATATGTCAGATTTTGCAGGCTCCGTCGCACTCATCTTCTGGCTCGACGGCAACAGCTTGCGTAAGTGGATTCTTCGGTTCGTCGTCATCACGCTTTCCTGCCCCATCTCTGGTGTTGTGGTAGTAAAGCGTTTTAACTCCCATCTTGTAGGCGAGAAGCAAATCTGACAGTAGCGTCATCATTGGGACTTTATCGCCTTCAAAGCGAGAAGGGTCATAGTTGGTATTGGCTGAAATAGCCTGGTCAAAGAACTTCTGGATGATCGCCACCTTTGTCAGATAGCCGCGGTTGTCCGGCATATCCCACAGGTATTCATACTGTTCCTTCAGTTTTTCAAACTCAGGCACGACCATCTTAACGATGCCGTCCTTAGAAGATTTCACCGACACCGGGCCACGAGGCGGTTCGATGCCGTTGGTGGAATTAGTGATCTGGCTGGAAGTCTCGCATGGCATTTGTGCCGTCAGTGTGGAGTTGCGAAGGCCGTATTTTGCAATACGTTCACGCAGTTCTTCCCACGGCATCTTTAACTCAAAGTTGGTTTCGCCACTTTCGTCTAATGAAGAACGGTAATGGTCGATCGGCAACTGACCAATTGCGTACTTGGTCTGCTCAAACCAGTCACACTCACCTTTTGCTTCAGCAAGTCGGCAGCTGGCATCAAGAAGGTAATACTGGATAGCTTCGAACGTTTCATGCACCAGTTTATTGCCAGCGGTATCAGAATAACGAACGCCATTCTTTGCCAGGTAATAAGCAAAGTTGGTTACACCAATTCCCAAGCTACGACGAGCTTTGGCAGGCACTTCGGCTGCCTCCATCGGATAGTCTTGATAATCCAGTAACGAATCCAGTGCAGCAACGGCATAGAACGCCACCTCTTTAAGAGACTCCAGTGAACGGATGGCTCCGAGGTTAAAAGCGGATAAAGTGCATAGCGCGATCTCACCGTTCGGGTCGTCGGTAAATGCCAGTGGACGAGTGGGTAGAGTGATCTCCATGCACAGGTTTGACTGGCGGACAGGTGCAAGAGCAGGAATGAAAGCGCCATGCTCATTAATATGATCGACGTTCGCAATATAAATTCGGCCCGTGGACGCTCGTTCCTGCATCAGAGATGAGAACAGCTCAATGGCAGGTACTGACTTCTTGCGAATTGAATCATCGGCTTCGTATTTATGGTACAGCTTTTCAAACAGATCCTGGTCTGTGAAGAAGGCTTCGTACATATCAGGCACATCATGCGGGCTGAACAGAGTGATGTTCTCGCTTCTGACGAGTCGACGGTACATTAGACGGTTACTCATGACGCCGTAATCAAGATGGCGAACGCGGTTTTCATCAATACCACGGTTATTTTTCACCACCAGCAGACTTTCAACTTCAAGATGCCAGATCGGGTAAAACGCTGTTGCTGCGCCACCACGAACACCACCTTGCGAACAAGATTTAACAGCCGTCTGGAAATGCTTCAGGAATGGAATAACTCCGGTATGGGTGGCTTCACCATTGCGGATCTTGCTGCCCAGCGCACGGATACGGCCAAAACCAATACCAATTCCAGCACGACGTGAAACGTAGTCGATAATTGCGGCTGAAGCTGCACTAATCCCTTTCAGACTATCGCCAGACTCAATCAGCACACAACTGGAGAACTGACGGGTTGGAGTACGGACGCCGGCCATGATTGGTGTGGGCAGAGACAGTTTGAACGTACTTGTAACGTCATAGAAACCTTTGACCATCTCCATACGTGTTTTGCCAGCGCAGTCGTCTTCCCAATTCTGGAACAGACACATGCCTACCAGCATATAGATATGTTGCGGCCCCTCATGAATCTCACCAGTAACACGGTTTTGAACGAGGTATTTGCTTTGCAACTGCACCGTAGCTGCATAGCCAAAAAGATCGTCACGTTTCGGCTTAATGTAATTGCCGAGTTCTTCGATCTCTTCAAACGAATAATGTGTCAGCAAATCCTTGTCATAAACGCCCTTGTTAACGTTCTTGACAATGTGTTGGTAGAAGTTCGGATAGTCGTAACGACCGAAGGCATCTTTGCGGATTTTAAAAATGTTCAGGAGGGCAGCCACCTGTGAGTAATTTGGTGCTTCTGGTGAGATCAAATCAGCGGCAGATTTAACCAAAGCCTCATGCAACTGGCTGGTGGTAATCCCATCAAAAATGCTGGCCGCAGCTCCCATTGCTACAGCGGATGCGCTTACACCACGAATGCCTTCTACGCCATACATTACGACGCGGTTGTATTTTTCTTCGGATAACGGCTCTGTTTGGCCGTTACGTTTTACGATGCTTATCATGTATCACCAAATAAAGAGGGCCACTAAATATAGTGGCCCATGTTAATAGATAAGCACTTACCTATCAATGAAATCAAATGAGAGACTTAAGAACATCGCGCACCTGGCGGAACTGATCTGTTTGCATACCGGTATGGATGGCAGCCACCGCATCAGCCAAATGTTCGTTTTTGTTCACGAGAACATCCTGTCCAGATTGCTTACGACGCAGCCACGGTGCTTTAGGGTGTTTTTTCGTAGCCCACTGGATAATCTCTTCTTTCGATGTAGTAAGTTTATTGCCGACAAAATGCTTGATTTCGTTTGGAGTAACCTGGATCAATGGCTTATCCACACACGCAAGTACACCGATACAAATACCGTAAGACGTCTGCGAACGAGAGTTTTGGCTCCCAACCGGTAGCTCACAAAAAACCATATTTGCCTTATCAATGATTGGCTTCGCAACACGCCATATTTCACTGGCGCGGCGCAGATCGTCACTGTTCACACGAACGGTCTTTTTGTTACTCCCCGCTTTAGTCTCAACAAGAGTAAGGCCGTGAATCTCAAGTTCGTCCGTCTCAAGGTCTAAAGTGCCCACAGCAAGCCCAAAGTTGCTCATTGAGGGATCAACACCAACTACGCTGATTTTTTTACTCATATAGTCTCCTTACCATGTTCCCCATATAGGGTTTTCCAATAATCTCGCCTCCAACGAATTGGCTACTATTGCCGTTTGCAACGTTGGTTGGGGATAGTTTGCAAAGTCTGAATACTCATTTTCCTGCGTGACACGTTTATCTGCGGCATGTTTAACACCACTTGCTATGAAATGACGCATGATGCCCAACAGCCTCCGACTGTCTGCACTATCGTTTGCTAAAACATGAGGGAGCTGAAGTTCGATTTCTACCATTTCTCCATACTTACCAACAAACTGTAGTTTGTCCGCACTGTACTTTTTATCCCTCCTTTGGATAAGGAAACCAGTAAAAGCATCACCTGGCGATGCCAAACTATCCACCCGCTTATTGGCAAGTCGAATAAGGTTCGTGAAAGCCATACAGTGATGCGCACCCATTCCCCCAAAGAACCCTTCGCTATTAATGTTAAGATCTTCAGTTTCATGGGATGCAATAAACCCAGGCCCGACGTTGGGAAGATATCCCCCCTCAACAAAAGGATTAATCAGGATCGGCGCAATACATCCAGGTGGTAGTGATTTCAAACTTTGCATCAATGGCGTCTCGGATATTAGACCAAGCAACGCGGCGAATTGTACTCCGTCAATATTGTTGCTGCCCCACAGAATACGTGGAGCCGCACCATTGGAAGTATGCCCATTGATCAGTTTTATCGACTGCATCACTGCAAATACCTGCAAAAACTGCGAGCGGCTTAATTTAAACGACATAGCTGCGCCCCTCTTTAACTTCCAGCGTAATAGTTTCCCGGAACCATGACTTCATCTCTTTATGGGAGATAATCAGCACAGTACCTCGCTCGCGAGCTTTGGACTCCAGAATACCCATGAGGCGTTCAAGACCGGCTGTATCGAGTGCATCGTCAATTTCGTCGCCGATAAACAAATCGATGTTTTTACTCGCCCGGTTACTAACCAGATCCTGCAATGCCAAAGAACACGCAATGCGAACCTTCCGCTTCTCACCACCAGAGAGGGTCTGGAACGACTTACTTGAACCTTTCTTCTGCACACTAATGTTGAATTTGTCGCGATACTCACCTTTTTTAGTGACATCCATCGTCGACCACTCAGCAGTAATATTCCCGTCAGACAACGTATTGAGATACTCGGCAGTGCGTGTATTCAGGAAAGGCGTAACAGACGTCAAAATATGAGAACGCACCCCGGCAGGAGAGTAGACCTGACGAGCTTTTTCCAATAGCAACGTTTGTTCCTGAATAGCCTTCAACTCATCTTTTAAGGACTTGAAGGTAGACTTACTGGATACCAAGTTATCTTCGTGTCTGGCGATAAGAGCAATAAACGGATTAATCTCTTTTGATATACGATCGACCTCAGTACGAGCACGAGTCACAAGAGACTCAATAGCAACAACCTCCTTCTCACGATGACGCAAAGATGAGAGTTGTTTCGTAAGCTCTTCAATCCGGGCAATGATAGCCGTTACATCAGGTGTCGTTTTAACAAGGGCAGACTCAATGCTTAACGCTTTCTCAAGATTCGTTTTGTGTTTAGCCATTGCCTCTGCAAGTGTCTTTGCCTGACCAATTTCCTGACGTGCTTGTTCAATGAAATTCTCCTTCACCGTTGATAGATCTTCTTCGCAGTAGGCTTTGCCACAAGTAGGGCATGGTGATCCCACTTTAGTACCAACCTCTTCTGCTTTGGTCTTAAAATTACGCGCGCGGTTCATTGCATCAGCCTGACTATTTTCTGTAGCTTTGATGCTTGCCCGAATATCAGTTATCGCACCACGAACTTTGAGCAACTTGGCGTCATGTTCTTCTTTTGAGGCTAACTTTTTGCGCTCACTTTCGATTGCCTTCTCGGTATCACGTATCTGTTCGGGAAGAGTGCGGATCTCAAGTTCAACTTCCGTTAACTCAACTTCGGCACTGGCCAGCCCAGCCAGGGCATCGTCATAACGTTTAGAACGCTCTTGCTCCCATGATTCAGAGGAGGCTTTCGCTGACTCAATTTCTGACTGTGTTGCCTCAATGGTCGAGATTGTCGACTCCAATTTGGTTTTAACCACATCCATACGTGCGGCAGCTGCATTAGCTCGCTCACGAGCAATAGCGTAGGCGCGTGTCAGTCTGTCAACGCCAGCGGCTTCTTCTACGATGGTTTTGAGGTTTTTGTCGGACATTCCAGGTAAATCTGGCATAGCTTCTTGGCTCGCATAGATGGAAGCCATGAAAACCTCTTTAGATGCACCGATCAGACGCTCGACGAACTCCTGCGTCAGCGCATCTTTGCCTTTCGTCATATCGCCATCTTCACCACGAACGATAAGACGATTTTTGAACTCTTTGTGTTTACGGTGACGAATGATTGCGTATCTCTTGCCTTCATCCTCGATGGTTACTGCAACACGACAGTTCTTTTCATGGTCGGTAGACAACACATCGTCACCCTTCACACCATGAGCTGTTTCGCCATAAAGACACCACATCAGGCTATTCATTAGAGTTGACTTTCCAGAGCCATTACTTGATGCGGAACTATCATCACTATTAACACCCTGAATAAGCACTAAACCACGCTGATCTAACTCGACCTCCGCGCTGGCGATAGCCATAAAATTCTCAACCTGGAGCTTTAAAAACTTCATATAACACCTTTGATACCGTGTGTTAGCTTTTGACCTTCTTTCAATCTGAACTCCGTATGCGCCGGGAAGGATCTGCGCCTCAATACGCCTTTTCTTGTTAACCTTCCAAGATAAAACGCTACGGGATTTCCTTGTGGCGGGTAGGGCTTGTGAAACATCACCGTCTGGCCTCGTTCAAGTCTTTTCATCGTGATGGCAAAGTCTCGAAAGCTCCCATAACGACTTTGCTTCACACAGCCTCCGAACTCTCCGCTTCGGTGAGGATTTCCTGACACAAAATATCCAATTTGCTCAGATCAAATCCGCCGTCAGTATCGTGGACAATCTTGCAATAAGCAGATACCGACTCTCCCAGGCTATCGATTTTGCTGGTTTCAGTTGTGCTGGCTGTACCTTCCATCATTGATGACTTACGGATGAAGTTGCACACGACACCTTTTGCACCGATTGTTTTGAGGATGTTCTGGTACTTAATGCCTTCTTCATCGTTCTCAATTACGGCGCGGAAACGCACGTAGTTGCCGCGAATTTGGTCATCAGCAACATCATCTTCCAGGTTAATGAATTTAGGCGCACTGGTTTCGTAGTGACTGAAACTGCCGTCCGGGTTTACGATCATGTAGCCAGCCAGAGATCCAACATCTCCCCAATTTTGATGAGTCAGTGCACCGACACTGATAACTCCAGGAATGACCTCTTTGTGGTTGTGGTAATGCCCACTAAGCACGAGACGAAAGCCGATATCCTTTAACTCCTGCGCATCGATACCGACGTCAGGCATTGTTGGAATGGCTTTGTTAATGGATGTATGGATAACAACGTCATGATTATCACCTTCTACGCTCTTACGTAATGCTTTCAGATCGCTGATAAGCTCCGCATGATTGTTACGCCAGCTAATCAGGTGGACAGTCACATCACCAATTTTTATTGAGTGTGGGCGCTTGCCACATACGATTACCACGCCGATAGAACTCAGCGATGCTGCTGCGTTGGCGCTATATACTGAATCGTTGGTTTCAAGATCGTGATTACCGGCCAGCATTACTACTGTCAGATCAAGCTCGTTGATAATCCACTTGTACGTTTCAGTTACGTAATGCAAAACAGAAGGGGACACAGTTCCTCGGACGTGAAATGTATCACCGGCAACCAACATGTACTTACAACCGGCCTTCTTCATGGCGATGGCTGCTTCTTTCGTTGCTTCCAACTGTATTTCAAGTCTGGAGTTAAGCCCCTCAGCGTTCGTCGTGGAGAACGCATCCCATTTGTGGTAGTGGCAGTCAGAAATGACGCCGTATGGCAAAGTCATGTGTTTTTCCTTTGTGGTTATTTTGATACAAATTCTAAGAGCAATGAGGAGGTAAACAACTATGCATAACGGTATGTTAGGAATGAAACGAGCGCCTTAATATACAAAATTTATAAGTAAGTATATACCTATTTATCGTGGCGCAACTTTGCTTGTCTGTATGACTAAAAATAAGACAGGATCACTGTAGAACGCTATGAGAGCTATTTTGAGGGGGCGTAGATTCTATCTACGCCAATATACGATCTGGAGGGTTACAGCGCGTCAGTGGGCTTTTTACGCGCTGCATTTATGCTTATGACGCCAGCTTTTGGACGTGGGTCAACAAGGTTAAGCTCTTCTTCACTGTGGTATTCGAGGTCGAACTCACGTTTTACATGTCTGATGTAGATTGCGGTGAGCAGGCTATCTTTGGTCAGAAAGTGTCCGTAGGATTTGCGGATCACTTCTTCTACCTTCTCGATTTTCTCACCACCCATACAGAGATGATTAAACCGGCTGTGTTTCCGCAACATTTCGTCTACTGGGCCTGAGTAAACCTTGTCTACTTTCCCAAAACGGATGATTTTCCCTGTGTCTGCGGATACGAGGCAAATCAGCTTGTCTGGTGATAAACGATCTCGCCACGTCACACCTGAACGGAGTGTGTTGAAGTAGGGAGCATCCAATCCGATGATCGGTTTACGAAATGCGAGCAATGGAACGTACCTGATGCAACTGTTTAAATGAAAATTCACACCAGCCTTATCAAGTTTAATTCTGGTTTCGTAGATCGGGCACTTCGCCGCTATACCGCAGATGTCACAAAGCAACTTCTGCTTATTCAGGTTGGAATTTGATTCAATAGTGTAGGAGCCGTCTTCAAGACGACGAACCCAGCGCGTGCGTTTTAGATCCATATGTCATTTTTCTGTGATTGTTAGCCGAGGCAACGATAACCCACCAGGTGCGCCGAAGGTAGTAAATGCCTGTTTTAATTATTCACATATCCACAGGATAGATCCTAATAAAGAGATCCATAGATAGATCCTTGTATAGATCAAATAAGATCCCCGATCGCTGTAAGCCGCGCCACGACTGGTCTGAAGCCATGTTCATGTATGCTGCCAGCGGTAATTGATAGTCTGTCAACGGTTCGCCGTATGCTACCAACTGTTTTTGGTATGCTGCCAGCGGCAAATCAAGTATGCTGTCAGCGGTTGAATGACAAAGGTGTCCACATGTCCACAAAAAATAAAAAAGGTAAAAATAACAAAGAAGTAGAAGATAATCTCGACAACTTTGAAGAAGGTTCCCTTGAATTGTACACAGGGGAACTTGTCCCTAATAGCAACAATACAGTCCAACCAATTGCGTTGATGCGACTGGGGTTGTTCGTCCCCACGCTTAAGGGAACAAAATACAGTAAACGTAACAAGCCAAATGAGATCGATGCTTCAAAGGAGCTTGTCCAGCTCGAAGTAGCCCGTTCTGAAGGCTATTCCGATATCAAGATAACCGGTCCTCGCCTGGACATGGATCATGATTTCAAAACGTGGGTGGGCGTTGTGCGTTCGCTGGCAGAATACGGCGAACCTAACGGTCGTGTCGAGTTAAGCATCACGAAATTTGCGAAGTTTTGTGGCTATCCATCGTCACAGATCCGCAAAACACTCCGCGACCGGCTTACAAACAGTCTTTTGAAGATCATGCGTACAACTCTGTCTTTCCAGAGAACGTATGAAGAAAAGAACGTCGACGGCTCTAACAAGATCTCGCTTCTGATGGTGCACCTCATCAATAGCGTGGACTACAACGAGCAGAAAGATACGGTGGTGTTCTATGCAGAACCGAAGCTGGCCGAACTATATCGCTTTGACCATAAGGTTCTTTTGCAGTTAAAGGTTATCAATAAGCTACCACGCAAAGAAACAGCACAGGCTCTGTACACCTTCATCGAAAGTCTTCCAACCAAGCCTGCGCCGGTATCGCTTGCTCGATTGCGTGCGCGACTCAATTTGAGTAGCAGGAATGTCAGCTCGCAGAATCAGACTATACGCAACGGCTTAAAAGCTCTCCAAGATTTGGGTTATCTCGAATACAGCGAGATTAAGCGAGGGCGGTCGATCTATATCCAGATTCACAGCCGCAATCCAAAACTCAAAGTCGCACCGCCAAAACCTGAAGACATCGAACCCAAAAAACTAGATGAGAAAGCCGGGGAAATTGATGCCAAACAGAACATTATCAATAAGATAACCGAACTTTCGCAGAATTTGACGCCTGAAAATATCAAGATGATTGAGATCCTTTCCAATAGTCTCAAACTACTTTGATATGCTGTCAGCGGTGAAATGTATGCTATCAGCGGCTATTTTTCTGAAAAGTATGCTGTGAACGGTTAAAGATATGCTACCAGCGGTATAGTGAGATAAACGTATGCTGTGAGCGGTAAATCATCTATCACCACTCAATGCTCTTTTAAACCTCCCCAGTGGTTACTAACCTCGAAGAGTGCATTCCATATAGGTTTGCGCTCACTAACATTCTATTCCCATTGCGTTGATTACTTGTAGTGAAAGGTATTTATTGCCTGCTGCCCCCTGATAGAACGTATGCTGTCAGCGGTGTTTTATTGAGGAATTTTTGTTTGGATATGCTATCAGCGGTAATTAATGGCATATGTCAGACCTTCGTATGCTGCCAGCGGTAATTTTGTTCTGGTTATACCCATACCGGTACACATTATTCATGCAATGTCTTAAGTATGCTGTCAGCGGTAAAAAATCGAGTAAAGTATGCTGTGAGCGGTGAGATAGACTCTCGATATGCTATCAGCGGCAGTTGATTGTGTATGCTGTCAGCGGTGACGACTATGAAATATGACTGCGGAACGTGCCGCAGTCAGTTTGCATTTAGTGTATTTTCTTCAACAGACCCCAAAGTGTTCCGGCTTTTGTAGTCAGTTTTCCTGTTTCTGGATCGTACATACGCCATTCACGCCGCTGGTGGACGATATACCCATCTTCACGTTCCAGACGCTCAAGAATGCCAGGCTGCTTGAACCCTTAGCACGCCAGTAGCCGCTTGTTTTCTCGATTTCCAGACCTGCCAGTGTTAATGCCATTATCCAACCTCCTTGCAGTCATCGAAAAGGTAGCTTTGCTGAGAAGCGTGAACGCCATAGAAGCCCTTGTATTTGTTGTATACGAAGTGGTCTTCTCCGACGCCGGTTAATTTGCCATTACGATTTGTGAGATATGGGGATGACAACACTCGATCGTCACGCACAACATAGAACTGGTCGCCGCTGTCTACGACCATCGCTCCATATGGTGCTTTTATGACGTCGGTAAGAGCGCCATTCTTAACGTCGGCTACAGACATTTCACACTGATAAACAGTGGTGTCGGCCACAACGATCGAAGAAAGGAACAACAGCGCGAATGGGATGGCCTTCATGCTGCCACCTCTTTGATTACATCAAATGCTGAATTAAATACGAGCACGATAGCCAAAGCGTTTATGACTACGTCGTGCACCGGGGAAAAGACTTTACGAATGACACCAGTGAAAATGCAGTCGATGACAAAAGCTATTGAAACGATGAGTAACAAGTATTCAATAAAAATCTTCATGATAGGTAGATACTAACTTATATAAATTTTACTGTAAACTCACTCAAAAGTGCTGATGCTTAAAATACGCTCAAGATGTTCGGCATCTTCATCACTGATTTGTTGAGTCTCTTCTACGTACCAACAGTTGCCGTTATGCCAACAAACACCATCATCATCAACCATCACTGAATCAGCGTCATGACCTGTATATTCAACGAGAATACGCTGGATCAGCGCGTCAGTTTCTTCGTCGTTAAGGCCATCGGCTTTGACCATAAAAAGCGGAAACACGTCATAGACAGTGCTGGTAACGATTCGAACTAAAACTCTCATGTGTTTTTCCTTTTGTGGTTAGTGTTTACTTATTTTGTTAGTTATGAATAGGCGATCAATCTTCTTGTTTAGGGAAAAACTGTTCAATAACTCTGTCAACGGCTGTGTCTATATGGAGTAGATGCCACACAACCATATCTTTGCTTCCCATGCCTTGTGTGAATATCACGTCATACTTACGCCATGCGCAGTGGAACCAATATGCTGAGTCATCAATTGGTAAATCCTCTCCCGCCTCTTTGAAGTATTTCAGCAGCATTGCCTGCTCTGCCGTTGGCGTTGGACCTATTTCCTGAGCGTACATACGGATGAATCGCTGCCAGTCTGTCTCCTCGGTGGTCGGATCTGGTGGATTCATTTCGGCGATAGCGTTTCGTAGCTGATGCGCCCAATCAGGTTCAGGAAAGCCTTTTGATACTTCATCATCAATAACATCCAGAGCCGCGTTTGCGGCATCGTAGAGTTTCTTAATAGCTGTCATATTTTCTTAACCCTTTAAACAAATTGTTTTCTTAATAAGATAATTGCGATAAAAAAGGCGTCCAACTGGACGCCTGAACTTTTAAGGGGAGTTATTTCACTGTAATGAAAGGAGTGTTAGCCCCTTGAGTCATGTACTGCGGTAACTGGCCATTCCATTTATTGATGGCTTCCAGCTCCATAACGTTCGGGTTTTGACGCAGAGCTTCACCGCGCAGACGAATGGCGTCGGCTTCTGCTTGCGCACGAGCACGGATAGCATCAGCTTCACCATTAGCCTGTTCACGTAGCATATTCGCCTCAGCTTTACGCTGTTCAACTTCCTGCTGACGTTGCAGAGTACGCTGGTTAGCCGTTACTTTGGCGTTGATAGATTCAATGACGGTTTTTGGGTAATCAGGCTTTCCAACCCATGACAGGCTCAGTACCTCAATACCAACCGGAGACATCTCTTTCTGAATATCTTTCAGTGCGTTGTCCAGCAATTGTGCCTTACCACCGTCGATAAATGAGTCGGTGGTCATACGGCTGGCCAAACGGTTTAGAGAGTCGGCAATTTTCTGACGCAGATCTGATTCGGTGATATCGTCTACGCCTTTGCGATAGGTCTGGAACACCGTCGTTACCTTGTCACGATTAACCAGATACGCAACGCCAATTTTGTGACCAATAGCAGTACCGTCACTCATCTGGAATGTGAACGGCTCGTCGTAGGTCTTCATTTGTTTGAAGGTCGGGAATACGTAAAGTTCGGTGTTAAGACCTGTCCATTGGCGACCAACGCCAACCACTTCACCAATCCCTTTGTCTTCACCTAATTTGTTTACTTTGATGCCAACGTATCCAGGCTCCACGCGATCACAGCCAGTAAGACCCATTGTGCAAATAGCCGCCAGAGCAACTGCAAGTAAACCTTTCTTCATTACTTATTTCCCCTTTGCTTTGATTAATGAGTTGATAAACTTACGACCAGCAATAAGACCGATTACAGGAGCACCAAAACCAACGATAACTCCAAACATGACGGCTAAATCACTCTTGGTAGAAATCAGCGACGGAACCAGTAAACCGTAGATGAGAGCCACTGAAAGGCCTGTGGCTACTGCCAATAGATAGATTTTGATCATGTGTTTTCCTATGTGGTTGTTATGCGAAAATAATAAGTAAGTGCTTATATATTTTCAAGAGATAAAAAAGGCGTCCTGTGGACGCCTTGTGTTTACTCTTCTACTGACTCGGTGGGGTTGTCTTTTGCTCTTCGGTCGTCGATTGCCTGCAAAGCCGCAATGATTTCAGCCAGTGGCTTCTCCCGATACATCTCAACGATCTGCGATTTGGTGTATTTCTTGTCACCAATTTCAACTCGCCCGCTGGCGTTCTTTGGCAGGTATCCTTCTTCCAGCATGTACTCGACGAGCGATTCGATAACGTCGAGGCCACGAGTAGGATCGAAGTAGAATTTCCAGGTGCATTTGCCATACGGTGGTGCAACTTTGTTTTTGATGCATTCTGCGCCTACGTCCTGGCCGATCTTCTCTTTACCATCCTTCATCACCGATGCACCAAGACGGATACGTACAGAAGCGTAGAACTTCGGTGAATCTCCACCTGGCGACGTAGTAGGGTCGCCAAACATTACACCGATTTTTGTGCGAACCTGATTCAAGAAGATGATGCAGGCGTTGTATTTGCGTGCCCACAAAGCCAGAGTAGGGAAGTTCGCACTCGTCGCACGAGCCAGTGCCGTATTGTCGTTCATGTTTAGCTGATCTTTGTCTTTGGCAGTGCCTTCAGCCATCTTTTCGAACTTCTCGGCTTTGGAGTTCGGAACCATAGACGCAAGAGAGTCAGCCACGATACAGATAGGTGCTGATTCGGGGATAAGCTCTTCATCACGAACCAATTTAAGTATTGTGCCGATCAACTCTACAGAGTCTTCGAAGGTATCTGGCTGCTTGTATACCCACTGACCGTCATCCTCATCTGCGTTCAGGCCATTGGCTACAGCCAGGCCAACGTCAAAACTGTTTTCATGATCGAGGAATACCGCCAGACCATCTTGTTTCTGTGCGGAGATCATTGCTGCTGTTGCAAGGAACGTTTTCCCTGCACTTGGAGGGCCGAATACTTCGACGATACGACCACATGGGAAGCCGCCATCGTAACGACCAGAAATAGCTTTGTTTAACGGTGGAAAGCCTGTATCAATCCAATGAGTTACTTTCTGAATTTCGTCGTTGCTACCGATTTTCTTTTTCAGAGCAAGTGCCAGTGCGGATTTTCCTTTTGCCATGATCAGGCTCCTTTTGTTTCGTTGATTCGTTTTAAAGCGGCGGATTCGTCGAATACAATCGCATCGTGATTAAGGAGTCTGGATACACGAGCGAGGATTTTTACGACCTGCTCGCTGACTAATCCAAACTCGCGATCTGTCGCTTTCATTCCGGCAGCGCCCAGAATTGACGGCAGTGCGATGACAGCGTACTCACCGTGATAAAAGACAATCTCTTTTGCCAGTTGGGTGGGGGTGGTTGTAGCGCCATTAATAATCGATTTAAGCATTAGCAATACCTTTCGAATGGAAGAACAAACACTTCAAGGTCTTCAAGGAACGAACGGAAATTCAGCTCGTAGCACAGTTGCTCGAATGCTTTCACGTCACGATTGCCTTTGATTGTTTCGATTTCGGTAGGCGGAAACTTCGTCTCAATCAGGTTCATTAGCGTGATGTTTCTCTTGAACGCTTCGAGCATTCGACAGCCTGTTTTCTCGTTGAAGGCATTCTTCGCTAGTTTGTTGAAGGCGGTCTTATGGCGTCCTTTGTCAACCACGATTGAGCCGTCGTTGATGCCGCGTACCATCGTTGCGACACTTCCCCATTCATGCAGCAGCTCTTTCGCACCGCCAGCACCAATGCCACCAACACCGCTAATGTTGTCCGATTTATCGCCTTGTAATGCTTTTGCTTCCAAAAATGCGCGAGGAGTAGCGAATCCTGTCAGCTCCGCAAATTGCTCAAAATTAACCTGCTTGTTTTTGGCGTCTTCACGCAGGCTTACCCAGCTTACGTTTTCACGAACTAACTGAAGCCAGTCGCTATCGCCTGTTAACAGATAGATGTGTTCAACGGTTGGCTGCGGTGCCATGCGGGATACCAGCAGCCCGGCCAGATCATCCGCTTCTGCATCTTTTGCAATGAGTTGGGTAACTCCAAGCGCGGTCATCATTTTGAGGATGTATGGCTTCTGGATAGCAAAGCCTTCCTTCATCTTTTTCATATCAGGATCGTCGTCGCGATTTGCTTTGTAGTCCGGGTAAAAGTCGCGACGCTTGTCACTAAATCCATCCCAAAGAATCATAGGTCGGGCATGGAGGATGGAGGCATAACGACGGACGTTCTTAACAAAGCCGAAAGCAGCCTGTACTTCCATTTCGCCGTTGTGCAATTTGTCAGATTGTTGGTGGTAATAACCCAGGCTATTGCCATCTACGAAGAGATAATTCACCGGTACATTCCTTCCAAAAAGTAAGGCGTCCGTAGACGCCTTACTGGTCACGTAATGGGATTACAGAGAGTCCAGCTCTCTCAGTAGCTCATCCAGACCTTCATCTTCCGTCGCAGATGCGGTTGCTACAGATGTCGCTGCGACTGCTTCAGACTCTTTGACTGATACGGCAACGGCAGCGGAACTTGCCTCTGGTTTAAATTCAGTTTCAACGGCACGGAGGATTTCTTCATCAACCAGACTGGTTGGTTCAGAAGCCGGTGTGTGCGCGGTTGCTACAGCCGTCGCTCCTTCTGTATGACCAGTGACAGAGCCAAATCCAGGTAGTGCCGCAGCCGATGTTTTCGCGGTTGAGGAAATTGCTGGTGCAGATGCTGCGGCAGTTGGTGCAGCGATGCCAATCAGACGACCCATAGTGCGAACTGTCGACAGAAGACGAGTTTCATCAGCCTGATTTGCGTATGCGATCAGATCATGCTGGGTGTTCCAGAATTTATCTTCGATATCGCCTTTGTAGACTTTACGCTTAGGCGAGACGTCATATTTGGTATCGCGACCAGAGCCAGTACGTTTAATCAGGAATGCGTAGCCTTCCTCTTTGCTCAGTGGATTGCCGATATCATCAGCGATGTCTTCGGTGATTGCTTTGCAGATATCATCGAATACAGTAGACGGCAGCTCGATTAACTGGCATTTCTCAGCATCTGCGAAATCCTCACGAGCAGAAAGAATGCCGTTGACCAGGTAGCGAGGAGTGGCACGCATTTGACCGATGCGTTCTTCCATTGCTTTGTTACCCTTGTGACGAGCGCGACCTTCCATCACCATTTCGCATAGCTGACAAGCGCGACCGTGAGTATGTTGCTCACAAATATAAGCGTTGGTTGCTTCTTTACCTTCCTCGTTCTGATACTTAACGTAGTGCATACCGAAAGTCTGGAAGAACTTACCGTTTGGGTCGTCTTTATTCGGGAAGATGCGGATATAGTTGACGCCGTCTTTTAAGCGAGTCAGATCAACGTTGTTACCACGTTTGGCGGCAATGTCTTCACGAGTTTTGTTAAGCAAATCAAGTAATGTCTTAGACATGTGTTTCTCCTTGTTGTGATTTGGCCGATGGCGCTATGCGCGTTGGGCTTTCGTTCATTCGTGGCTCTTTCGAGCTGTTAAATGATAGATCAGTACTTACTTATTATCTATCAAAAATCAACGGGGAGTAATAAAGCGTTCAGAGCCTAATCGCTCTAATTCAACGATGGCCATCTTTGACGCCTGAACGATCATGTCTCGGCGATGCGAAAAGGCGGCGACAGCATGTTTGTATATGTCTGCGATGTGCCGTGCTTCATCCAACTTCTGCCGTTTAGACAGATACTGTGGGTTTGTTTTAACCTTAGCGTCCAGTACAGATTCGTTGAACTTAATGCCGTTCATACTCAAGTTCTTACGCTCTGTGTCGTATAGCTTTGCTTCAACAGCTTCAAGGTTAAGTTTTGCTTCTGCGACACTTCTTTCTGCATGGGCGAGTTTTGAGCCATATTCCATCAACAGGCGGGGTTGTCTACGCCAGACTTCTTCCAGATTGTCTCGGTCAAACTCGAGATCGGACATGATTTTTTCGTATATATTGGTGCTCATTTTGATAGATTCTCACTTATCATGATGTATTGATTATAGAGCTTAAATTAACGCTAATCCAAGATAGACCGTTATGCTATCTGCTCGAACAACCATTTCTTAGGGCTTGTTAATTGCAGGAGTTTCTCCTATTGTGTTCGTGGATTTAATCGAAAGAAATATGGGTTTTGAAAAGGATAGAATCTTCATGTTTCCGCACAGCATTTATCATTAATTATTCAAATTAAAAGGAAATATTATCCTCATGTTTGATATTTATAATTTATTAAAGCAAATAGCAGAGAACACGAAACCTGACCATTCTGCTATTTGGATTGCTGTAATATCTTCAATATCAGCTATTGCAGGCGCTGCTATTGGTGCATATTTGTTATATCGAGGCACAAACGAACAAATTAATTCTGCTGCTGCTATTGAAGATAAAAAATTAAAAGCAACTATAATTACCGCAGAAAGACTTCGTTGGCTTCAAGAGCTAAGGTCAAGAAGTAGTGAGTTTTATGCGAATCTCGATATGAATTACAACTTATTAAAACGACCGATAAATCCGCAGGCAATCCCGACATATCAACAAGCTGGGGACGAACTGGCGAAAATTGTAATGATTCAATGCAATCAGATAATTGTATTGCTTAATCCTAAAAAAACTCATCAGCAAACTATTTTTAATAAATGTAATGATGCACTTAAATTTTTCATGGAATGCGTCGAAGAAAAAAATAATGGTAATCTGAACTTTGATGATTCCAAGTATGCGGAAATAAAAAACGATTACTTTAATGCTTTAACTGAAATAGGTATTGAAACTTGGAAGCAGATAAAAGAGTTAAGTTGATGTCTTATTGGCGGAAGATAATTAATAACTATCACTACACGGAATCTGCAATTAATAAATGAAACCCGCGATTGGCGGGTTTTTTATTTATGCGACTTTCTTACCCAAGATGTTGGATAGAGTGACTCTGGTCTAGCGTTTCAGCCTGTACTATCTCACATCGCCAATCTTGTTTACTTTCATAAACTCTTTGGCCTCCTTTATGGTGTTTTCTTTATTCATTTGCTAATAGTCTCCGCTACCTCTGCCAGAATTGCTTCCAGCTTTTCGCCTTCCTCTGGGCGAAAGTACAAAATATTCGGGTTAAATCCGTAGAAAACAGTCACATCCAGCTCCGGCAGATACTCTTTGCGTCCAACCAGGTCGGATGGTTTGATCTTGTTGTTGAAGAGCGACGTTGCCCGGCTGCCACACGTCAGCACATAGGTCGGACGCACCAGATTGATCTCTTCACGCATAAAGTCGGTGAACTGGCCGATCTCGTCTTTGGTGTAGTCTTTTTCTTTGTCTTTAACCTTCTTGCAAACGCCTGTGACATAGAGATCGCCCATGCGTAAATCTCCAGCCGTCAATAGCTTGGCCTTAAAATCGTCGTATCCGTTCTCCATAAAGTAACCGGTTCGAGCATCATTGCCGTTCGCATTGTCCAGAATGATCATGATTTTCGGCTTAATACCAATGCTGGGGCGGATTAGTTCATCACCTAAGCCCATTTCAGCCGCCATCCGTGTCATGAGCACGTTAATCTCAGCCGAACGTTTGGGGTTCATCTCAAACGGACGTGAGGCTTTAACTGCATCTATGACAAGGTTTCCCATCAATTCAGCCTGGTCGCGGAGGCGCTCTGGATCAGTTGCTGGCAGACTACCTGGCTCGATGGATGCAAACGCCCCTACTTTTTGCAGCGATTCGCGCACTCGACTATTACAGGCACGTTTCTCGACAGCTTCTTCGAATTGCGCAAGTGACTCGAATTTGCCGCCAACCTTTTCTCGCGCTCTCATGATGGCCTGGCAGCCATTCTCAGAACACCCCTTCACAGCAGAGAAGGGCGCATACAGCACCTGGCTGCCATCTTCAAGCGTGCGGATCTCGATTCGGTTAGATGACATGTTAACGTCTGGTGGCAATACGCGAATACCATAGGTCAGCGCATCTTTAACCAGCCCCTGGTGTTTATCTTCGCCAAGAATAGTGAGAGCAGCAGCGAAAAACTCTGCGGGATAATGAGTTTTCAACCACATAGATTGATAACTGATTAAGGAGTAAGCAACAGAGTGTGATTTGTTGAACTGGTAGGCACCATTCTTTTCGAATGCGGTCCAGATCTCCTTCGCTTTCATCTCTGATAGCCCTGGATGTGACGCTGTAACGCGTACTGCGTTTATAGGTAGTTTTGCACCGAACTCAAGTGCCTCTTCGACAGTTTTCAGAGTTCCGTCTTCGCATTTAAAATGTTCCGCACGGTGAATGCGCTGTGTAGTGCCATCTTCCAGCTCAACGTCGATCCAGCCAGCTTGAGCCTGAACGATGAACTTCTCACCCATGCTCTTCATTTTCTCCATGTCTTTTTTGCCGATCGCTTTACGAACGCCGTCAGCTTCAGCCATTGTGAAGCCGGCAAGCAATCGAGTCGCGTTCATCGTCTGTTCCTGATAGAGAATCACGCCATTTGTTTCTGCGGTAAGTTCATCAAGAACGGGGTGTAATGATTCCGGCGTCATAAAGCCTTTGGCGACAGAAACATAATCATCCAACATGCCTGACTGAATTGGCCCCGGCCGGAAGAGCGCAGTCGTAGCAACGACCGTTTTAAAGCTCATTGGCTCAATTCCACCACCTAAATCTTTAAGCAGCTTGCGCATTGGGCCTGATTCAAGCTGGAAAACACCTTGAGTGTACCCAGCAGCAAAACCATCCAGCACCTTGCGATCTTCAAGAGAAATGGCATCAAGATTGATATCCTCACCTGTGTTCTCTTTAATGTAGCGTTTTGCACTATCGAGCAAATCGAGAGTCGCCAGGCCAAGTACGTCCAGCTTAATTAGGCCCATAGCCTCGCAGTAACGCTTGTCAAATGCGATACAACGCGCGTCACCACGTCGTTCAACCGGTGTTCGTTCTGTCAGAGGAACACCTGCTACGATCATCCCTGCCGCATGTCTACCATAGCCACGCATAAGGCTTTGTAACTTGCAGGCTGCATTGAATGCATCAGGATATTTTGTCGCGTATTTGTCGAGGCTTGCCAGTTGTTCGCGCAGCTCTTCCAATGGAAGGCTATCATCCTCGACGTTCTTCAGTTCTTTTGATACCGCCATATCTGCGGACTCCACACCATAAATACGAGCGGTGTCACGTAGTGCAGAGGCCGCGCCCAGGTAGGTGAAGTTCGGAATGCCTGCAACGTAATCTTCGCCGTAGCGTTCATTCAGATACTCGATCACCTCATGGCGACGTGCCTGGCTGAAGTCCAAGTCCGCATCTGGCAAGTCGAGACGCTCAGGGTTGATGAAACGTTCAAACAGAAGACCGTGACGGATAGGGTCGACGTTGGTTATGCCTATGCACCATGCCACCAAAGAGCCAGCGGAGGAACCACGACCAGGCCCGACAGGAATGCCAGTTTCACGGCTGTGATTCATCAGATCGCGTACCATCAGGAAGTAACCACAAAATCCCAGGCGAGTAAGCGTGTCCATTTCGTACTTAAGTCGCTCAACATAAACCCTGTTCTCAGAAGCCGGTGGTGTGTAGCCAAACTCTTTTGTGGTAAGACGTTTACGCAGCCCAGCAACGGCCAGTTTCATCAGCGTTGCAGGCTCGTCGTCTGCCATCTTTGGCAGTGCTGGTGGCAATTCATGCCAGCGCCATGTGCAGGCATCGATAATGGTATCCTGCGTTGTTGAGGCCATTGCGGCTGTTACCGGCACATCCATGCGAACGGAGAAGGCTTTCAGCGCCTCAAGGAGATGGCGGCGACCATTGACGGCGTTATCTCGCTGGTGGGGGATACGCAGACGATGCGGCTGGTCGATTTTGATGTTGTTCGTAACCATGTGCGCAATGTCTTTAATGTCTGCATCGTCGATCGATTCGTAATAAGCGGGATAGAACGCTACTGGCTCTATTTTCAGTGCGCTGGCGACTTTCATCGCCCGGACGTTAATCTGGTCGTAGAATGGGGTAGGGTGCGGATAAACCACACTATAGAAGTTGTTTTTTCCACCCGCTGTAATCAGTGAGCTTATGATTTTTGCAAAATCGTTGCGTTGGTACACGCTACCGATGTCGGCAGTGAGCAGGATGATGTTGCCTTTGGCATATGTAGAAACCAACTGTTCGAGCGAGAGACGCGGTACAAAGTAGAACTGTTCTCGTGTGTTGGCCGCCGTCATTAGTTCGCAGATGTCTCGATATCCCTGCTCATTTTTAATTAGAGCGGTAAAGGAGTAGTTCCGCCCACGCTCTAATGATTCCATACATCCCATAGACTCTTTAGCAAGTTTAGCCCGGTGCTCGTATGTGGGATCATCAACAATGTTTAGTTTCACACCACAAATAACCGCCATGTCGTCACCAGCGGCACGTTGTAGTGGAATAACACTCGCAATATTCATGCTATCTGCCGAAATTACAGCGGTGTAGCCAGCTTCTCTGGCAATCTTCACCGCGTTTTCTGCTTTTAGAGCCGACTCCCCAAGAGAGAAGTCAGTTCGAACCATCAGAGCCTTCATGTGTTTTTACCTTTCTGGTTTTTTTGATTTTGTCATTGGGGAAGCCTACGAATTTCCCATACATCGAAATCGCAACTTCTTTTGCTGATTGGTGACAATCGGGCTTGTCTGGACACACCAGACAAGCCTTGCCAGTTTCAGAAGCAGCGATAAGAGAGCCGAAACATCCTTTACGCACGATTAACCAAATATTTTTTGAACAACTTCACGTGCCGCTTGCGCAGAAGCTGAAGGGAGTTTGTTAATGAAAGAACGCTCAATACCTGTCACAAAGTCGCCTCGCATCATTCCAATCTTGGCCGACAACAAAAGTTCACGAGGGCCAATCGGCTGACTGATCAGGTGTTCTTCGTATCCATCGCGAACGATACCGGCAAACTTAACCATCTTTTCAGCGTATTCATCCACGATGCCAGCATTTATCAACATGTTGATCTCTGCCTCTTTGCTCATGTATTTCACATTCGAAACGATGCCAAAACGCGAAAAGTTAGCGGCGTTCTGGATGTTTGTACCCTGGTACAAGCCGGTTTCATCACCAGATCCGTTCGTGTTGCCAGTGCCAATGAAAGCAAACCGTTCATGCGGAGTAATGCGACGCCATTCTTGAGTCGCCTCTTTGATGACCAACGCTTCACCTTCCAGCACTGGCTGATACACGCCAAGAATCTGTGGAAACGCAAAGTCGTATTCATCCGCGAGGTAAACCCAGCCATGCTTCATTGCGAGCGCAAGCAAGCCAGGCTCGAAATACGTAGAGCCATCACGCGCCAGAATTTGTCCCGTAACATGAGCCTCTTCCATTGATGCTGTATGTTGGGCACGGATTAACGGACGATTGAGCAAAGCACATAGTTGTGTAGGCAATGAAGATTTGCCTGTTCCTGCATGACCCCACAAATAGCCTGGTATGCCAAGTTCAAGCATCATGAAAATGTCTTTGATCAGTTCGAAGTCGCCATATACGTATCCCTTCTTCACTTCTGGAACGAACTCTGGAAACGGCGTATTGACGTTGACGCTAACCATGAGCGGCGTCCCACGTTTTGTTCCGAGTTCTTTCACCGTTACATTTAGCAGTTCGTGAGCTGCGACCAGATCTGTCTTGTACTCAACTGTGCCTGTATAGCCTGGGCTATTGGTCACGCCAGATGATTTGGCCATTTCGCTTATTTGCTCGGCACGTTTAGCTTGAATTGCATCAAGTGCCTTTTTCGATAGCGTTGGCTCATCTGGAAACTGCGTTGTGTACATTTTCAGTACGGTGTCAGGATCGGCATCTTTTACTGACTCAGGAATGCCCTCGCAATTACCATTGGCTACATGGGACTTAAAATAGTGAAATGATTTTCCGCACCACTTGCAAACAAGGTAATCAGAAGGATTTTTTTCATTTTGCAGTGCAGTAGTAGTCATGCGTTTTTCCTTTGTTTTCTAATGAGCTTTCAACTTCTTATATAAATATACCATCAAATATCGTAAGTGATTACTTATCATTAAGGCTATTCTAATCACTTCAAAATGATACGAGATAGTTCAGTAACTACAGATGAACCAAGACTATCAACGCTCGTTACCAGGGCATGGTTTGCGTAAAATCTCTCCGGTGCGTCAGTCATGATGCCAATTGCCATCAAATCAATGTCAGTCTGCGTTTCAATTTGCTTCGCAACCGAACGCAAATGAGCGTCAAAACCTCTCCCAACAGCCCACGGCGCGCCATCGCTTAGAACAAGCATGATCTTCTTGTCCTCCATGCGACCAGAAAATAACGATGCAAGGCTGGCTATGCTTTCACCATCCACGTTATTAAGAAGTGGGAATGTGTAGCCTACGCACCCCATACGTGAGCGAACTTCGCGAGAATTGGCCTTTTCATTCCAATTTTTGATGATAGGTAGCATTAAAGATTCAAAGCGAGAGAACTCATACTTGATTGCCTTAAGCTCTCCTGCTGCCATATGACTACCAAATGTTGTGAAGCCGGTGATAATGTTGGGAACATTTATTCGATCAAGCGCATCGGCGATGGTATATGCACTTGCAAGAGCCAGTTTAATCGTTTCGCCGCTCATTGAACCTGATAAATCAATCACTTGTTGAACACAGGCGTTAACGGCCTTAGATTCTTCTTTTTTACGAAACACGCGATCATCATTCATTGCTAATCTGTAGATACTAGAACCATGAATGCGCCCCCGACGCTGGCCCGGTATAAACTGAACTCTGTTTCTGCTTGCAATTGCACGCTCCAGGTCTTTTGCCAGCGTCGACGAAACACCTGACGAAAGATGCTTTTCAATATATTTGTCGAAGAGTTGGTTGCCTTCAGGAACGATGCGATAACGGCTGATTGGATATCCACCTAAATCAATATCGGAGAATGTTTTAATAAGCCGTTTGATATGGGCTTCTGCCTGATCAATCGAACCGATGAAGTCGTATGAGCGATTGTATGGCCTGTATTCGCTTTTCGAGCTTTCTGTTAACTCGCTTTTAATCGTTTCGGATAGTGCATCTTCTGTCATGCCTCCGACTTCATCTTCCATGCTATCAAGCTCCTCTAAAGCCTCTTCCAGACTCATTTTGGACGGAGTGGGAATGTCTGAAGAGCCGTCTTCTGCCGTTTTTCTTTTTTCGTGATCCGAGGTAGTTGCTTCTGTCGTCGCGCTATTGGAAGTATCAGAATCTAATACCTCTTTATCATTTTTTGTATCATCGAATATTGTTTCTGATGATTCAGAATTATCTGAATCATCACTATCGTTATTATCATGTATGTACTTACCTTGTGACTCATCATCTATAGATATGTGGTTATCTAGCATCTCATGTGTCTTGTGATCTTCATTGTCTTCATTACTTTCTCCAGAGGAATCCGCTTGGTCAGCGTCTGAAGGATCGGGAGTTTTTCCCGGAGCTGACTCCTTACCTTTGCTTTCACTTTCAGTGTCTTTGAGGATCTTAGCTATGGTCGCAGCCACCTTTACACAATCCTCGGTGCAGGACATGTTACGCGCGGCCACATCGATACCATGTTTTTTTAATAATGAAATTGGTTTCTCAATGACAGGCCAGTATTCATCCATGAAATCTACGAACGGTGCTTGGCCATCCCAGGCTCTTACAACCGGACAGAGAAAGAAGTTTAGAAAAAGCGCGCGCTGATCTTTGCCACAATAAGCAATAGCCTCTGAAGCCTTTGGTTTAAAGACTTTTTCGATTATAAGGCGCTGAGTTGCCATCAGATTACGTCTTGTTCCGTTAAAGACCTGACCCATTTTTCGCTCGATGAACACGTCTTCTAAGGCATTCCATAGCGACCAGGAAGGAACGCGTCCTTTTTCTCTCATTTTGTTGGACACACGAATATCGGTAAACAAAATGTGAGCAACCTCATGATCGAGAAATCCGCGCACAGCATTCATCAATGCCGGTGTTGCGTTATCCGGGATTGATGGGATGTTTACGAGAATTGGCTCTCCATCATCGTTATAGCGTACATAAGCGTCGTCCCCTCGTTCTGCAACAGGGATGTTTTTACCTGAAAGGAGAGCGACTACTCGTTTTACACTGTCACGGAAGTCCTGAACCTCTTTGATGGAACGTTTTTTAGACATGGCTAATCCTTTGTTATGAAAACAAATTATTTACTAGTGTGTTTAATGTAGCACTGCGCGAACAGGGAACTAAGCCATTCGCGCAGGGAGAAGAGGGGTTAACAGATTCTGACGGCTAAAGACCCGGAGCCGGTATTGAGAAGCGTGAAGCGTTTGTTGTTAAGTTCGAATATAAAGCCAGTGGTGTCATTCACACCAACCTGAATCTGCTCATTCGGTAGATCGGTAAGGATGTCTGTTACACACTCAACAGCTAATTTTTGTACGTGTCCGATCTCAAGAGCGATTAGGCTGGAAATAGTGGTGTTCATTCAATCAATCCATTCTAACTTATACTATGGTAAGGAATACTACTAAAATTTGTATCAATACTGAATACATTCATATCATATGCAAGTTACTTTTCTTACCTATTTTGGGCTAATTTTTCTCCGTGCAATGGCCTTTAACCGGTCTTTTAAGTGCCTATCGAAAAAAATGATAATAGCTTTACAACCCTAACCTTTGATGTAATATCGGTAAGCACTTACCAGAGAGAATTGAACGCGCAAAGGTTGTGACCATGTCTGATAACAAGATTGAATTTATAGAAAGTCGCTACGCTGCTTTTATCGCAGGGTTGATTGAATCCTCACCTATGAGCCAGGCCCAGATAGCCAAAACAATTGGGTATAAAAACGCCAACAACCTTTCTTTAATTAAAAGCGGCAAAATTCCTTTGCCTATCGATAAGGTTCGTCCGCTGGCGCTGGCACTGGGTATTGAGCCAAGTCGTCTTATGATGATGGTGCTGGAAGAACGCCAACCCGAACTCGCAGCATTTTTATACAAAGAAGGCACTGCTCCTCTTAACGAGGACGAAAAACAGGTTCTTGCTGCATATAACGAGCGATTCGGTAAAGAGAAAGGCGCATCACAAAAGGTTGTTGAGGCCATAAAGTCTCTATGAAAAATTTACACGAATAAGCTCTGTTGATAGACGATCTCCCTTAAATTTGTGGTCAATTTCGTCTAAATCCGGTTGCTCTACGATTGATGCGATGTACGTCGAGAAACTTTCTAAGGCGTCTCGCATCTCGTCCATATAATCGTGCCGGTCGTAGACCCGATCTATCCCCTCAAGACTGTGGTTCATGATTTTACGTGATACCTCCTGGCTTATGCCTAATGCTGGGAAGTAACTACGCGCAGTACGGCGCAAATCTCGGGGTGTAAATGGCTCAAGCTCCATCAGTTCTGGTCGTTCCAGAATACGACGTAATGCCTGGGCTATTGCCACTTTAGACATAGGAAGGTCTTTCCCGATTTTTTTATTCGAAGGCACGAGCCACTGGCTGTCTTTACCATATTCGAACAACTCTTCAATACATGTGCGCATTAATGAGCTTAAAGGCAGAGAATGCTCACGGGCAGATTTGTTCCTCTTGCCTTGATTCCAAACCCCACGCTTAAGATTGAACTCACTTTTTTTAGCCCGCAGTACTTCGTCAGGTCGTCTTGCGGATACAAGACATAGCCTGGCCGCCCATTTTGTACCAGCACACACATTGAAGTAGTCCCATATATTCCAGAACACCCATACCTCTGCGTCGGTCAGCTTCCGCTCGCGAGGTGTGGGCTTTGCGCCACCGGCAACTTTGTTAAGTGACATATCGTTTAACGGTGACACGTCGATCATCCCCTGGAAGGCGCACCAGCTGAGGAACTGCTTCATCAGAGAGAAAACGCGGCGACCCATAACAATTTTGCCATCCAGTATTAGTGGGTTGACCAGTTGGTTCACCATGAACCTATTAATATCACTTACTTTTACATCGGCAATGTGCGGCAAAACATGTATCAAAATACAATGAACAGCGATCTCTGGCCGACGTCTTGTTATCAGCAGAGATAAGCGAGTGAATAACATGAATGCGTCCGAGAATCTCATGTCATTGCTGACCTGGGAGATCATAACGGCCTGCATTTGAGATGCTCTTTCGAGATACTCAATCGCCTCTTTTGAGGTGTTCTCCGCAGCGCGTGCTCTGTCAAAGCTATTTTTCATATGACAATCACCGAGTTACGCCGATGCACTGTATAAGTAAACAGTATATTAGGCATAGATTCTTATAGGATCAAGAGTAAAAGTAACTCATTTTCAGTAATGATTCCATACATAGTAGGTATGGAATCATTGGGGGGCGATTTTTTTGAATCTATCTTTTCGAACGGAGGGGTTGGCTTCACTTTTATCTTCATCACCTAAAAGGTAATTGATTTACTTGAAAATGGCTGGTTTTATAGTATTGTCATGCGATCGCTGCAACAGGATAAGAAAAATGATAAAAGAGACACCGGAAGTCAACACGCTATCTGAGTTATTAGGGGCTACGCCTCCCAAACCTCAGCTAGTAGTGACGACTAAAGGTATTGATTTAGGTCTGGATATCTCCCTCGGAGATTGGAATAACTCTTCATTATTATCACGACCTTCAGCTTTGTTAGCAATTGAGCATGGGGAAAATTTATTTGAACTCATGGATAAAGAGTTAGGTCTTGTTGGTATTAATGAAGAAGGAGTGATCAAGTCAAACATCATTATCGAACTAGATCCCCATAAAACAACTATGAGAATATTAGGTAAAATTGCGGAAGCACTCATTGTTGAAGAATGTGAAAAAAACGCGAAACAAAATGAAAACTGGGCATTATTAGCAAAGAGATATACCCCTTTCACAGATAGTTTGTCTAATTATAAAGCTGTTGGGACTGGACTCAACTATACGAAAATTAACTATCCTACTAAATATCAACCTAATGATACTCAACGGGACATTGTGTGGATAGACAAACGAGACCCACTTTCTCAATTACTTATTTCTGCTCCAACGTCGAATTCAGGTATACAGGCTGGAATTCAAGTGAAGGTCAGTGCAAATGGTCTTAACTATCTATCACCAATGGATTTTTCTAGCAGAAGATATGAGGTCCCTATTGTTTACTTTGATTTAAATAATGATTTTTTTGAAATTCAGATGAAGATAGTGAACTCAGGAATTGATTCGGTTTATGGAATGGATTATCACCGTGGTAGAAACATTTCTCCTGAAATACATGAAAAACTATGTGCATATTATAACCTTATATACTCCATTATCATTGGTGATATGAAATTAGAGGCTCTGTTACTAAATGAAGAGGCACTGAAAGGGTATGTGACTGAGATTAAAGATAGACAAGGTAAAAGAATAATCGTGACGTGAAAACCTAAACTGTAAAGGCAACAAAAGGTGAAATAATAACTCATTAAAAGCACATTGTGTGAAATTTTAATCTGATAATTCATATATCGGAAGGGATTTTAGATATTTTTAATATTTATAACTGTCCTTTTCATAGATATAGTTGATTTGAGCGCACACTTTCATGTAAAAAGCCGCCTAAGCGGCTCTTAATTATAATGTACTCACCAGAGCGGCGAATTCCGTATAGCCACCGATAGATTCGCCATTTACGAACACCTGCGGTATGGTCTCCACCGGCTTGCCAACCAGGGCGCTCAATTTCTCTTTGTCTATCCCAGCAGACACAATATCGATGTATTCGTAATCGCCAAAACCGTGACCGTGAAGCTGCTTCGCCAGCTCGACCGCACGTTTGCAGTATGAGCAGTTATCTCGTCCATAGATAGTGATCGTCATTGCTTTGCCTCGTTATGCGCTTCGCTGGGGAACGTGTAGCGGTTAGTGAAAGAGCTGAGGTGGTAGTGCTCGTGAATGTATGGATTTGACTTCTGCACCTGACGAGATGCGCGACGCGCATGTTTACATTTATTTCCCATATTGAGTCCTTTCAAGTGAGTATCCGAAAGAACTATACAGTTAACGTGCGTAAAAAGTAAGTGCTTACCTATCATTTATTGATAGAAGAATAGCCGCCTGTCGTGTGATACTATTTACAGAACTAAACTGGCTTTCCACAAGGTGTAAAATGACTATCCTTGAAAATCCTGATGCGAATGTTGAATCTGTTTATAGTCTTCATCCAACCACGTTGTTTCATTTTACAAAAAACGAAGATGCTTTCTATAGCATATTGGCTGAGAAATATTTTAAACCATTTCTTGCTCGCGAGGAAATAAGAGGAGTCGGGGGACGCAGGAGGTTTGCAGTACCAATGGTATCGTTTTGTGACATAAAACTATCACAAATCAGAGATCATAGCGGAAAATATGGAGAATTCGGTCTTGGGCTAACTAAGTCTTGGGCGGAAAAGAAAGGTCTACACCCAGTTCTATATATGAATAAGAGTAGTGAAATATTTTCTAAATACAATGCCAGAATTCGACTTATTAAAAATAAGTTGGTGCCGCTTTGGAAGGCTAGAGGAAATTTAGATACCAAAAACAGAATAGAGTTTGAGAAATTGAAAGCAGAATATTCTGATCTATATAATTTACTGCGTTATATGAAAAATTACAGAGGCAAGCTAGAGCGAAAAGATAATAAAACAATAGAGAATTATATATATGCAGACGAGAAAGAGTGGCGTTATGTGCCAGCTCCTTTTATTGGTGATTTATGGCCTAGTCTGAGTTTGGAGCGTGTTATCACTTCTGATGACAAAGCAAAAATTAGCTCAAAATTTTCAAAGTTTGGCATTGATTTTGAGTTCAATGATATAAAATATATACTTATACCTAAAGAACAACATATCCAAAAGCTAATTAACTTTCTCTCAGGTTTAGATGGATTTGAATCTTCAATTATTAGCAAAATTCTGACCATGGATAAAGTAAAGCAAGATTTTTAATTTTTGGTTTAACGGGAGCCTAATTAGTGTCAATATTTTTAAGCGAAAAGGAAATGCAAAATTGGATAATTGACAAATTATCTGATCAAGATGGATTATATAATTCAATCATCAATATTGATAAATTAAATGAATTTAATCCGAAAAGACCCGAAGAGAAAAAAATTAAGGAGAGTTATCAGTTTTGTTTAAAGAACATAACATTGTTACATTTAATGACAGATGATGAGAATATCTCAGCAACAAAATCTGAGATATTAAGACCTGATGTCGTTGCTTATTCAACAGAGAATGAATCCTTAGTTCTTATTGAGTTAAAAAATTTTTCAACACCAACAAGGGAAGCTGGAACTGAGCTAGTGGCATATGCTGCGGAACTAAAAAGTTACTTGTCATACTTGTCTGATGGAGATATTACCAATGTACTTATATCACCTGACTGGCCACCTTTGGTTAGACACTTTATTTTTAATATGATCGTGTGGCAGAAGAAAAACTTTCTATGTTTAGAACCTTGCTATGATTTACAAGGTAACGTATCACTTACTCCTTTAGATATTAATAAATTAGTTATTGCGGAAGAAGCACTCAAGTTCTCATTTCGTCATCTTGGCGGGTTTCATATATGTTTGTATGATGATGAAATGTATAATCAACCGACTTCCACTTCTCGTTTACATTCGAAATTGAATGTTATTAAAGCCAGCATGGCAAAAATGTCCTCAGACGGTGAAAAGACTAATAGCCATGGGTTTGCTATTTTATGTAGAAATTTGAACGAGAGAACTTTAGCACCATATACGATTACTCTAGTTAATGTTTCTGCGTTTTCTTCCATAGAGCGATACTTTCATTCGCCACAAATATCCAATGCTTCTCAACTCCCTAGAATAGGACAAAAAATTTATGACATTTACACTCATTACCAACCATCAGGTTTTGGGGCATCAATGTCGAAAATTTACAATTCTGGGAGGGCATATTTAGAAAAAATTAATTGCAAGCCGCGGATCGAGGTTATAGACACCTGGGATGTATTGCAAGTACATACACATGCGCCTTATATGGAAATGGTTCATATTGAAACGTGGGGAGTTTTTAAAGAAAAATTGATTGAAGGTCTAAATGAATGTTATGAGGATGAATATTACACACCTGATTTTAACGATGTAGATTTTTGCATGGTGTGTATTGAATCCTTAATTGACCAGAATTATGAATTTATAAAACTTTTTTGAAGAAAAGGGGCCGAAGCCCCTTTGAATATTGCGCTGAAAAAAAGTGTTGCTAGGATGTTAGCAAGCTATGGTTAAGAACGTCTGCCGTAATTGTCAATCACAGCGTTGAGCGGTCTGGTTTATGTTAGCGGAGTCTTAATCGAGTTGATTAAAAGGCCAAACCGCTCAACGCTGTGTCTGGCGGAGAGTAATGGAATCGAACCATCATCGTTTGCACAATGGGACGATTTTCAAGACCGCTTGAGCACCATGCTCCCTACTCTCCGGCCGTTGTGGTGGCCGGTACTGAATCTCCGGCATACGGTGCAGCCAATTAGGACTACGGACGATCACCGCTCGCGAAAGGGAAGATTTGCGGCCGCATTTCCCTAACATCCAAGAAAGCTATCGCATCAGTCTGCGAATCCACCACAACGGTAAGATCACTACCTTTCGACCAGTCATTGTGCACATGAACGACGATTAACCGTAATGATCTTATCGTTGTATTGGTGCCGGTTAACGGACTCGAACCGCTGACATCCTGCTTACAAGGCAGGCGCTCTACCAACTGAGCTAAACCGGCAATTTGGTGGGGAGTGATGGAGTCGAACCACCCGAGTCGCAATGACAGTAGATTTACAGTCTGTCCCGCTACCTCTACGGACTAACTCCCCTAAATTGGCGATGGTGGGTGGATTCGAACCACCGACCAGTTGGTTAACAGCCAACTGCTCTACCGCTGAGCTACACCATCAATTCAGCACTGCCAGTATTTATTACTCAACAGTGCCAATCGCGGCGGTGTTAGTTTCTGCCAGGAAACACACCGCTACTGGCACTTTCCGTTAGTGCCAGACGTTTTCGACTTCGCTCAATAGAAGGCAAAATCTTTAAGTAGATGATGTTTCTGAGGACAGCACCTACTTTGTAATTTATACAATGTGATGTATGGAATCATTTGTTGTGAAAACAGGCACTAATGGCAACAGTGGTTAAACCTATACAACAATCCTGTCTTCACAACGTTGAGGCCACTACTCCGATTGAATGTTTGCCCAACATGTTACATATCAACGCTCGCCGGTATCTCTGTGAATAGAACCTTAGAATTGATAAAAATGTAATGGCCTCAACGTTGTGTGCTGGCTAACCATACCAGCCGGGCTACGTCGCCGCTTTTTAACCCAGTATAAACGACATAATTGAACAAAATGACGTAACAGGATGGGCGGTCATTGGCTAAGAATCCGGGAGTCGTATATGAGTTGAAAATATACTGACCGCCCATTCTGTTACTTCATCGGAGGGAACTCTCATGTTCCCTCCTGCGTTCTGCAATCACACTCGCTCAGTGTGTCCCATTTCGGTAACGAGGCTGGAAACTGACCTCGCTGGTGTTTGGCTTATTAGGCTACTGCCAGATAGACTTCTTCGTTTGCACTTGTATTTAAGTTCAAACAGTCGCGTCTCAACGAAAACAAAGTCATCTTATACATAAAAGATAGGTAAGTAAATACTTATTATTGTATTTTTATTCGGTTGTGACTTTTTTGATCAAGGCCACTCTACGACTAGGTGTTCTTGTGATGGTGGCAGTGAATTGTTTCGCTTGGATAGTAATGGTTTCGTTCTCCTTAAGTTGCCCGTAGCGAGTTTCCACCAGGGTGCCAAGACGCCACAGACCATCATCGATACGTTTATGACTAGCAAATTTAATCAGCAACAGTTTTACGACTAACTGACCTACGTAAAAGGCGAATGCGACTCCGGCCGCTAAGAAATAGGTGACCAACCACCATTCCCAAGAAGTTAACTTGCTCATTTTTTCACCTTTGTTTCATGAACTACTCGATACACGCGCTTTCCGATGCACAGTGTTTTGGTTTTAAGTTCCTGCTTAATCAAATCATGACAGATGCCGAAGCCGATAAGGAAGCCAGCCATAAAAGCCAATGAGATGTATGGAATCATTTAAAGGCTCCTGATTCTACTAATTGCTGTAGCAATAATTTCCCTTTATCAGTTAACTGGTAGTTGGCCGAGCGCCACGTTTCAGAAACGTTTGCAACCAACCCTAAACGCTCTAACTTAGCTCGCGTTTTAGGCTTCCAGTACTCAGGGAACTCCGGCCACTTACTTATTTCATGAAGCGTTTCTTTCTCCCGTTTACTTAATACGATCATTCTTTATCTCCGATTCGATCTTCGGTATCGCGTAAGCAACGCGGCCATTTCAGTCGTGGGTGGCGTAAGCTGCCATCAGGTGTTTTCTCGTGACAATGAACCTCGACAATACGACCACGGTACTTCTCTTTGTTGTTCCAGATCTCGTCCAGATATTTATGCTTAATGCCGCTCGCACGAACGATGACGCCGTTTTCAAGACGAATAACAATTTTCCCAAGCGTGTTGGCAAAACCAGAGTCCGGGTCGCCCGGCTCAAAATCGATAATTTCACCATCTTCTGAATCTTCGTCTTTTAACTTCCACCAGCTGCGGGTACGTTTAAACTCGTAAACAGAGTTCGGATCTTTGCCCATCTCCCCTTCTTCGTTATCGTCCAGGCGTTTCATGAAGCGTTCGATGAAGTCTTCGTGGCTATGGATGATGTAGAACGGATGCAGGTGAATGTCTTGTGCGTAGCCTTCACTGCGATCGTTTTTGAACAACGCCACGAGCATAGCCAGGCGCTCTTTCAGCTTCATACCTGTCTTTGCATACTCTTTGGATTTAGCCTGTGCTCGCCATTCCGGTAGGAAGAAGTCGAAAACATGATAAATAGCGCCAATTGCCTGCACGTTCTTTTTGCGCAATGCAGATACGGACTGGTTAAATGAACCGGCTGTGCCTTCACCATCGAAGAAGATGTGTTTGTGGCCTGAAAGTTTGCCTAATTCGAGCATGGCTGGCTTTAGGTGATCGAGAGACGTGATTGGATTACCAGTACGAGAAAGGAAGTTAACCTCTTCTTCGTCAACAATAACCTCGCAAATTACTCGCAAACCATCGAGCTTAAGGCTGCCAATCATCGGCCATTTTGCTTTAGGGTTTGGCTTGAAGGGGTATTTGTCGCCTTTTTCTTTATACGGTGACGCCAGCTGCACCTCGAATTTCGGAATGGGATTTTCAAAAACCTTGTTGCATAGGCTAATCCCAACGCCAGCTTTCGGATCTTTTAAGAGGAAACGACGGAAGACGTCCTGCCCATCGGCGCACATTGACGCCACGATAGACTCAACAGCAGCTATTGCTGCGTTCCCCGTCAGCTCGCGAGAGGCCAGCTTATTCAGTACATCAATGGCTTTTTCGTCACTTGGGACGGACTCACTAAGCGGCTCTGCCACTTTGTATTTCTTTACCCCAAAACGGATGAAAGGGTTGAGCATCAATGAAACCATGCTTTGTTCAAAGTCATCCATGTTGGCCAATGCCTCTTTTTTTGCATTGGTTCCCATAGCTTTCATTTCGTCCAGCTTATGCTTAAGTGCGATCAACTTTTTCATTGTTGTTTTGCCTCCATATGTTGATCGATTTGCTCATGTGTTTCTTTTGTTGTTTCTTCAATCAACGCCGCATACACGTCAGTGATCGCTGTTTGTGATGTGGCGCTCTTCTTAACCATGCTATTAATCGTTACACTGTCACGTTTTCGTTTTATAGTTCTGGCTTGTTTATTCCGTTCTTCAACCTCCTTAATGAGTGCGGTCATATCTTCGTAATACAGAGATTCTCCTTTACGAATCTCTTCAACCATCATTTTTAACGCCTTGCATTTGCCTGCTTTAATAGCGGTTGCGCACGACTGGAAAGACGTTCGAGGAAGACGGTTTTCTTTGAAGGCAAGAATGGTGTGCTGGCAAACGGAGTAGCTGCAATATGCCGACTCACCGTTTATCTTTACTTCCTCACAACGAAGTGAATAACCGTTATTTCCTGAAATAGAAGGGATTTTTGACAAATCAGCTTTCACAATTACCGCCAGAAATAATCTTGTGCTTACCTATCATTATTTGCGTAAAAAACGACACACAGAGAGCTTACCAACTTCCCCAGCTAATCATCTTGCGCTGATCGCTTTCTAAGCGATAGGGGGCAAGAAGCTCTGTGACATGATTGGTGGCGTATGATTTGGCCTCTTGCTCTATCATCGGTAATTCGTTAGCAATCCTGACCATCTTCCCAGCAAATTCCGCCATTACGCCATCACACGCCTTACCCGCATCAACAATGATATGCACAAGATCCAACTGGCTTTTGCACATGTCCCAAAGAGTCGAATATTCGCTCTCCCTGATTAGATTTACAGCATCATTAGCCCCTTTATTAATCAAAACCTCCAACAGATTTGTCGGGGTGACGAAATCGGCTTTCAGAGACAATGTTGGTTCAGCTTTTACCGACAGCAAGTAATCTTCAAAGTTTTGCTTGTCTTCCAGCAAAGCTAAACTACGCATAGCTCGAATTGATTCTCGAATAACGGCTTCAATATGTTCGTCACCTGGAGGACAGATAATGGTATCTGTATAGATGACTCTGCCATCAAACCACGTCCCAACCTGCACTTTTAGAGTTCGTAAGTTTTCTTTGCGTACAAAAACAACTAATGCAGAACGTCGTGCATGTGCAGGTTCGCCCCATACGCACAACTTAACCTTCAGATAAGGTAGCCCCGGTAGCGGGATCTCGACCAAACGAGTGGCGATATGATCCATTGCCGTATTGACGGCTTTTCCAATGATGTCTAGCCGATTGCTCTCGCTGATTTCTAAACCAGTTTTATCAATGATGTTGCAGGCTAATCTCTTAATTTCTTCTTTCATACCAACTCCTAGCTAACGGATGAAAGTATTCTTACAAAAACTTAAGTATGTATATACTTATCATTTTAGGTGCAATAGTTCTTTATACTAAGATGCCGGGCGTATCCGCAGCCCAGCATTCACCTTTAATGAGCTACAGCCTCACTGTTGCACATCTTTCTGTAGACCTGCTTATAACGCTGTAAATCATGAGGATCATTAGGTGCCAACGACTTCGATAGGATTTTGTATACCACCCCTTTTGAAAACATGCCCTTTGGCTTCATTTCGAGTTCAACAACATATGAGTGATAGCCCACGTATGCACCAAAGCCATTTTTGGCGTTTAATTCACCACACACAAAGCCTGTCACACTCCCATCATCATGATCAGTCCTGACAAACTTATCTTTCCTAAACATCACCGACGTGGGATCTTTCATATCATCCGCAATTGCCTGTTGGCCCAGAGTAATAGCCTTCTCGTCTGTAGGCTTACACCCAACTAATGCAAACAAAGACAATAAAGCACCTGTTAAAATCAACTTCTTTTTGCTCATTTTGACTTCCCTTTATTTATATTTATCGTAGGTATTAGTTAACCAAAACACGAGCCGTGTCACAATAATTCCATAGCTCATTATTTCCATCGGTGATTAATATCACATCAACTTTACAGTTCATAAATTAAATTATCAAAGCTGACAGATTAACTAAATTTAAGTACCCTTTTCGCACACTTGACGCTTGCCGCGTCTAAACTGTTCATCCTATATCAACAGAACAAAAAAACATGAAATACATAAAATCTTCATCGTTGCTGGCATTAACTTTGCTTTTTAACTCTGGATTCGTTAACGCAGACAATAAACAAACGCTGATAGAAGCCGCTACCGCAGGGGATACCGCAGCACAAAGTGAGTTAGGTACAAATTATTTTGATGGTGTCAATGGTTTTGATAAGGATGTAGTTGAGGCCAAGAAGTGGATTGATCTAGCTGCAGAAAAGGGAGATAAAGTAGCATATTATGCACTTGGAGTTATGTACACATTTGGCGAGGGTGTAGATAAAGACCTAAATAAAGCTGTTGAGTACTACAAACTTGCGGGGGATGCTCGTGAAGGTAGAGCCTACAACAATCTTGGTGCTATTTATCAAAAGGGGATGCTTGGTAAAGTAGATCATGCACTCGCCATTAAATACTTCAAACTAGCCTCTGATGCCGGGTATGTTAAAGCAACTTCAGTTCTTGGGGCGTATTACCAATATGGTAAAGGCGTTAAAAAGAATTATAAAAAGGCTTTTACTTATTACAAAAAGGCGGCAGACCAAGGCAGTTCAGAAGCTATGATAGGATTAGGAATACTATACGATGATGGGTTAGGCGTTAAACGCAATGATGCAGAAGCAGTTAAGTGGTATAAAAAGGCAGCGGAACTTGGAAACGCCGACGCCATAACCAATCTTGGCATTATGTATGAGAATGGGGAAGGTGTAAAAAAGGACTATAAAAAAGCAGCCGACCTTTATCAGACTGCTTGCGATAAAGGAGAAAAAAGAGGCTGCGATTACATTGCAGAACTGAAAGAAAGCGGCAAATATCGAGCGCCGGCTTCCAAAGCCAAAACAAAATCCGCCACCCAGCGACTTATTGCTAAATCCATTGATAAGGGCGTTAACGCTACATTTACCTGGCAGGGTGATGATGCTACCTTCACCGCTAATGATGGCAAAGTTGACTGCACCTTCCTGAAGGATTTTTCAGAGAAAGGAGGCAATCTGGCTACCTCGTTTGTTTGCACCGACAACGTTCAAATCATCCTGAAGCAATTCAGAGATACCAAGAATGCCTACCTCGCGGTAATGACTGACAACTTCAACACAGAAGTTAAATCATTTTCGGTCAATGTGTACGTGACTAATACTGGTTCAAACTAATGCTGCTATGCCTTTTACCTTGCTTAAAAGTTCAAGCTGTCGTGAGTAAGGTTTTGCGCAATAGTAGGCTTTGATAATCTGCCCCGGGGTCGCATCGCCGGGGTCGAGTCCTTCCTCGCCCAAACATGCAATTTTCACATTAAGACCGATACTGGTCAGTCGCCTGGCTGCGGCCATAGTGTTTCGTATAGCTTGCTTTTCACTATCCCACATCATGATCACATTACGTAATCCACGCGCCTTGAGCGTCAGGAACGCGCCCAACTGATCTTCTGCATCCTGAGTGGTGTTACCAGATAGATGCATCCCGAACGTTCCTATTGGTTCCACGTAATCGCGTAATGTTTCTTCGTCAAAAATAGCTCGTTTGACCCCCATAACATCGAACGCCCCCTCACAGACAACTACAGTCTGTTTGCCGACTGCATTGTGGCCGTTGTAGAGAAACTTACCTGAAGCTGGAAGCTGCATAGGAAAGAGGTAGCGGCGTTCTGCTGTACCGGTAATGTCTCGTCCTTGAAATGTCTTCATTACCCCATCCAGATCGTAAACCGGTATCAGTATTCGCATATCGAAAATCTGTCCTTTAACCTGATCTGTATACGGATCTACATAAGCGTGCTTGCCTTCGACGCAGTATCGTAGGTCAAAATACTTTGCCATTTCAGGCGATATATTTCGTTCAACCAGATAGTCTGGAAGATGGCCATCTATAGGAAGATCGTAATGACGAGGGAGTGCAACTGGTCCCTCTAACTCGACTGTGCTTGCAAGCACTATCTCTTCTTTCTTTGGTGCCCACCCCTGGGAAAGAAGAGCGTTCTGCACATATTCCTCGAACTGTCGTCGTGATTTACCGCTGTAGTGCTTGAGGAAGACCAGCTTATTGAACTGAATCTCTTCGGGATGATCACCAGCGAAGCATTTACCGACGCCACTGGTCAGATTGAAATATACCTTCCAGTTGGAGCTGCCGCATACCGGACACTCCTTGATATTCACTTCACGACCGCGAGTACTCACGCCTCCACGTCGATAAACGATACCTTCAGTATCCAACCATTGTTCAAAATCTAATTCGGTAATTAGCTCTTTCAGCTCGCTCACGATAATTCCACTTTTAACAGGCAATATTGTGACCAACCTAAATGTTGATATAACATAAAGGCTCATGTGTTTTTCTTTTGTGGTTTGGCAAAAGAAAAGTTGTTTCACCAATGAATCAAGCGTGGAGGTGTTCTCCACGCTTATTTTTTAGGTAACGTCTAAGATTCGCTCAATGAAGCGCATTTGTTCGAGGTTTTGTTTAACGCGAATGCTGATCCCTCCCTGCTGGTTACGCGAACCAGCAAAGTAGAGACGAGCCTCTCCTTTCGCTTCTTCTTCTTCGGTTTTGTTGATCGTTATTACCAGGTCAGCAATACGTACTTTTTCGATGTTGTCGGCAGCGTGCATCATTGTGGCAACTTCTGACGCGCCACCTTCACGGTTTGTTTGCGACGCCGTGATACCAGCAACGTTATGCTTGTCATAAAGAGCACGTAAATCGGTGTAGATACTACGAATGTTGGCGCGATCATCACGAAGGTCATAACTGGCACGCATCAAATCTGCGTAGTCGACAACAACCATGTCAGGCACCATGCCGTTGGCTTTCATGCTGTTAAGCATACGGTCCAGATCTGCCGGTGACATACTTCCTGACGGACGCTCAACCACCCACAAACTACCAATCCCCTTCGTGGCTCCCAACTCTGCCAACTTACGATGAACCTCATCGCGCCGTTCCACCAGCTTGGACATTTCTGTCTCCGACAATCTTGCATCAAAACGGTCGGATAAAATGGTGGTGTGAACCTCCAGCGAGAGATACAGAACATTGTAGCCAGCAAGCGTTGCGTTTATGGAAAACTCACCCATTGCGGTCGATTTGCCGGATTTAGCGAACCCCATGAAGAGCACCATTTCACGCTTCGCCCAGCCTTTTTGGTACAGCAACCTATCGAGCAGAGGGAGTCCAGTTGTAATGCTGTTTGGCACATACTCCTCTGAAGCCTCATATTCACGCGCTTTCAATCGCTCACTTGCGGAGGTGTAGTAGTCATAGATTCCGGTCGCTTCGTTCGAGCCTATCTGCTGAACCTTGGCCATGATTGCCATCGCCCCCTGAAAGTCGCCCTTCTCTTTCAGTTCAGCAGCTTTAATCAGAGCATCATCAAACGCTACACTTTTTGCGAATGTGGATACCTGGTCAACCATGTACGAGGTATCAGACAATTTTTCTGCAAGGATGCGCTTAAACGCAGCAACAACATCCGGGAAGAGTTCCTCACGGATGGTCTTATCGCGTTTCGCGCGCTTAAGCATATCCAGAATCGCAGATGAAGAAGGCGCGCTCTTGTACATACGGTAATAGCCCGAAACCATATTAACCAATATGGCATTGGCCGCATTGGCAAATTGGCTAGGCACAACCAGATCTCCCGCACGAGTAAGAAACTCGTGATCACGACAAAAATATGCCGTCAGTCTGTTCTGGAAATCTTCATCAAACTCTTCGGACAGCCCGCGTCCTGTATGGCAAAGTTCGGTCATGTGCTTTCCTTTGTTTTTTAAACAAATTGTTTTCTAGTATTAGTTAATTAGATAGGGGATCAATAAACCGCCGTGCTTCTTCCAGTTCTTCTGGAAAGTGGGCGGAAATAAGGCGCTCTGGAACGATTTCCATTAGCCAGATAGCAGAGAAAATTGCGCGTATGCGCTTGCTGCGGGGGATGATGCGCAAACGCTCCAGAATCCACTCAAAATAGCTTTCCTGAATCGGGTTGAACTGCATGTCTCCCATATGCTTAAAGCTAACCAGAGAGTCATCCAGACGGGTTGTTGCGCGTCTGGATAATTTCTCTTCGAATATCTCAATCAGTTCTGGCTGCCATAAATGCTGTGGGCGCGGCAACTTGTCCCACAGACGCCGTGCAGCTGCGGAAAGAACCGTGGAGATAAAGTAGTCGTATGAACAGCAATAGCGATCAGCAAACTGGCGTGCTTTCCATAGCGACGTTTTATTGGCAGTCGACAACTCCTGATAAGGCAGGCGTTTTAACCCGGTGGTGAACGGAGCTGTTTCAAAGTGTTCGCGACCGTGCGTCAGCATGATATTTGAGTACTGACGTTTGTATGCCTCCGTAAAAAGACAGGTGGCCATGAGAGGATGCATGTCGCGGTAATCAAACCACTTCGTCTCGAAGAGTTCAGCCTCGTCATTGCAGCGCGACAAACCAATGTTTTCAGCGACCCACTTGTCCATAACAGCGGTATTCCACTCTGTCATGAAGTCGTACTGGTCGTTGTCAATGGTATCAAAAAAGATTTGGCTCATGTGGCTCACCTGATAGGTAGTTACTTACTTATTGCAATGAGCGGATGATAGCGACTGGTGGCAGTTTTTGGAAGTGGAAACGGAAGGGAATGTGTCTGGGAAGTTGGCATAGAAAAAGACCTGCTTCCGTATAAATAATAATAAGTAACTTAGTATTTATATACAGAAGCAGGTTCCAAATTCAACCAGCAGGATGCTTAAACATCTTTTAGAAAGCCTGGAAACCAATGTTTCATGATATACCTAAAATGTGCTCTAGTTGGTTCAAAAACCTGTCTAGATACCAGCGCTCCATCAGGATGATTCTGAACAGACTGTTCTTTTTCCATATCGTAAAAATTATGAGTTATCTCTGGGGGGAAGAAAATATTTCTGTCCAGTGGCACTGTCGCAAAAGGATTGTAGTAAATATGAAGGCCGTCAAAGTGCGTCTCTTCATGAGCAGTGGAATGGCAAACTACAATATCCGCACCAGTGACTTCGTTATTTAAAAAATGCCGATATGTAGTGATGAAATGATCAGGACCTATCCTTTGTGTGTGCTTTCCCTCGTTTTTCATCCCTTCATTGGCGATGAAATCATTCACATCAATGGCTCGATATCGTGTTGACCTTACATATCTACCGATACCGCTTTGAACCACGGCTTTTCCAAAAGTGCCGGTGGTGGAGAAAATAACCGCACTTATTTCTTTATATGAGTCGTTAGTAAATATACCTAATGGAATTTCAACGTCTTCATTCTTTTTGATTGAGGTAACTTTAGTTTGGCTGCCAGTCACCAAATTTCTGGTGGTAGGTTCCTCAATGCCAAACAACACTCGATTGATGATTGTGTTATTTTGAGACAATGATAAATCGGAGTCAAAGGGTGCAAGCGCCAGAACAAACGGCTTATTAACTACATGAGACATCGTAGAGTACGGGAATTTTTTGCCATTAACTCCTGTAAAAAGATCATGTTTGTCTTTGATTTTTCCGATTAATTTTAGCGTTGATTGATGTTTGAATTTTGATTCGCTAAAAAGAGCACCTGCAGGTGGATTATGTGGCCGATCTGATATCACAGCTTCGACGTTAAACTGGTAGCCTGACGGTGTAGTAACACAGAAATCGGGACTGTCTTTTGTGTAGTCGACAGAATAATCGAGACGAATAAACATTTCGTTCAGATACAATTCCCATAAGGCGGAATTGAAGGTTGTCTGAAACTCTTTAACGAATTTAGTCTGCTCACCGCTACGCTCCAGTAACCCACGCCCCCACGACTGTATCACTTCTCTTACTGGAGCATATGTATTATCTTGATAAATCTGTTTAAAAGATTCGTGCAGCTTGTTTTTTGCTATTTTGGTTGAGAACAAATCCATTATTAGCCTCACTAACCAGTTCAATAAGAAAAGCGCCCAACATAATCATTTGAGGAAAGTCTGGAGCTACTTCAGCTTTTCTTTGACAAGAAGATAACCATCATCAGGTGTACTCATTTTGTAAACCTCGATGCTCGTGTCTAGCTGTGTCCGGGCATATTCTTCTACTTCAGGAGAAACGTTATACCCAAGAATGATCTCTCTAATATATTTCTTATCAAATGCCTGAGCGCCTATTTTTTTAGTAATAACCCTTTGTTCTTCCTCATATTTCCAGCATTCGTGCTTGTAGAAAAAGAGCTTATCAAAAAGTACCTTAAACTCATCTGTAACTTCATCGAACACGGGAACAGAAGGTATATATTTCACATTATCAAAGCTGTGATACCCCTCAATAGAGGTAACAAAATCATCATCAAAGCCTATGCAGAAACCTTTATGCGACACTGAGTAATGTGACCACATCAAGATGTTATCTTCGTTTGGTGACAAGCACACCACACCAAAAGCCCCTAATGATTCTTTCCGCAAATCCACAGCCAACGATTTTGCAGCTTCAGGAGCTACAGCATCCCAGTCTTCAAAGGAAAAATCCTTACATCCATTGTCTTCAAAGTGTTTCCGGCGCTCCACTTCTGTACCTCCCATCGTTATCGAAACTTTGAACTCTGATGGGTCGTTGAATGAAGAAGGTGCGCTAGCAGAGATAGTGCCGTCCTCTACAAACCGTTTGAGGTTACGTAACACTTTTTGCGAATCTTCACTTCCAATATATTTGTAGAGCATTAGGGAACCTATAGAAAGAGGTGCCAAGCAGCACCTCAATAAAATTAACCTTTCTTCATCAACTCGCGTTTGATTTCATCGGTACGCATCGTGACGTCGGCAGCAGTGATCGCCTCGTTAAGTTTCACGATATCCTCGATTTCCTGCGGCGACTTCTCTGCCAGATGGAAAATAGCAGCACGAATCACATCAGAGCGGGTGAATTTCTCGAAGCGAGGGATGAACTTCATCATCTCCAGCAGTTCGAAGTATTCGTCTTCCAGTGACATTGTGCGGCTTTTAATTTTCTCTTTGCCACGAGTCGGGCGTCCCTGTGGTCTGACTGGTTGGCGCAAAGGAGTTGTGTTCTTAGCCGGTGCATCAGGCTCTTTGCGCTTTGCTAGGTCACCCATTTTCATGGACATTATTCTTCTTCCTCCAGACTCAACAGATAATCTACAAATTCTTCAAACTCGGCTTCCGCCTTTTTGTCGCGCTCGCTACCGGTCATTTCAAAGATAGAACGACCAGACTCTTCCGCATCATCGTAGACGTTGCGGTTATATAGATTGACAGGCGCAGACTCGATGCCAAACGTCTCGACAATCTCTTTAGCCGCCAGAATGCGAGACACTTGTGATGGCAAAGCCGGGCACTGGTTCATGACCGCGCGGACCTTCACTTTATCGTTTACATTGCGAACATTGTCGATAATAGGATCGATGTCACGTAAAGATTTCAAATCACGACGCTTAGGACGCAGCGGGATAATGATAACGTCAGCCATCAGCATCGCTTGTCGCTGAATTTCGGAGTCGAAGCCACCAGCATCTACCACTACATACTCAGCTCTACCCTGAAGCGATTTTAGGTGCTTAATGATGTCATCCTGAACGTATGCAAAAGGAATCAGCTCAAGGTCTTCGTTCTGTCGACGGTCTTCACACCAGCTCGTTGTCGTGCGCTGAATATCTATATCGGTGATATAAACCTTCTTCTTCTTTTTGACTTTCAGGCAAACGGCAATTTGCTGGGCAACGGTGGATTTGCCAGGCCCGCCCTTTGTGCCGCCAACCACAAAGATCTTGGTCATTGGAGAGTTCCCTTTGCGTATATAATTATCGTCTGAAACAACTTGTTTTCTTATATGTGATATAGCCTAAATGCCTACGGCTGTGGTGTAAAGGTTTAATGATAGGTACATAGATTTGGTAAGGACTTAATAACAAAAAACCCGCCGTAGCGGGTTTAGGAATTAGTGGTTGGTAGACCTGGCATCAAATGTTGTAACGCCCACTTCAATGTGGCGGTCTTCTTTGGAGATGATGGTGAGAATCTGACTAGATGGGTCTATGCTGACAGCCATAGGGTTCCAGTGACGTAACTGAGCCTCGCTGTTCAATAGCAGCGCATCCCACGGTTTGACGCCATTCTGCCCAATACCACCTTCAACAAGGACATCTATAAATTCTTTATTTAAATTGTCATAGATTTGGACACGCCCGACCAGAAGCATACCGACCGCCCAAATTCTGGCACCGTAAACCGTCTGATGGTCATCACATACCACATGGTCATGCCAATTGAGAAGGAAATTGTAAACTCTTCTAGCAAGTCCCTTTTGTTCCTTTGAAGGGGTTACAAATGCCCCTTTGATCTGGACACCAAGGTGAGAGCCTTTTTGTGAGCGAAACTGGAAACGTTTGTAGACGAACCTGGCAATCTGAATGCCGTCATCATCTTCTTGTTCATCACCAACTAACTCACGAACACTATGAACTATCTCTGCTTCTGAATACCCCTGCTCGTCAAGATCCATTGCATGTTCTTGAAGCCAATCTGCATCAGGGTCGCCTACAAATGATACTGTCAAACAGTAATCATAATTAGATCCCGTCAAGGACCATTCTGTGAGCCGTAAAACAGAAAAATCAGAGTTAACCATGTAGCCAACTCTGATTTTCTCTCTTGCTTCACATTCAGGGAAATCAGACAGAACTTTTGAATACTCTGCTATGAATGATGGTGACATTTAGTTCGCAAGCCGCATATCCGTAGATGAATCCAGTTTCGCTATTTTAACATCTACGCGGTATTTATCTTTGATAAATTTAGCTATTTTGCTTTCAATCTCATAGAAAGCATCCTGTTCACAACGCACAACATCGGGAAACTGTTTTTCTGGCTTAACAAGAAAACGTAACCGATTGTTGAGCACCATCATTTCTGCAAACAATTTGATGGTAAACTTGCCTTCTTCAACGTCACTTTTAAGGTTAACGATGAAACGCTGATCCTTAAGCATACCCGGTTTGTTCATTTCACGAATTTGGAGCGAGTCATTCCAATGCCGCAACGGAACCGATGCGATCATCTTGGTACAGTCTCTTATCGTCTGAATAGAACGAGATGCGTTAAGTGCAGTATGCATGTTTCCACCTTAGCCGGTAATAACTTTATGTCATAGCGGCGACCTTGTCGGTTTAGAGGCTACGAGTATGCGTCGATTTATTAAAACAAGGTATGATTTACTTGACATCCATGCTTCAAATCTACCTTGTGCTCTAATAATATGCAAATTTTATGTTAGAAAATTCCGCTTTTATTATGGCACTTTTCTGCCCCATCCACACAATCGCTCCCCTATCATATTGTGAAAAAGTACTTCCCTTTCAGTCTCTTCGGTCATGAGATCATCACGGCTGATGTATAGCGGTGTAGCCGCATCGCAGAAAAGCACACCAGAGGATTGAGGCTTAATCACGCAACCACTTATTGTGCAACTCATGATGAACAGTAGAAGCATCTTTGCGCCGTAACTCATCAAGTGTTTCATTTTTGACATCCACTGTGCTTTGAAGTCGTTTCCTGTCTTCCTGTTTTGCCTTCTCTTCCATTGCTCGTCGCGCCGCATTTCCGCCCATCGTGTAAGCGCCGACCAGAACGAAAAGAACGGCAGCCAGCGTAATCAAAGCAACTTTTAGCTTTGTCATCAGGCTGCCTAGCATATTAGACCATCCCTTTCTGGTGTCTTCTTACCTGCGACCAGGCGATAAATCCAGCCACAACAATAGTGGCAATACCGAAGATGATGCGTACTGTATCCCCACTAGAGATATGACCTTGTGCTTTATCCATAGCAGCGGAAACCTGCGGCATAACATCGGCCAGCTGCGCCAGACCAATACCTGCTGTAACAGTTGCGCCTGCTGTTTCTTTAGTTACAGGAACAGCCTTCACGGTTTTCACCGGCTTAACGACGCCAGCTCGACGCAGACCTTCCTCAATAACTTCTGCCGCATACCAGGTGTTCAGCGTTTTTAGCGGACCTCGCCCATTCTCATGGCGAATGATTGCCTCAACCAAAGGTCGAAGAATGTCGTAATCATGCAGATCGATGATCATGTCTGCGGTTACACCAACGGCTTTAGACACCTCATTAATGTAGGCGTCAGTGTTGTTTTCATTCGGCGGTGCCCAACGTTCAATAACTTCACGAATGGTATCGATACTTGAGCCGTCTTTTGCGCGACGTTTGTCGTGGTAGGTAATTAGAGTCACCGCCAGCGCACGAATCCCCCAAACAGGGTCTTTAAACGTGCAAAAGCGCGGTTCGTCTGGATTCGCAACCAGACCTTGCCACGGTGATCCTTTATCAAGATTACCGGGGTTATTATTACGAATGCCTCTCGGAGTCTTCATCCTTGATCTCCTGTTATTGCAGTCCATTTTTTACGCCATACGCGGCTAACCCCAAAAGCAGTGCAGTAATAAAGAACGACGTTATTTTAGAAACAATGCCGCCAAAGAACCCACTGGAGATGGAATCTAACCGGTTAAGGAGTTTGTCCAGATTGGAGTGTTGAATACTATGTTGCGCCGGGGTCATATCACCAAAGTAGGTTTTCAGCTGATCATTGACCTCCTGGCCAATTTCTTCACGTAGCTCTTTACCTAATTTGCCAACAACCTCCCGAGCAACGATCGCGGCAATACGCTCAACTTGCTCTGTTGTAACGCTCGCCATCTCGTTCGACATGTTTTCCTCCATGAAAAGTCAAATCGGGATGGCGGATTTATATCACATTTCACCCTTTTGTTGTAGGTGTGTACTTACCTATCATTCAGCATTGCAACGAACTGATGAGAAAGCACCTACTCCTACCCATCGCCAGTTATAGATGCTACCCGCTTTGTATAAGGTATAGTCGTTCACTTTTTTAACAGCATATATGGGTATGACTGTCTCCTGTCCACCAATGATAGCCTCACCGTAACATATAGGTGTCGGCAATTTCTGGCAGCCAGTAAGAGAGAGAACAACAGCTATTGTTAGAAATAATCTTTTCATCATTTACTCATCAGTTATACAGATTTCTATTTATTACCGGTACTCTGCCATTTACGCTAAAACTATGGCCGCCATTAAGTTGGTTTACGAATATCGAGCTAACAGTATTTCCATATGCCGCATATCCATAAACCATTGTCATGGCCCCGCCCGGTACTGGAACCGCGAACACATTTGCATATGTTGGGATTATCGCTGGCGGGTAATCAAAAACATGCCCTCCAGAACTGTTCCACTCCGTATTATTAAGAAAGGTAAATGAAAGTGGGATATTTGCCGTATTATAGATCTCCTCTCCTCGCGCATTGAAAAAACTCATGCCCCAAGTTTCTTTTTTGGCTATACCTTTCGAAAATACGTATATCGTGGCACTAGAATCGCTACCCTGACCTCCGAAACTGTAAATCACCTGGTTGTTACGCACTATTCTGTTGGCTATTAATGAAACAGCTTTCGAATAGGCAACAAAAATCATCGGTGAACGATCTGGAGATATTTGGGTGTTAAACTCTGTCCCGCCAGACAAAGAAACAACCTGCTTTCTCTGAAAAACGATAGGAGACAAAGAAGGAGACATCCAGACCTTCCCGTCAGATCGATATATCTTGCTTCCGTACATTATTTTTGAAAAACCAATATGTTTAAATTGCCACTAGCTCCAGACCATGAAATGGTATTTCCAGAAACCGTAAGACTTGTGTATTTCCCATTGGTTACGTCCATTATGTAATAGTCGATTCCCAATCCCGCCTCAACCTCATATGTTCTACTTCCTGAACCAGAGGGAGTAAAATAATCGAGGTAATAAACAGGGGCCAACGCATCGACCATCTCCTGTCTTGATGGCGACCAAACCTGTGCACCATAGCTCATAAATATATCCTTATACTTTTAAGCAGGGGCTGGTTTAGTTCCAGCCCCGATTGAAGTTGTTTATTCTTTAGGTGAATTTAACTTCGTTTCAAGCTCCTCAACCCTTTTGGTCAATTGCTGAATATGATGAATGAGTGGTACAACCAAACGCTCATACATCACTCCTTCAGCGACCATACCATTTGAGGAAATATCTCCTGGAGAATCATTATTTGTTGGTTCACGCCAATGGACATATTGCGGGGCAATCTCACCAACCTCTTCAGCAATAAGGCCGTAATACCCCCAATCCTTTCGGTCACCTCGACAAATTGAACGATACCAAACAGGTCTTAATGACAAAAGTTCATCAGCATATCGATCTTGTAATGTTTCAATATCCTTTTTATAGCGCCTTGAAGATGTTGAACGCCAAACTGTATTGATACCTGGGTTTGGATCAATGTACATATTGGCACCGCTAGTAGTTGTGCCAATATCCCATATAGCAAACCCTCCACTACCGCCTGATTTGACAACCAGTGTTTCAGCAATAATATCCAGGTTGCCACTATAGCCTGTCAGTGATGATCTGCTTGCATAGGAACTTAGAAGGTTTGTTACCTCTGTTTTCGTATAAGCATTAAGGTTAGCCGCAGTCAAAGTAATATCGGCAGAGCCATCAAACGCCACACCAGCAATTTTCCTTGCTGTCTGCAATTTTGTGGCTGTTGCGGCATTACCAGTAGTATTCTGATTACCGGTTGTATTCACACCAGGGATTGAATCCTTAGCGGTATATACCTGCGCCCACGCTGACCATGCCGCATCAGTGGTATCTCTTCTGGAGCGAATGAAAACCGGCGCATGTGCACCGCTCGTACCACTCCAGCCAATAAGCAACTCGCCCTCACCAGCAGCACTCGCACCTTTCATGTGCAATACGTTGCCATACGTGGTCGGGTAGCTATTGTTGTACGCCTCGTACATTTGAATGCCAGCAGTACCTTGAGTAGAACCGCTTAAAGCCGTAACTCGACCACGAGAAACCAATGTATTAATATTGATATCACCTGAACCATCAAACTTAACACCATTGATGTTTCTCGCTGTTTGCAACTTCGTAGCTGTTGAAGCATTGCCATTCAAGCTACCATTTACGCCACCAGTAACATTTAGTCCATTACCAATAGACACAACACCGCTGCTATTATTAATTATAATCGGTCGCAAACTGTTCCATGAACCTAACGTATCTCCTGATGCTGTTAGCATGAAATATGTGCTGCCGCCGTCATTACGGATAAAGAACCCGTAGTTACCGTAAGCAATGCGGAAACCATTTGCATATTTTGAAACGATCTCACCAGAAGACGTTAACCCTCCAGATAATGTGCCACCTGAAAGCGGTAATGCTCCTACATCAGAAGCTGTTGGTTTGTTTCTAGTGTTATAAGAACGACGCCAGCCTGGTGCATAATCACTTCCATTGTACACATAAATAAATTCCGCATTGTTAACACCACCATGACCCGATGTTGTTGTCGTTGTAACACGAATAGTGTAGTGGCTTGTTGCCTTATTACTAAACACCTCAATCACGGAACCAGATAGATCGATCCTACCGCAACCAGTGTCGTCTATATAATTATTGTTGGCGTAAGTCCATGAGCACCGTGCGATCCAATGTTTGTTTGTAAATGCCCCCTGATTATTTAGCCAAGTTATAAATTGAGCAGTCGTAAATGCCGTTCCGTTACCACTATTTAACCATCCAGCGGCAGCGGTTGGCGCGTTTATATCAGCCGGCTGAGGCATAAATCCAGTCGTGTAAACCTGCTCCCAACCACTTTCAAAACCATAGCCATCTCTTGAGGAACGGTAGAACAGACCACCATTTTTATAGTGAGCTTTAATTTGAAGCGTACGGCAACTACCTACACCGGTATAAAAGTTGGCAAGAATATAACTGTCGCCTGTTCTAGTTACATTGTAAGCACCAGATTCAGCATTCCACGGCACGCCACCATCAGCATCCGCATATGACCCTGTTGCCCTTCTTGCGAAAGCGGCAACATGCGCAGCGGTTAAAGTGATATCAGTAGAACCATCAAATGGAACACCGGATATTTTTCTTGCAGTCTGAAGTTTTGTAGCAGTTGCAGCATTACCAGTGGTGTTCTGATTACCCGTAGTGTTTACACCTGGAAGGTTGATATTTGCAGAACCGTCGAAACCAACTCCACCGATAGATCTTGCCGTCTGCAATTTCGTTGCTGTACTTGCATTACCATTTAATGTTCCGGTGATCCCACCAGTAACAGACAACGGACCTGAAACTGTTCCTCCGGTTGTTGGCAGTGCTCCAATATCTAACGGCGTCGGTTTCTGATGTGTGCTATACATCGTATAAACAACACCATCGGTAACGCTGGAAGGCTTACTCGCTGAATATGTTGGCGATGTATAAATAGAAACTGACGCATTTGCAGTACAATCCCAATGGATATTTACACTCGTCGCATAATTGCCAATTTCAACGTAAATATCATATGTATCGCCGGATGTGTTGATCCAGGCGAAATTCGTTAATCCGACAGCTGTACGCTTCCACAAAGCACCTGTAATCCCTTTGGGGTTTCCATTGCCTGCTCGTAGAACCAGTTCTGAAATGCCTGCCTGATGTGGGGAGCCGACGTTGTAACCAGCGCCACCAATCAATGCGATGTAAACGATGGAACTCGCTTGTGGCATTGTAACAGTAGCCAGTTTGAACCACCCGGCCCCGCCAGAGAAAGACATCGTTATTGAATTTAAAGTACCAATATCTTTCGGCGTTAATGTGATATCCGCAGTCAGTGCTTTCCCGTTAATTTTTCGGTTAGATGGCACCCTGCTGTTCGCATTGTCATTGACTACTTTAACTGCTTTTGGCGTTGCGGCCAGCGATTCACTGGTGCTGTCGACAGCACTGCTAAGTTTCACAACACCTTTAGTTGTAAGGCTTGCGTCTTCCATCGCAACTGCACCGGCAATCTCTTCAGCACGATCAGCAGCAGCTTCCGCACGGGTCGCAGCGGATTCAGCAGCAGTTTTGCTCTGAGATGCTGCCGTCGCACTGCCTGCCGCCTCTGTTGCTTTCGTGGATGCCGTCGTGGCGCTGCCCTTCGCTGCTGACGCCTGTCTGGTCGCCTCATCTTTTGAAGCAGACGCAGATGATGCCGATGACGCCGCCGAACTGGCGGACGATGCGGCAGCCGTTTTTGAGGATTCTGCGCTGGTTTCCGACGCTTTCGCGTTCGTTTCGGATGTCTTCGCTGCGGAAGCAGACCTCGCTGCTGCGCTGGCCTGTTCAGTGGCTTCGCCAGCCTTCGTTGTGGCTGTTGAAGCAGACGATGCGGCACTTTCTGCCGATTTTCCGGCGGCGGTGGCACTGGCTGAGGCCTGCCCGGCACTTGTTGACGCGGCACTGGCAGACGACGCAGCCGCTGTTTTTGAGCCTGCCGCAGCCGAGGCGCTCTGTCCCGCTGCCGTTTCAGAAGACCTGGCGTTCGTCTCGGACGTTTTTGCCGCCTTCGCGGAATTTCCTGCCGCCGTTGCCGAGGAAGCGGCATTACTGGCGCTCGAGGCTGCGCTCGTTTCTGATGATTTCGCTGCCTCTTTTGAGGCCGCCGCATCCCGGGCTGAGGTGGCAGCTTCTGACGCCTTCGTGGTCGCGGTGGATGCAGAAGTGGCTGCAGATTTTTGTGACGCTGCAGCATTCGTTTCAGACGTTTTCGCGGCACCGGCACTGGTGGCCGCCGCGCTTTTTGAGGACTCTGCAGCGGATGCACTTTGAGACGCTTGAGAGGCTTTTTCTCCAGCGGTATTGGCGCTTTCTGCTGCTGCGGCAGCACTGGCCGCCGCCTCACGAGCTTTGTCGCCAGCAGCATCAATCGCGTCAGTGTTATTTTTATACCACTCAACGTTTTCGTTGTGCTCGTTGACGATCTGCATTAGCGGCTTAACGGTCACTTCTGTACCGTCTTCACGCTCGATTGTCACCTCATCCAGAGCAGTCAACCAACTGCGCATGGACTTGGAATCAGCCGACATACGCGACATTAGTGCTGTAAAGCGCGCGCTAAACTGTGTTAAGTCGCCTTCATAGGTCGTAATGATTCGGCACGGAACTTCAGACTGAGTTTCGCCGGTATAAGGTTCTGAGAGAACAATGTTCGTATCACTGGTTACGCGCTTGATCTCATACAGCTTATTGTCGGGGCCAATGACGATCATCCCCGGCAACACACCATTAGCTGTTACGTTCCAGGCTGTCCCTGCCCCAACCAGAGTATTGCTGCCCTGTGTAAATGTGATAGTACCTTCCCTGTACCACATGTTGAATATGCTCCTTGATTTGGTGGGCTATCCTTGCCCACCATTAAGTATGTACCTACTTATTTTTACCGATATAAATATTTTTTTCTACATTACAGAAGGCCAATTCTTACTCGTAGGACGTTGTTATCGTCATAAACGTCAATCCGCTGACCATTTATGACCAGTCGCCCATTACCCCCGCTATTACCGTTGATCTCAAGCGTTCCATTTTTGCCGAACCGCCATCCAGATCTACCGCTAACAAAATTGGTAGATTGCAGATCGCCTACTTTTGCATTGGTGATTGTGCCATCCTTGATATACGCACCATTCATATAGGCGATACTGTTTTCGATAACAAATGGCGTGGTGATCTTCCCGTTAACAGAGTTGACCAAACCAAACCTGTCAGCCTGCACCAAAAACTGAGAAAGGCCAGTGGTGTCGATACCAAGCGCAATACCAGCAACATACTTCTGCCCTCCGCTCGTTGAAGTTTCCATTTTCAACGTCCACGCGGTTGACACTTTTTTGTTGGTATCAGCAATAGCTGTTGCCTGCTGTTGAATTGTCGCGGTATTTCCATCCACCTCTGCTTTCAGAGTATCGATTCGCCCACTCAGAGCATTATCTGCCTGCGTTCTCGCTGTCGTTTCAGTTGTTACCGCCGCGGAAATGTTGGCTGCCGTTTGAGACTCTAAGTTTGTGATTTGAGTCGCCAATGCAGCATCTTGCTCTGTACGCGTTTTCGTTTCGGTTGCTACAGCCGCTTTAATATCCTCTTTGTATTGAGAGGTCAGCTTGGTGATCTGAGACGACAACGCCGAGTCAGCATCAGTTCGAGCCTGCGTTTCAACTGCAACGGCCGCACTAATATCTTTCGCTGTCTGTGCTTTTAAACTTGAAACCTCTTTTGTTAAAGCGGTATCACCATCAGCACGAGCCGTTGTTTCTCTGGCAAGAGATGCCTCGAGATCATTAGCTTTTGCTGTAAGAGACGAAATCTGAGTGGACAATGCACTATCGGCATCAGTCCTTGCCTTTGTCTCTACAGCAACCGCTGCGGCAATATCAGTTCCGGTTTGTGCTCGCAGGCTGTTAATTTCTCGTGAGAGCGCCTGGTCAGCACTTGCTCTGGCCTCCTGCTCCTGAGTGATGGCAGCGGATATATCACCGTCAACCTTTGACTGAAGCTGGTTTATTTGTTTGGCTAACGCAGAGTCCCCGCTTGCTCGGGCCTCCTGCTCACTACGTATTGCAGCAGAAATATCATCATCAACCTTTGCCTGAAGTTGGGTGATCTGGCTTGCCAGAGCCGAATCTTCCGTTGCTCGGGCTTCTTGCTCTTCCTTAATAGCTGCGACGATATCGTTGCTTACTTTCGACTCAAGCTGAGTGATCTGTGTCGTCAGAGCTTCATCGGCAGATGTGCGAGCCTCCTGCTCTGTACTAATCGCCGCGCTGATATCTCCTTCAAACTTAGATTGCAGCTGAGTGACACGCTTTGCCAACGCTTCATCGCCATCGGCACGAGCGGTGGACTCTTCCAGAATACTGGCCTTAATGTCTTCGCCAATTTCTACGCGAATTTCCTCAACCTTCGTGGCCATTGCAGACATATCATCAGCAAAGGTTTTCTGTGTTGTTGCGATCTTCGCGTTATTGACCATCTGCTTGTGCTGGTCTTCATCTTGACGAAGAGCCAGGTCAATATTTGTTTTGGCTAACGCCTCAATGTTCGTAGTCAGTTCTGCACTGGCACGATCGACCTCTGCAACCGTCTTTTTCATTTCTTCAACGGCAGCGGAGCTTTCCTCTACCGTTGACTGCAACACTTCCAGTTGTTTAGCGTTTGCAGCATCGCCTTCAACACGAGCCTCGCTTTCCTTAGCAATAAGAGCCGCCGCTTCATCTCTTGCAGCCTTTATTGCCTCGACTGTATTAGCGAGAGCTTTATCGTGTTCAGATACGGTGTTTTCGATTTCAACAATTGCAGCATCAGTAGCATCAATTTTTTCAAACGCTTCATTGACCTTGTCGATCGTTGCCGAAACCTCACCTTTAAGCTCGGTTTGTGCGTTCTCCAAAGCATCGCTACGCTCGTTGAATTTTATTTCAAAACCCGCGAGGTTATCGCTGAACTGCTTATCTAATTCAGCTATATCTTCCTTAACGTCGTTTACCGACCCCTCCAAAGATTCGACGCTCTGGTTGATATGCTCATTTAACTCGTCAACTGCTTCTTGAGAGGCTTTGCTGTTGATGTCCTCAAGCAGAGCCTGACCAAGCTCGGAAGATGTAATTTTGCCAGCCAGGAACGACAGTACATCGCGAGTTGTCGCCTCTGTACCCAAGTTTGAGTTCGGAGGGCTTAACATACCTCGCTTGTTCGATGCTCGAACCCAGTAATACCACGTTTCGCTATCCCCAAGACCAGCATGTGTAAAGGTGGTGCTTGCAGACTCTGCGATCAGTTTCGCCGTATCCAGATTGTTGGTCTGGGATGCGTAAACATTAATGTGATCAAGGTCTACCGAATCTGGATTAACCCAATTCAGTATCACATTACGATAGTCTCCAACGGCCGTTAATGACGTTGGTGCATCCGGCGGTGTCATTGTGCCCAGCACCTGATAAACGGTACTGATAATTTCTGTTTTTTTACCGTTGAATGAAACCGCATACAGTTGGAAGTCGTAGCGTCCATTCTCCGCGACATTAACGATTTCGTATTGCTCTTCGGTTACACGCGCCGATTGCCAGTTCGATACATTGTTTTCATCAGAACGTCGCCAACTGATCCAATACTCTGGAGATTTCCCTTCCCATGTTGCAGTCAGTTTTACTGACAGGTTGCCCGGGCTTGAGAGGTAAGTCCCTTCAGTGATTTGCAAATTAGACGGCTTGGAGTAAGTCGGGTCCAATACCGTCGTATTCTGCGGGATAAGCGTTGCACCATTGTCGATCGCCTCATATTTAGACGGATTGTTTTCAACAGCGGTGATGTCAAAGCTACCCGACGTTTCCCCCTGAGCGATGTTAACGATGCGAACGCGCATAGGTTCGAGATCTGGTTCTGTAATTGTCCAGACACCGTTCAAAACAGGCGTTTCCGCTGACGACAGAGCTTTTGAAAACGTAACCTTTGTTATGTTTTCGCCAGTTTCAAGAACATCGCGCTCAACGATTTTGCCTTCCTGATTCAATATCCGAATAAAGCTGCCGCTTTTAGCTAACGACACAGGCGCATCGAGAGTGATGCTGTTTTTGGTAAACTCCACAATTCGACCGGAGTTACGTTTACCTGCACGATATTTGTTCTGAATCAGAACGGTTTCACCGGGCATCAGAAATGAGGCGTCTAAGCCGGCAGTAAATGTAATTACATCCGACTCCATTCTGGCGGTATACAAAAGCCACAAACCAACTCGGTGAGCCTGGCCTCGGCTTGTACATCCAAATGCTACGACTTCTGTTTTACGCTCACCATAACGGCGCATTGCGTCCTGATCTTCAACGTACTCGATATTTTGCTTATAACCGTCCTCCTTGTTGTTGTAGGTTACGAGCGCAACGGATGGGCGATCTTTACGCGCAGAACCTTTATAGGTAAACAGTCCATCTTTGACGTTGGAGTTGGTAAACATCATTACCGGATCTGATGGGCTATCCTGCATGATGTTAACCATGCCACCAGCCCAAAACACCATGCCGCGGAATGCACCGGCAATATCCTGAATTAATCGGTATGCGTCTTGTCGACTGGTGATCTGCGTATTGATTGCAAAGCGTTTCTCTTTACCCCCAAAGCCATCATCGACCTCTTCGTCACAATATCGACCAATCTGGTAGAGCTGGCCGAGGTCAATCATGGATTCCGACACAAATTGCCCAAGACCATACCGAGTATTGGTAAGCAAATCGTAGAGAATCCACGCAGGGTTTGAAGAAGACAACAGCTTAAAAGTACCGTCCCATACGCCGACATAAGTATTGGTGTATTCGTTGTAGTTTGACGGTACTCGGATTTTGATACCGCGCACCAAATACGAACGGGAAGGCATTGTGCTACCAAACTGCTCTGAATTGACCTTCAAGCCAACAAGAGCAGAGTTAGGGTAGTTCATTGGCGTGTCGACAATCTCACCGATGGAATCAACCCATGTGTCGTTGTAGAGGTACTGGCTACTGTTATCATCTGTAAGACGAATCACCCTAACCTTGTATGCACGACCAGGCTTAGGTAGTTTCAGCTCATAGCTACGGTAATACACGCCTGTTTTCTTTGCCGTTAGCGTGATATCAACGCTTTTCTCACCTTCTGCCACCACATCAGAAAATGTTGCGTCTCCGTTGGCGATCTGGAATTTGTACTTCACCGTAGTGCCATTTGTATCGCCAGAGCTTTTATCAACGCTACGTAAAGAGGGGAATTTCATGATGACACGAACGCGATCAGCTTCATCGTTATCGATTGAAACCGTAACGTCGTGTGTTTTTTTAAGCTGAATATTTACGGACTTAGGCGTTTCAACAAAATCAAAACCAGCCATTGGCGTCTGGTCTTGTGAGCCGTCACGAAAATCCCATGTAATACCGCTGAAGTTGGAAGAGCCATCTTCATTCAAGATCGGTAAATCGTCGATGAAGATCGACTTTGCGCCATTTACCAGGCCACCGATAACCCCCTCGCCAAGAAGGTCGAGGATGGCTGCCATAGCACGAGAATTGACAGTATCATCAGCTTCAACCGGGGTACGGCTGGAGCTTTTACTTTTCTTGCCACCAGCACCGGCAATAAGAAGCGGTAATTTTTTCTTCTTGAACTGTTCCATGTCCAAAAAATCCTTGATTACATAAGCTGGTCGATGGTGATAGAAGAACTCACGACCTGTGAGCCAACTAAAATTTCCTCGCCATAGATAAGCTGTACAGGGTTCCCCTGGTTTGTTGTGTTTTGAGGTCCATCAAAGTAATAAGAGTTCGAGTTATCCGCCTGCCTCACACTTTCGTTAGTGGCTTGCGGAGATATGATTTGCGCTATACCGCCCATCATCAGTGACAAACCGAGAGGCGCAAGAGCGGGCACCCATATCGAGGCAACCATTAATACTGCTCCAACAACCGTCTGAAACCATCCAAAAGCAGATCCACCACTTCCTCGCGGAACAGGGGTAATGCGGATTTTTGCAATATTGTCAGACTGCCCCATCATCTGATATTCACTCTCGTCCACAGACCACTTGTGGCCCTGTTTATTGGTGATCTGGATGTGGTATCTGTCATAGGTTTTGATATTGCGCTTCATCCATGCTTTAAACCCAGGCTTGTTGGCCTCAATTAAATCCAGAGCCTGTTTTGTATTACGCACCTTTAGATGCCAGTGGCGGCCAAAATGTTTGGCCATAGGGCCTCCAAGCTGCACATGAACTAACTCAGACACGTCTCATCTCCCTTGAGCAAGTCTCTGTGACGCAAGTGATGCGTCGTATGTTTCTGATACATTCCGCCGTAATAAGCACGACAACTTAGGCGGTCGATCTGGTGATGAAGAATCATTCCATCGCCGATATAAACCGCGCAGTGGTCAGGCATTTTCCCGTATTGGATAAAGAATACGTCCCCACGTTGAGGCTCTGTTCCGGGCGCAAGACGCACCAATCCCTCGTTACGGTAGTTCTGATCGAGAATGTCGTTATCGCCGGTGTACCACGATGGAATATGCAGGTGTGCGTTCGGGTTTAGTTCGACGTTAAACTCACGCTTCAAATAGTCCCGACACAACATCCAGCAATCAAATACGCCAAATACATACGGTCTGCCCAGGTATGGCATTTCGAAACCATCAGGTGTGATCACATTCATCTCGCTAAAATGGAAAGGGGCATCTCCCTCAACATTCTTGCGAATAGCCAGAATCATCCACGGAACTTCCGTCGTTTCGCAGCCTGCACGATCGGCATAAGATGCTTCTGCTGATTCATCAGTATGTGAATGCCAGATTGCGATAACATCACCCGCATCCTCTGCCGCCATAATGTCGTCAACGTGCATTACAAAAGTGTTCTGCGGGTTCTCCGAAACATTCCGCGCTTCCATAAAGCGATATTTGTCGCCATTAGTTCTAACCAGAAAGCCACACGCTTCATTAGGGTAGCGATTTATGGCGCAGAGATAGATTTGCTGCATAACGTCAGAGCCAAGCTCAGGGATTGCTTTATTACCCATACCGCGTAGCTCCAATAAATCCGCCAAAATGGATCACACCGTCGGCAAAATAATTCCGACGCGCATTACAGGCGTCATAACGTTTTGTGCAGTAATCCGCACCAGACATAGACGTCTGCTGGTTATTTTTGTCGAAATATGGACCGGTATAGCCGCATTCTGGCCCTCGGTATTTCCACGGGCAGGTGTTTTTAATGATCTGACGATACGGCAGTTGCACCCCCATCAAATCGAACACACTGGACAATTCAAACTCGACAACCTGATGAGTTTCGAGAGTTTTCTGTTCGATAAACCACATTTCATCCGGGAAATGTTGGTTTGGATCTGCTGTTGGGTTGCCGTCTTTAAAATTAACGGCATCGAGGAAGCGAGCCAGCGTCATCTTGCGAATAATGCGGCAGCCAACAAGATCGTCGTTCGCCTGAACTTCCGCAGAGACGGTTCCGGCAAAGTTCGATACCTGAATTTTTGGACGAGGCAACGTTCCCTGGCCCGTTTTGTCAAAGCCTGATGCTTTTATTGGCCACGGCTCGTATGTCACTCCTTGCCAGACGACCGGTTGCATCAGTTCGTTTGTTCCGGCGTGGAAGAATAGCTTCCCCCCTGAAGTTGTGTTCGACATATCCAGTACGAACAACTCAATGAGTGCAGAGGGAGATAAGCTCTGAATATCAGCTTTAATTCCCATTGTTTCATCCTTGAAATAAGTAGGCGCTAACATCCTGTCAGCGCCACAATGATAGTAAATTAGTACTTACTTATCCAGATACTTAAGCCTCAAATACTTGTCTGAATGTAGCAGTTAAGACACAGTACCCCTGATATCGCTTGACCGTATGACTGTCACATACAACTACAATCTGCTTGCCTCTTGGATTAACCCAATAGAACGATTCAACGCCTGATCGCTCAGTCAGGAAGTCATCGATTGCATTAATTTCGTTGTATGATCTGGTAAAGGTTAACGACCATTCTTCTTTAATACGATTAAGACCTTGAGCCTGTCGCTGCTCGTAGTCATCACCAAAATTAAGTACCGTTACATTCGGTTTTACGCTTTTTTCAGATTCGTAATCTGGATACCAATTAAACGTTTGTCTTTCCATCTCACATCCTTGTGAGACTGCCCCGGTCGGGGCAGTCGATAGTTAGTTACGTTGAGTGTTTGGGTTGAGTGATCCGCCAGGGCGTTTCTCTTGAGCAATAGTCTCAAGCGCGATTGCTTTCATCCGTTGAGCGGCATTGTTCCATATGCTTTCTGTATCGCCGGATTCAGTTGTGCTACCGTCACTATGGACGTTGATCTCAATTGATACCGGAGAAAGAACATTTCCTCCTCCACTCATACCATCGGTACTGAGCGTTACAGGGATTGTTCGGCCATCAGGCAATGGAACATACGCCTCATTCATAGAACCTTCCCCAAACAACGCTAATTGAGGCGAGTTAGCAATACCGCCTTTCTGGTATGCCCGGAGCGGGATCACGCCGTCTTTTCCGAATATTCCTCCATTTGCAAACTTCGGGATTGCAGGAATGCCTTTAGTTCCGTCAGCCACACTGCTGGTTGCGGTTTTAGCAGAGCTTGATGTCACGCTGTCGAAACCACCGCCAGCCCAAGCTGAAACAAGACCAGATGCAACCGTTGCTCCAAAACTCAACCACTTATTACCAGAGCCGGAAGCATTAGCTCCAAGCATTGCAAACGCGGCAGACAGCGCGCCGGTAACAGAGCTTAGGTTCTGCATCGAGAAGATGGAGTCCTTCACTGCTTTTGTCTCAGCATCTTTGGCTTCAGTGCTATCAAATAGCCCTGATACCCAGCTACCAATCGCATTTGTTGCAGTGCCAATTGCGCTGGTGGTCTGCTGTGTTGTTTGCCCCAATCCAGTTACCGAACTGGACGTCTCCTTCGTGGCTTCTCCTACTGACTTGTCGCCGTTAACAGTGTTACCCATTCGTACACCTTGATTGGCAACGGCGGAAGCAACCCCGGTCAGCAAATTACCACTCTGTGAACTACCAGCTGCGGTGGTTCCCATCCCCAACATGTTCATTAGAGGCAGCGTGATCTGCGACTTCACGACCATATTGGTGATATCTTTCAAAATGGACTGAGATAGGCTGGAGAAGCTCATCTTCCCGTTAATAACGAAATCAGTCAGGGCATCAGTTAAGCCACTAAACAAATCAGTCCAGGTGTTTTCGATCTGCTCTGCCAGATTTTCGTATTCCAGTGCCAACTTCTGCGTCGCAGTCCCCGTCTCTTTAATGAGCGCGGTATTTCCAGCGGCAATAAGTTGATTGATTTTCTTAGTATAAAGCGCCACGACTTTAGGATCAGACGCCTTATCACGAAGTTCTATCAACGCTTTAAGATTACGGTTGTAGGTGCCTTCGAAATCAGCAACTTTATCTTCGCGAGACGGCGTATAGCCAGCACTAATAATGGAATCCGCCTCCGGTGCCCAAGTGGAGATCATCTGCTCAACATTGCGGCGATTAAACATCTCGCGATATTCAGGTGTCGCATTTTTGAGGTCTTCAAGACGTTTTTTCGCCTTGTCGATCATCTCTTGAGTGATGAACTCGTTAGGAACCGCATTAGCCAAATCTGTCAGCGATTTCGTTGTATCGCGAAGAGACTGATCAAACGATACCGTAGCCTTAGAGCTTTCACCCATTTGCCCCATAAGCTGATCGGCTTTGTCCAGAGCCTTCTGGTATCCGGCTGCCAGTTTCTGTTGCGCTGCCTGTTCCTTCTTGGCCGCACGCTGCGAGGCGTTAGCTGATCGTTGGGCTGCTTTCTCGGCAGCTGCTGCATCCTGTTCACGAGCTTTAGTCAGTGCAGCAATGGCTGCGGCACGCTCTTCATCGCTCATTTTCTCCAGAGAGCTGGCGCTGGATGCTTTCTGCAAATTAAGCTGCGTCTTGAGTTGTTTAGGCCCAATAATCGGCTTACCTTCGAAGTCCATCATCGGAGTGCCGTCAGGCAAAGTACGTTGATAAGTCGCAGAATCCATCTGGTTTCGCATATATTGCGCCAGCGCCTTCTGAGCTGCTTTATCAGTTGTACCTAACCCAAGAACAGTCCCCTGGTTTGACATTACGCCCTTACCAGTTTTGGCCGCGTTATCTCTCTCGAACTCTGCCTGAGTCAGCTCCTGAGCAACGGCTTCCAAATGCTCCTGATAACCACGAATACTGCCTTGCAGTTTCTGGATCTGCTCGGTATTTCCATCCTTTTTGGCTTTTTCAAGCTGATCATTAAGAGTCGCGATTTGCTTCTCGGTCGCATTCTTACGAGAAGAAAGTGAATCAACCAGTTTTTGCGCAGGCTCCAGATAGCTTTTGTTTACCGTTTCACGTAACGGTGCCAATAGCTTGTTCTTTTCGTCATCTGAAAGTGAACCGTCATCATTGATTTTCTGGATCTTATCCAGAGCCTCCTGCCGGGCTTTCACGAATGTTGCCGCGAAAATCTGGTTTTCCGCTCGAATTTTCTCAATCTGAGATTCGGCAGCCTCTTTAGCCAAACGCTTTGCTACAGCGCCGTCACCAAGAGCTATCGTGCCGGTTATCTTTTGATACTCTTCCTGATTTTTTTTCAGGCGTGCTTCGATGTCAGCCTTCGACTCTTTGTGAGTAATAACACCGGCAGAGTTAGATACGTAATTAACGCCCTCACCATTTTTTAATGCTCGTTGATCAGCGAGAATCTGCTTTTCGAGCTTTTCTGCGCGATCGGCCATCTGTGCTCGTTTGGCCGCTGTCATCGCCTCTGGTATTTTCCTAATCTCGTCAACGACCTTTGAAGTTTCGCTGCGGAGCATGGTCATGTACGTGATTAGGCCAGCAACAGCTACAGTGGCAACTGTAAATGCTGCCCCTATAGGGTTTGCTGCAATGAACGCCGTTAATCCCGCAAAAGCGCCTTTAAGCCCCGTAATCGCCCCACGGATGGCGAAAATAAGAGAGGGAATCGGAGCCAGCCCCATACGTGCCGCACGATTGAATCGAGTTACTGCTGTAGCACCGAGATTAAATGGAGTCTGTATGGCGGTCGCCATCGTGGCAAAGGTGCTAACCATCTGGCTCCCAGCGCCAACTACCCCCATGATCCCTGCTCGCATCAGTTTGAACGCAACCATCGCGGCCACGACCTTACCGAGATTAATTACCAGCTCTTGGTTCTTTGCTAACCATTGAGCAAGCTGACGCAACCCATCGATTGCCGTTGTTAACCCCGAACCTAAAGAATTGGCAAACGAAATCCCTTCGGCGCTATTCATGATTGAAGCCAGTTCTTTCATCCCCTTCGATAGAGAATCCAGATATCCGGCCTGACCAACCCGATCAGCAAATAACGTGAATGACGTCTGAAGTTGCGCCAGCGCACCTGTGTAGGTTTGCATCATGTCTTTCGCTGCGTTCTCATTCTCCGCACGCAGACCAACAAACATCAGAGACAACGCCTGTTTTGCCTCAACCGTACCGCTGGCAACGGCTTTAGTCAGTTCCCCCATAGTGATGCCTGCGGCGTCTGCCATTGCCTGCATCGCGTTAGGAACGGCTTCACCTAATTGCTGACGTAGCTCTTCCATTGACACAACGCCCTTACCGGACATCTGCTGAACGGCCACAGCCGCACGTTTCAACAGCTCACTATCACCACCAAAACGAGCAACGGAGTCCACCAGCGCCTTCAGAGAACCATCGGTTGGATCTAAGCCAGCAGAACGAAACTTCACGAAGGAGTCTGTTAACGCCTGCATCGCGAACGGCGCATTTTGAGCCATGTCTACGATGTACCTCATATCATCAGCGGCAGCCTGGCCCGGGTTGGACTTCTCCTTATTCAACCCTCGAAGCATCACCCGCATACGTTCCATTTCGGCCGCAGCTTCAACAATAGGCTTCTGCCACCCAAACATGATGTCAGTAACCGTTCTGGCTGCATCTCCGATCTCGCCAAGCAGGAAAATGTTGCCACGAAGGCCAGAGAACATACCTCCTTCGTTACTTTTACCGCTATGGCCAGAAGCGCCGCTACGCCGCCCGCTACCACCATCGCCACTTCCAGATGTACGAACGCGTACCGGCTTGCTAATCAGTTGCTGACGTCCGATAACTTCGTCCATCTGCTCACGAACCTTTTTCAGTCCCTCGGCAGCCTGACTCGTTGTGACACCCCAATTACTGAGTCGCTTCGTCGTGGTATTAAGGCGCGTATTCATGCCACTCACGGACGCAGAGGCTTCTTTGACCTCCGTACCAAAGCGGCTTGCGCTTTTGCTTGCATAGGTCGCCCAATCAGAGAAATCATTTAGCTCTGATTGCACTTTACGTAATGACGCGGTGAGTTTATCTACTGAAGAAGTTGTCGTATCGACGCGCTCAATCAGGGCTTTAAGACCAGAATTGAGGCTGGTGATGTTGCCACGCATTTTACGCGTAGCATCTGAAGCAAGCTCAAAACCGGCAGCTACATCCTGTAGTTTATCTGCCGTAGAATCGAGCTTGCTTTCCAGAACGCCAATGATACGGGCGACCGAACCCAAAGAGCGTTCAAAGGTTTGGATTTTTTGAGCAGGCTTTGTTACCTGCTCACCAAATCGAGTAAGCAGTTTCCCCGCACGATCGATTGACGCTGTAAACTGTTTGTCTTCCAGCGACAGGATAAACTCTACGTTTTGTGACATTCCCTTGTCATCCTCTGCCAAATATTTGCATCAGTTGCTCTTTGGCGTCAGGGTCTGCCTTATCCTGGCTTGGATCGTAGACTTTATCTGTTACGACTGGTCTTCCAATCCTGAGTTGCAAACCCTCCATGAACGCCTTCACAGCCTCGCCATCCGCCTGGGACGCACGAGCGACTTGTAAGTTGCGGACATCCTCTTCCGCACGCAGACGGTCTATATTGCGACTGAGCATCCAGAACATCGTGAGAGGAACGTTCAGTAGCTCTAATGGCGACACGGCGTAGTGAGCAACTACACGACTGAAATAGAATCCGAGATCTATTGAGACGGTCCTTGTCCCGGATTCATCGCGGGAAATTACTTTGCCCCTTCGCCAGCCGCTTTTTCGTTTTCTTCATCAATCACTTCCATAGCGAAGGTGAAGATCTGCTGGAGTTGCGGAACAGTCAGTTTTTCAAGAACTTCGTTAGGTACTGAAGGGATAACCTTACGAACCAGATCTGCATAAGCTGTCACTTGCTCAACAGGAGACATGTTCATGAGATCTTTGCCTTCCATCTGCTTGATGGAAACGAACAGACCTACCGTCATTTCAACGATGGGATATTCCTGACCGCCAAATTTGATGCTTTTCTTCGGAGGCAGAATGGAATCTAGATCGAGTAATTTGGTCATTGGTTAAAATCCTTTTAAAAGAGAGGCCCATCCTGAGCCTCTGCTTAATTACTGATTAATCTGCGGGGTTAATCGTTACTGACTTAGTTGCCTTCTTACCACCGCTATTGCTGGTGAAGGAGATATTTGTAGAACCCTGCGCCACACCACGTACCAGACCCGTTTGATCTACCGTGGCCTTTTTCTGGTCTTCGGATTCCCAAACACCGGTTTTGTCTGCGGCATCAGCTGGAGTGATTTCGGCTGTCAGTTGCACAGTCTCCCCTGCTTTTACAGTTGGAGATTCCGGTTTGATCGACACGGTTTTTACCGGTTTAGGGCCGCTCATTCTTCCCAGAACGCCTTCGTCATCAGGGTATGCGCTGAACTGAACAGAGAACACACGAACATCATCAGACTGGTAAGTCATGGTGAAGTTACCTGCGGTCGCAGCTTTCGGGATGGTCAGAACGTAGTCGGTAGTGTCCTGCGGAGTCAGAACCAGCTCTTTGGCTACGTCGATCAGGTTGACACCCTGTGCGGAAGTGATGGTCACAGCGTTGTCGTCTTCGTTCAGAGTAGACCCCGGCATCAGATCGACCATATTTTTCAACACAGACTCGGCCAGCGGCGCAGTAATGGTAATGTTACGACCCTGCACCAGCTCTGACATAATTGTCTGGCCGTGCTGGTCGACAGTGACTTTCAGCGTTTCAGTGGCTACTTCAACCTGAACACCACCTTTGGTGTAACCCAAATCCACACCACCAAACGACACCTTACAGGCACCAAGTTTGATGTTTTTTACATGGGTATTAGACATTGATGGAAAACTCCTTTTTCCGTTAATTCTACGCATTCATTGCGCTAACAGTAAGTATATACTTACCGATTAACTTAATTCAATAAATAGCCAGCAAATTCAACAGGAATGCCTGCTTCTATTAATGCTCCATCATTTTTGGGATAAATGATTGGCATCGCCATCGGTCGTACCAGTCGAAAATAAACACCACCAGATTCCGTTTCCTCTACTGGAAACATCTCAATGATTTTATTGGCTTTCTCAACCGTCGTAGTAATTGACGAACCACGCACAATTATTGTGAATGATTCGTGGTAAAAGCCCTGTAGCTCATGATCGATGCTGATACCGGTATTTGGGTTAATAAGCAGGACGCCAGATTTCACATTGGCAGGCAAGTAGTGACAGAAAATGTCAGTCCCGACCGTGCCAATCTTTGCCTTCTGCATCAAACTTGCAAACGCTTCAATAAACACATTAACCTCTCGTAAAACCGGCTTTTCTGGCAGCCTCAAGAATCGCTTCTGAGAACTGCTTCTCGCTAATTTCCACCGTTCTTTCCAGAAAGTGTGGCCCAACACGAGGTTTAACACCGGCAATTGGTGGGTTTGTCACGTTCTTCATTCGAGAAAGATAACCGAGTCGGTATTTACCCAGCTCCATGTACTTAGCATAGTCACCGACTTCTACGCCCGGATGCCCCTGACGTGGTTTTGCTCCAGACACAGAAAGCTCAATGCGCAGCCCTGAATAACCTTCTTTAATCACCCTGGCAAAGATGGCTGTCTCCAGAGATCCGGTTTCCAGCGGGGCCATTGCACGGCTGAGACGCTCAACCAAACGCGCCAGCTTTTCCATGTCCCGAATAAGATATCGCTTAAATGCTTTCTGGCTGTTATTGAGTCTATTCCCCGCACGTTTGAACTGATGCGCATCGTATTTCAGACCCATATATTCGCCCCCACTTCAAGATGCCCAGGTCTTCCTCGTAGCCCCCAGCGGCGATGAACACTGGACACCTTTAATTTTTGACCTTCAAGGATCAGCACATCATCAAGTTGTACAGCCGCTTCTAAAGGGACAACTAACACAGCATCAAACAGCTCCAGACTCGCCTTACCACGACTACCAGAGCTATCAGCACGAACTGACGATTTCTCATTACTCTGTTCGAACTTAACCACGCCGACATTCGTCTTCCTGACGAATTGTAATTGCGCCTCGCCGTAAACGTTCTTTGCGCCAAAGCGGTAGATCGCAATTTCTGTTTGCCACGAAATATTCATGCTCTCTCTCTGTTGTTGTCGGTCGCTCTCATTACTGGCCAAAAACCCTTTCGACCAAAAGTAAATAATGCGACTGGCGTTACGCACGGCGAACAATCATACGGTTGTTGATGTAACTGACCAGCAAGCGCCAGGTACTGCGAGCCACATGCACGTTTGCAGCTTTACCGGTACGGTACATGTTGGTTGTTTCACCGATTGACTCTGATAAAATGCCATCCTCTCGTGCTGCGGCAACATCATTGCCATTTGCGATCTCACACGCTTCGTTGACAACGGCAAGCATCAACGCTTCTTTGAAGTAGTCAGGGAACTCTTCAAACTTCTCCTGCGTCATCTTTTCCCAATCGACTAAATCATGCCGGTACGCTCCATCTGCTCCCCACGGAATGTCATACACATTCAGCATATTTTGAGGGCGATCGTATCGGTCAAAGTCGATACGTAGAATTTTGCAGATTGAGAACGGTAAAGTTTTAATTCGTCTGGTAGCCTCAATGAGACGCTTGCGCATTAAGCCTTCACCATCCGACAGCAAAGTGTCCCCATTCAGCATATCGATCGCCTGCATTTGAGCATCAGCGACAGTTGCAAACGACTGTTCTGGTATCGACAGTTCAAAACTATTCAGCAGAACATACATTTGCCGCTCTTCATGCGTCAGACCCGATGCAACAGCCTTCACAATGATGTACCGCAGATCGCGTTCTTTCTCAGAGAGCTGGTTATATTCAGCCGACACGACAACCGGAATCGACATTTGACCGCTGGTAATTTCTAGCGGCTCGCCATCAACGAGAATAGCCCCGGTGCTGTCCTTTACTGTGTAGGTAGCAGATTCGATATCCAGCACGTTGAAGGCAAATGAAAGGGAAACAGCTTCACCGCTACGATACGAGTCGATCTGCGCCATTACTCACCGCCTTGTGCTTTCAGGATGCCTTCAATCATCTCGACAATTCCTTTCGCTTTGACACCAACCTGATTACCAATCACACGTAGACCGGCAATGCCTTCATTGTCTGCAATTGACTCCAACTCTTCTCGTGTGAAAGTCTGGATCTGTTTGGCCGGTTCATCTGGTGTCCCACGTTTCATTGGCACAATGTCAGGTGCTGCTGGCTCGGTAATCAGGTCTGCGGTCAACTCGCCACGATCACTGTATGCGGCAGACGGAGAAACATTTTTGCCCTCGACTGTTGATGCTCGCATTGAGGCACAAATCCTTTGCTGATCGATAAAAGGCAACTCCGCTACGGACACCCCGTTCTCGAACTGAACGCCGCACAACATTCCCGAATAACCGGAAAATTGCGGTTCTAATAAAACAATTTTTGCTGGTTTCATAACGCATTCTCTCTACATGGGCGGCTTTCGCCGCCCAATATTGATTATTCCTGTGCAGCAGTGACTTCTACGGTCGCTGTCGCTTTGTGGCTACCATCTTGGGTAGTAACCTCGATTGTGGCAGTACCAGCCGCAACGCCAGTTACAACACCGGTTTCGCTATCCACCGTTGCAAACTCGGTATTTTTGGATTCCCAAGTAACGGTTTTATTTGTTGCTCCTGCCGGCTCGACATTTGCGGTCAGCTGAACAGTTTTGTTTGCCTCAACGGTTGTGCTATTTGGGTCGATTTCGACGCCGGTAACAGCCACAACAGGCGCAGTTACTTCCACCGTTGCAGTTGCCTTTTTGCTGCCATCTTGGGAAACGATCTCAATCGTCGCAGTGCCAACTTCTACACCAGTAACGTTCCCGCTCTGGTCTACCGTTGCCTTATCTTCATTTTTGGAAGACCAGGTAACAGCCTTATTCGTCGCATTTGACGGCTGAACATTCGCTTTCAGACTGACTGATTTCCCTTTCTCAACAGACGTTGATTCTGGCGTTACCGTTACGGATTGAACGGCTACCGGATTTACGGTGACTTCCACTGAAGCGGAAAGCTGGGTTTCCTGATCAGTTGCAGTAATTTTTACTTTGCCTGGTGCTGCGCCAGTTACTAATCCAGTGCCGTTAACGGTTGCAATTTGGTCATTGGCTGACTTCCAGGTGAATGAACTGGCACTCTTACCCATACTAATACCTGCACTAAGTTGAACAGTTTTCCCAACCAAAACTGACGGTGAAGCCGGGGTTATGTTTACGGATTGGGAGAGGGGAACCGCCTGCAAACAAGCAGATAGCTGACTTTGTTGCCGCTCGGTTAAAGGTTCATCGGAGATAGAATTGGTAAATCCGGCACGGCACATATGCCCCGTAAAATCCGAAAATGCCTCTTCCGTAATCTTCATCTTTTGTTCTGGCATTTCTCGCTCCTACAAAAAGGGTGGGCGTATAGCCCACCCTTTAACATAGATAACTACCTATCTACCACACTGATTAAATTTTTACATTGGTCAGTGCAGCGATAGCCTTATCGTGCTTATTCGCCAGAGAGCAGTACCACTTCACACGGGTACGTACTGCGTCTTTGTTCTGTACAGTACCAATGTTTTCAACAACGATACCTGCGTTGTCGCCGCCATACAGACCAGTAACGCCGTTCTCTTCTGACAGATGCAGGCAGTAGATGCTTGCTTTGCCAGCATCGGTCGGGATGAAGTCGTTGATGATGAACGGAACGCCGTTATGACACAGCATCGGACGACCGAAGTTCTCCATCATGATTTCAGACGGACCTACGTTTACTGTACGCAGCAGCGCACGGTAAGCACGCAGGTGCTCTGAACGCATCATGATGCAGTCAGCACCAAGATCTTTCACCGCATCGACCAGTTCGTCGAACATAGAGAAAGTCATAGATGCACCGGCGATATCGATCTTCTGATCTGCGTGCATCAGGCGTGGAATGCCGTCAAACGCCTTGTTGTTGGAGCTGGAGTCACCCAAAATCAGGTTGCGACGGAACGCACGAGCCAGACCTTTAACTTTCTGACGAACCTGAATAGCCAACTGGTTGTTGGTGTCGGCCATAGTGGTCGCCAGGAATTTATCAACGTCTACGTCACCAGCCAGAATACGCAGTTTCGCAACGCATTCTTCGAAGGTTGCTGCACCTTCAGGGATGGTGTCGTTAACGTCGATGAAGGTAGCTTCACTCAGCGTTTTTTCACGGTTGTACAGATATGCCTTTGAATTAATTTTCATAAAAGGCAGGATGGCAAACAGGTCATCGCGATCGATGATAGTTTCGATCACACCCTGTTCAAGTTCGTTGTTAGACAGCTTTTCAGCTTCTTCACGCAGTAGTGGCATCTATCAATTCCCTTTGATTTAGATGTTACTTAAGTCCAATTTTCCCCAGACCGGAGGCCAACTTATCCATAGTCGACTTGTTCTTCGGTTGGGATATTGTGTAGGTCGATTTGGAATGTGAGCCTACACCCTGCTTGGCTTCGCTACGCATCAATGCGTCAGCTTCCGGATCTGCCCGCACAATGCGTTCAATCGCGGATTCAAACGGCAACGGCTTACCTTCACCGTCAACCAGAACAGCTCGTTCTTTGTGACCTGCCGGTTTGTCATAACCCACTACGCTACCGTCTTCACCCACTTCAAAATGAGAACCGTAGATCACGCGGGCTTTTGCCGGGGTCATCAGAACTTTGTCACGTAGGAAGAGAGAGTTACTGAAGGAAGCGCCCACGGTCATCTCGACTAATTGAGATTTCAGTGATGCGTTTTCACTTTCCAGTGCTGCATAACGTTCGTCACGCTGTGCCAGCTCTGCCTGGTGTGCTTCGATCATCTGTTTTTTAACAGCATCGAACTCACCACGACGCTCCAGTTCAGCTTGCTCCGCCTCACGACGTGCGTTTTCTGCGGCCTGTTCAGCTTCTAAAAGCTGGCGAGCACGAGCCGGATCGATATCACCGTACTGAGCAAGCTGATCGGCCAATGTGCGCTCTTTCTCTTTGCGCTTCATGTTCTCCTTCAGCAGTTCAGCACCAGCTTTCTTGGTTTTACGAAGTTCGGCCAGTAACTCTTCCTGAGTCATGCCAGCGTATTCGTCATCGCCCTTCGGCTGCTCTTTTTGTTCCCCCTGTTTGTCAGGATCTTGTGTACTCTGCTCATTATCAGCAGCTACACCGCCAGCGCCTCCACGCTCATGCGCTTCAGCGACATCCATCAGACCACGACGGGCCAAAAGCATTTGCCACAGATTCATAAAAATTCCTTTTGTTACTTATCACTCGTTCTCTTGAGTAGATGAGTCCCCATTCCCTCGGGGTTGATCTTGCCCGCTTTCTTGGGCTGCACCACGATCATAAGTAAGTACTGACTTATTTTCAAGGGTATTTAGATCATTTTTTGGAGGAAAATTCAAGAGATCTTTATCAAATTCCTTTTTCATCGCCTCAGTAATGTTCGGGAAAATCTTCTCAATAAGCATTTCCATCTGGTGACGACGTACAGAGTCCGGTGCCTGAAGTAATGACAGTTTCTCGGCAACAGAAAATTCATCAGTAAGGCCACGAATATCGAAACTTTCTGGATACGCAATTAAAGAGTGGTCTTCGTCCAGATCTACCCCCATCCATTTCGCAACCAGTAGCATGATTTGGCGTTCAGCCCTTTCCAGACGCTCTGCTTTTGTGACAAGCAAGCTATTTACACGCTGGAAGTCATACATTTTTGCGGCACCAGATGAATTATCGATTCCCTGTGCGTTGTCCTGCTTCGTTCGCTCACCAGCTACACCAACTGAATGGTAGATTTCGTTAATCACCGTCTTAATCGTAGTGATGATCATCTGAGCTTGTTTCGGGTCTGGTGACAGATAAAACGGCTGGTTTCCACCTTCAGAATCGTAGGTGAAGACTCGCTTTGTGCCCATTTCAAGCACTTTAGTGTGGTTTTCATCACCAGGTAAAAGCGACTGTACCGGTATAGCCAACTGGCTAAATGTCTGATCCTGAATAATGGCATCAAGGTTTGACAGATAGTTTGCAACCGCACGATCAAGATAAGCGATATCATCGATCAACGATGGGCTGAAATACGGTGATTCACTTTCTCCAATACAATCAACAGGAAACACAGGAACTACGCCGAGATTATGCTCACCGCTATCCTCTAAAATAACTTTTGCCTGACGGCGACCTGCTCCACCAGCGCCCTTCTTCACTTCCTCACGGAACAGATACCACTCGTTTTGTGTCCACAGACGATAACGTTGGTATTCCTGACCTGTAGAAGTAAAAGGATCTGCGTCATCACGAGCGACTTCCACAATTAACGCCCACAACATATTCCCGTCGTCGTCCCATGCCACATCCAGCATTTGCTGAGGTGAAATCCAGTAGGCGTAGGCGCGAGCATCTTTCTTTTTCTCGTCAGCTACTGACTCAACATCACCACTCATCGTGCTATCGACAACAACCCATATGCGACCGTAAATAGACGACTGCAAATCAATAGCGGCCATAAATGAGTCAATAGAGGCATTCTGGCGAGTCGCACGTTTCCAGAAATTGCGGATCTGCTCTGGTGCCTCTTCGATATTTCTATGAATGTCTTCTTTAAAGAGATATTTGTTGATGAGGTTTACCACCTCACGAGTGTGGTTGAAGCGATAAGCACGTTCAACTCGCTCCTTAAACTCCTGATCTCCCTCTTTAAAGTAACGAAAGATATTGTCTGTAAACCAACCACGCCCGCCAGCGTAAGTGCTGGCGAGGAAGTCCCAATGTTCTTTTTTCTTTTCGTATTCCGGGTGGCGTCGCGCCACCAGATCCTTAATTTGTTTGTCGTTCAATTCCATTTGAATAACCTTGGATAATTACTTACCTATCGAGAACCACCAAGAATAACACGGTTTTTGACTGGATACCTACGATGTACTGGATAGCCCAATGCGTCTGCACTATGCTCAATGCCACCTGTCTTATCCATATCTCGTGTTCCAGGCTTGTAGATGACTTTTTCCAGTGAATCAATCAAATGCTTGCACTTCGGATCGATATACAGCCGGATATCTCCAGATGCGGACATCAGCATTCGGTTAACAGCATTAACACGATCCGCAATTGGCGGGTGCTTTTTCGAATAATCGACACGTAAGAATCCCTTCTCTTTGAATATGTCTACGTCAGACTCCCCACGAGCATGTTGGCGATAAGCACCTGCCGGATCTGGAAATACCGTTACCTGTGATTTCCAGCGCCAGAAGCGTCTCTCAAGCTCATCACAAACTTCTGCCGTGTTAGAGGAAAAGAGCACCAATTCATCAATTGCCCATAGCTCACCATTTGGCTGAGGTTGCAAAATTACTGAAGACATCGGGTCAATGTTGAAGTCCTGCCCTACCCATATAGGCAACCGAGGGTTGAACTGAAGCGGTTTTACATGCACGTTACGATCGAACGGGTAGTAAACGCGCCCGGACATGTTCTCAAAGCTGGCCAGGTACTCCTGAGCGAACGATTTGGGGTCCATATCGTTCTTAGCAGCTTCAATTTCCGCCGTAGGTACAAACGGAGAATCGGCAGTTACAAACTGCCAGCTCTTCCACTGTCCCTTTCTTTGCAGCTCTACGTTCTGGCCTATAGTCCACAGTTTGTGAAATTCCGAGAAGCCTTTTGGCGTACCAATGATCAGTGCACCGCCGCGTGTCGATGAAAGAGTAGGTCGTAACACCTTGTACCAGGTGTCAGCCTTCATATCCTGAAATTCATCAAGCACTACAAAATGCAACGCTACGCCGCGCAGAGTGTCAGGCTTATCAGCACCTTTGAGGGCGATCTCCGAACCGTTCTTCAACACGATTGTCATCGTGGTGTCGTTCTTTTTCCTAACCCACTTACGAGGCAGAACTTCCTGTAGATCGTCCCATAAAATCTGGCGAGCCATCTGGTAAGTAGGAGCGACATACCAGACCCTTTGCTTTTTTTCCTTTGCCGCCGCACGAATAATAGTGGAGATCGACAACCGGGATTTTCCCCAGCGTCGACCAGCACAAACAACTTTAAATCGATGCGGAGACTGGAAGACTTTCATCTGTCCAGAATGCAGTTGCACAAGACTGAGCGAGGACGGGATTGCCATTATTCGTCCTCCCCTTCACTTCCATCATCTGTCGCATCAAATTCGCTTAGAGCTTCTTCTTCCAACGTCTCAAGCAATTCGTCATCGATGATTTCAGGCTCGTCGTCTTCCTGACGTAATTTCGCCACCTGGGAAGGCGTAAGCTCACCAAATACCAGGTTCGGAATTTCTTCCTCGTCATTTTCCGCATGATCCATGCCCAATGCTTTGGACGAAACTTCAAAGCATTTTGCAAGGGTATTACTGGCTCTCTGTAAGCTCTTGAGAGAATCCTCAATCGCCCCTAAAGGCTTACCCTCACGTTTGGCCGTAGTGACTTCGACCATCACCATCTGCCCCAACGCATACGCCCAGCCGTCATAACGTGTACGACGTTCTTCTATCTTTTCCGCACGGGCTTTAGCGCGAAGCTCTGCGTCAGATTTAAGAGACTCACGAACCATCTTCCCAACAGAGTCCGCGCCTTTCTCTAATCCTCGCTTTTTGAAATGTCTGGAGAGTGTTTCACGACGAATGCCGTACTCTTCCTCCAGCTTTGAGAGTGTATATTCGCCTGACGTCCATTTGGCTTCAGCTTCGGCCCACTCCGCTGGTGTCAGGCGAGTTTTTACCTCGTCTTTTTCGACCGTCATAGATCCCTCTAAAACACACAGAGCGCGTCCATGCGCTCTAAAACAACTTGTTTACTGCATCTGCTAACCAACTTGTTTTCTGGGGTGTTTAATTAGGTCTGGCATGTCTTACGAAGCCTGCTTCCGTATATATTTAATAAGTTACTTATTATTTATATATACAGATGCAGGTCTTTAAATAAGCTCCCAGACCGATTACATCACCAGTAACTTCGCTTTGGCTCGACCTAAAGTGGTTAACCCAAGAGTTCGGCGGTGATAGCGATTGTCACTGCGTTGGCGCGTATGCCCTTTCTCCACCAGCCCCTTTTTTATCAGAGCGCGAATTGAGAACTGGATACTTTGCTTGGTTGTCTTGTACGGCAAAACTTCAAGCAATTCGTCCAGGTCAAGTAGATGACCTCGCTCATAACCGAGATTGAGCGTTTTGATGATGTCCTTTTGTTTATCGGTTAACGTCATGGCAAATCCTTATGCCGGTAAAGCAATTTCTAACGGTTTATCCAAAGGTTGTTTGTCGAATGCCAGCAGTGGCAGCGTGTCAGGCAGTCGACGGCCAAAGTCAGGGTTTCGGTACACACCATACAACGGAGACGTAAAGCTCAGGTTGTGAATGTCCTTGAGCAGCTTCACAATGCTGGCCTCGTCCACCAGACTGTCGGCAATGTCCTGAATCGTCGTGCCACGATTCCGCCCAGCTTTTGCCAGGGAACTGTTCTTGTGGTAGTCCGCCACCAGATCACGCAGTGCACGGCGACGACGAGACTCGCTCATTGCGAACAACTCTTTGACGATCGCCTCGTTATCACCCGGGTCGGAACGGAAATGGCGCTGGAATACACGCAGTGCACTTTCATAGCTCTTCGGTCGCTCAGGGCGGATGAACTTAAACCCTGCTTTCATGGCGAAGGGATTGTATTTGCTCATCGAGGACTGGATCTCAATGATTGGCCGGTCATGCATCCTGCTAACCAGGTTAATCATTCGATAAGAGACGCCTACGCCACGATACTGAGTATCCACAACTGAGCGACTGATCACCGCAAAGTTGTTATTCACGTACCGACCCCAGTACTGGTTAGCCACGGTGGTATTAGTGGTTGGTTTCAACTTAGGAAACATGCGGTGGCGAGGTGCCAACAGTAGTTTCGGGTAAGCCATAACCACGACGCCCACCAGACGGTCATCAAGTTCGCAGCGATAGTAAGTTGGCGCGAAAGGTTTGCCGTCTGTTTTGTAGTGAAGCGACTTAAGAGCGTGCCAGTCCTCTACAGTTCCCTTTGTAACAGTCATTCGCTCCAGAAAGTCCAGATGACGCGGAAACTCTTCAGGGCGGTAGCGTTTAATGATGATGTCCGTCATGAATGGACCTCATCATGACTACCATTGTGATATTCCACCTTCACGCGTTCTTTGTAGTGCTTGGTGATCTGCATATCCGGGCGCAGCGCGTTCTTCAGGTCTTCGTGAGTCGTCGCCACCATTACCGTCGCACCAACCTTTCGAGCGGCACGCTGGAGGTTAGACGCCACAACCTGAGCGGTTACACGGTCGAGAACAGCGCCGAACTCGTCAGCAGCCCACACTTTAGCGCCTGACTCAATCAGTTTGGCAATCTTGAGACGATATTTCTGACCGTCTGACATTTCAGAAGGCTTGCGAACAAACAGATATGCATCGTTCAGACCAGCCATAGATAACAACCCAAGCGCATCGCTGGTCGTTTTGCCCAACTGATCGATGACGTTAACCTCATTATCGAAGGTAAAATCATCGATGGAGGCTACAGACAGCCCTTCATCCTTCATCTGTCGTTGCAACTCGCGCAGCACAACGGATTTGCCGGAACCGGATTGGCCGGTGATGTACACCACATCGCCCTGCTTCACTTCCAGCTCCAGATTGTCGTAAAGCGTCCACTCTTTTTCGTCCAGGCCAAGCCCGAACGACTCAGCGATTTCCAACGTGCGCGTGGTTTTATTTACGCGTGTCTGAAACGATACGTTGATGATGTATTTGCTCATGCAGCCATCTCCCCGGAAGAGATCTTCTCCGCATATGCCACAAATGCGTCTACCCCGCTTTCTCCCGTCATTTCTTCCATGTGGGCAAGCAAATCACCAACAACAATGGCAGAGCCAGCAGGAAGCGTTTTAAAGCCCAATACGTCGACAACACGTACTTCTTCCGCTGCAACTTCACGACTGATCTCGGTGTGTTCATCCTTCTGTCGTTTAGTTTCTTCGCCAAGATCGATAACTAGCGAGTCGGTGTCCATTTCTTCTGTCATGCTACCAACGAGAACATTCAACTCACGCTCTTCAAAGCCGAAAACCTCGATATCGTCCAGAACAAGCGACTCAAGCTCTTTCTGTAGCTTAATTGCATCGTAATCAATGCTGGCAAGTCGGTTATCTTCAAGGCGCTTCGCACGAACCTCGTCATCACTGAGATCATCGCGAACAATAACCGGTACGCGCTCAAGTCCAGCAAAAATTGCAGCCTCACGGCGGCCGTGGCCAGTAATAATTACGTCGTTCTTATCGACCGTAATTGGCTGGTCAAATCCGCGCTTTTTAATGGCTGCGGCTAGATCTCGGATCTGCTGTTCATCATGCTTTTTGGCATTCATCTCATAGGGAATAAGATCTGCCGGGTCGCGATATACGATTTCAAACTTTTTGGTCATTACATACGCTCCTTGTAGTAGTCGACCAGCCACACCAGAGCCTCACCAGCGTTCTCCATTTCATTACCGGTGTTAATAGCCTGCTCTTTGATGATGTTTTTTATGGTTTCTGCAACACGATCTGACGCATCGAAAGTTACTTTGAAGCGCATGGTCTGATGTTCCGCACCCACACGTTCGGTTTTCTCTCGTTTGTCGGTATCGACAGGCTCATCACTACCACGAGACAACGCCTCCAGTGCTTCAAGGTCGATTGCCGCCTCTTTTGCTAAAACCATCGAGATTTCGTCGTCATACGGGGCGATTTCAGACAGTTGATAGTCAAGTTCTGACTGAATTTCTTCAATGAAGCGTTGCAATGCGATTTGGTCGTCTTCACCGTATCGCTCGTTGTCCACCAGTGACATCTGTTTAGCTACGACATCGCTAATTTTGCCCACAGAAAGCACCGGAACCGTTGAAATTCCTTGCTCAATAGCAGCACGCCAGCGATGTTCGCCGCCGAGGATTTCAAAAAATCCATCTTCAAGTTCACGAGCCAAAATTGGCTTAAAAAAGCCCAATTTTTCGATAGAACCTTTCAGTTTTTCAAAATTCTGCGCACCAACCGAATTGGTGTTCCAGGTATTCGGGCGAAGGTTGGCAACATCAACCTGCAAAATCGTGATTTTTACATCCATTTTATTGCTACAATCCACTAAGTAATCACTTACTTATTATAATAGCCAAATAACATACAAAAGGCACTAAGGAAAGAGGTTTATGACTGTTCGGATTGTATCTAACGCAGTTAATGCGCTTATTTCTGGCGCAGATGACAAGGTAAAGCAAATGGTGCAACAGATGTTGAGCTACGAAGTCGAGACTGGCGACTGGAAGGGCACAAGCACGATGTTCAACTGGAGTAAAAACTCGTTCCCTGCTGGCTTTGCCAAGCCTGTAGCGGCGAACTTGAACAAGGCGGGCATCAAATGTGTTCATATCCGCAAAGACAAAGCCCCGGCGCTTGGTAAACCAAATCCTGCGGTTAACCCATTCCCATACAATCCTGATTATGCGTATCAGGATCAGACTGTGGAAACACTGGTTCGAGAGGGAATGATGATTGCGCAGATCGCTACTGGTGGCGGGAAATCTAACGTTGCCTGCAAAGCAGCTGCACGTATCGGTCGAATGACATTATTTTTAACAACCCGCTCTGTTCTGATGTTTCAAATGGCCGAAAACTTCCAGAGATCCATCGACTACCGCGCCGAAAATGGCGAACCGTGGTTAAAAGACCAAAAGGTTGGAGTCATTGGCTCGGGTGAGTTCCAGGTATCACGACATATCAACGTCGCTACAGTTCAAACTCTTGCAAGTTTCCTCGAAGAACCACCACGCGATGCAACACCAGATAAGAAAAGCTACCACCTCAAACGTCGGGAGTTGGTGAAACGCTTCCTTTCAAGTGTCTCTCTTCTTATTCTGGAAGAGGCGCATGAGTCTTCAGGCTCAAATTTCTATGACATCGCCAGATTATGTGTGAACGCAGACTATCGTCTGGCGCTTACAGCCACGCCGTTCATGAAGGATTCGACGGAAGCCAACATGCGCCTGATGGCGGTGGCCGGGCGAATTGAAATTAAAGTCACAGAAAAGTACCTGATTGATCGAGGCATTCTGGCAAAGCCGTACTTCCTTTATCATAAAGTTGCCTACAAGCCAGACGAGGCCAGAATCAAGGCCGAACTTGCCAACAAACACCTCAATTTTAGAGTTGGTATGAGCACCGCCTACCAAAAGGCTTATCAGTTGGGGATCGTGTATAATTTGGGACGTAACGAGGCCATTGTTCGCGAAGCATTGCTCTATAAGCAACATTCTCTCAATTGTATGACTCTGGTTCGTCTTAAACGCCACGGGCAAATCCTGATGGAAATGATGAAAGAGTCCGGCCTTAGAGTTGACTTCATCTATGGGGAATCTAACCAGGCGACAAGGCAAGCAAAGCTGAACAGTTTAGCGTCTGGAGAAATAGATGTTTTAATAGGCTCGACTATTCTGGATGTCGGTGTTGATGTGCCAAGCGTTGGTGCGGTCATTCTTGCTGGTGGTGGGAAAGCAGAAGTTGAAATGAGGCAGCGTGTCGGTCGTGGCTTACGAGCCAAAAAAAATCAGGCAAACGTGTGTTTTATCACTGATTTCATTGACATTAGCAACAAATACCTGTTGTCTCACTCTTATGAGCGAAAACACATCATCGACACCACACCTGGCTTTGCAGAAGGTGTATTGCCTATTGATGGAGCATTCGATTTTGGAGTTCTGAAACGAGATTAGTTATGAGCGAAAAGAAAACAACTTATTGTCAGGTAGCATTGTCTGATAAGGCCAATGACAAACTTGGAAAGTTTCAAGTGAAACTAAAAGAAAAAAATATCAAAATGTCTAAGGCTGAAGTCATAAATACCATTCTGGAACAATTGACAATGGCCGACTTTGACAAGGTTATATCTTCTGTCGGGGCTTCCGCTAAGACTCGTGAGAAAATCATGCGTATCTATGAGAACTCTAATATGACAAAGGAAGATCTCGAAACGCTATTAAGCAGATTAAAATAATCACGCTATCAATTAGGGAGACAAAGATGAAGTCTCCCATACTGTTCACTTTCTGTTCTAAAACTATCATGAAATACTCGCTTCTCCCTCTACTAACGTTACCAGTGTTGATGCTTACCGCGTGCCAATCACGCCCAATATCAATCCATGACGCCAAACCAGCACCGCAGGCCAAAGTGTTCAAGTATCAAAGCGCAGCGCCAGCTACGTTGGTGGTAATGAGAGACACAGGTTTTGTAGGAGCTGGATGTGATGCTTCCATTTTCATCAACGGCGAAACTGTCGCAAAACTGGCTACAGGCGAAAAAGCGACTTTCCATTTAAATGCCGGAGAATTAATTGTGGGTGCATCTCTTGAAGGTGCAGGTTTATGTGCTCTAAACCCCGCTCGTCAAGAGCGAGAAACGACTCTGAAGAATGGAGACACAAAAGCGTTCAGGGTGTTCACCAGCAATTCTGGTGACATCGACATTCTGCCAACAACTCTGTGATGACATGACAACCAAAGATATTACCTACGGTATCCAAGCTGAACTCTGGCCGCGAGATTACACTAACGTTGAAAAACTACTGATGTTCTGGCGCAGAGAACAAATTCCTGTAAGGGTCACTCTCGAAGATGGCCAGGCGTTTTGCATGTACGTTTATGGCCTCATGCCATCTCGTAACAAAGTTGACCTTTGCCCAGCCCCTTTTGACAAAGAAAATCGTATAAGGCTCCCACTTGAACGCATTAGTACAATTGAATCAGGTGTGGTTGACAGTATCGCTCACGATTTCAAAGGTCGACTAACAGTTCACCCTGATTATGTCGATAATCGGCCATCACGCCGCGATTTTTTTGCAATTTGCAACCAAGCCTACAAAGCAAACAAATCTATAAGGGTGTACATGGCGGATGGCCGTGAAATTGAGGGGGTGTCAGCAGGCGCAGATGCTTGTCAGGTTACACTACGTGTCGAGAACGGTAGAAAAATAGTTGTTTTGTTCGATTGGGTTGAACGAATTTTGCCTTTTTGAGTTATGAAATCGATATTGTTACCACCATTATTTTTACTTTGCTCAGTTGCGGCAAATGCAATGGACTATAAGCCTGTCATTCAGTCGCTGATGAATGACGTGTGCTCAACGTCTCAGAATGTATCAGTTTGCATGTATCAATTTTCGGCAGCCGTAAAAGCAGGAAAAGCGATAGGTGAGAATGTGGAACTGTGTAAGAAAGTGGCAAATGAAGAACGGGCAATGTTGGATTGCGAATCTAGCGAGTCATCGGCACAGTTCGTTGATGCGCTATTTGACACCAATCGTAAGGCTGTAGATTCTGTTCAATAAATCTATAAGGTTAATAACCGGCTAAGTCCGGTTATTATTTTTCACATCACTTCTTTATATCTACAAATCAAATAACCTAAATATATATAAGGTCTAAAGCCGCAATCGATTATTTATTTAGGGAACACCTTCGACGATCTCGCTTTTATTTCTAGGACTTTCATCCCTGCAAAAAATTTAAAAAAAACACTTGCAATCTTTTTTCGCATATCGATAATTGAACTCGTCGAAAGCGAAGACGCTAACGACAATAAATTTTAAATTTACATAAGGAAAAATTATCATGGCTAACATTATCATTTCTAAAAAATCCATCATTGAAGCTGCTTCCATTGTATCCGATGAACTGCGCGAAAAAGCAGATCTGGCAACTCAAACATATAACGAACATTATAAAAATGGTACGCACACTAAAGCAGACAAAGCAAATATGCAAGCTGCGACCACTAAACTTGCTTACTTCATCAACAACGTCGTAAACGCAGTAGAAGACGAAAAATTATGCTCTGTTTTCTACTATGCGATTAAAGCAAGCAAACAAGCGCCAGAAGTATTTTTCCGTGATGCAATGACTAATAGTTATTCTCTGGAAAAACTGGTTTATCTGGTTAAATCAATTAAATCTGGTAAATGCGTTTATTCCATCGCTGATATGTCTGGATCTCGTGTATTCGCTTTAATCGATATGATTAACGACGAGATCGACACGTTCACTAATGGCGCTGTTTTCGATTTAATGAATGAAGCTAAAAAAGCGTGTGAAATTAAATTGGACGCTGGTTATACTCAAGCCAACCAGTTGATCAATCTTTGCGAACGTCTTGGACTTGTTGAAAAAGTCAAAGGAGCTGGGAGCGCGAAAGCTGGTACTCAGCAATATCGCTTCATTAAAAATGATTTCTACAATTATTTAGCTGATGCTTTCAAAGCGTAATTAATGGAATCAAGCGCCCACTATGGGCGCTTTAAAGGAGCTTTGAAAATGGTCAGCTATGACAAGATCCGCGCGGAATATCGCGCAAAGTATCGCGCTTATAAACTAGAATTAATCGATGATTTAATCGCGCAACGCGACCAATTAAATTTTACGTTTTCTGATTTGCTTAACAGCAAGCGAGATTGCAAGCGCAAACGTGAATACTTACGTTTAAGCGCATTAATCGGAAAACTTCAAAATTCTATTTAATTTTTTTAAGGAGCTTAATCATGTTTGTTCTTATCGCTGGCGTTAACGTCCATAACGAATATTATGTTAATCGCATCGCTGGGATCGCTGGTTACGCTGGGCGCGCAGTCGAGCTTATAGATGAAACGACGCGCAAAATTGACTTATTGAGCGACCAGGAGCGAAAAAAAGCAGACGTGAACGACGCTGATATATTTTTAATGTTAAAAGCGTTTGTAGAAATGGGATTTAAAATCAGTTTACACAAATAAAATCGAGCGCCCACTATGGGCGCTTTTTTCGTTTCCAATACTCCCACCATAACGCGCCATCATTAGCACGTTTTTTATTGTCTTTAACTCACTCCAACAACATAAAAATAAGCGCCAAAATAACGCTATGGACGCGTTTTTATATCCTTACCAGTACATACCCATTACTTAACACATTAACGCGCTTAAAACACGTTATATTGCGCTATAGAGTATGGTTAATCATTGGCTTTTAGTCTTGCTTTATGATCCGCGTTTATTTGTCGGCGCGGATCGGCATTTTGTTTTGTTCCGTATCCGCTCGCGTATTATGTGCGCGTGATTTTTCACATAATCACACCACTTAATCACGTATGTGATTATGCTACGAAAGAAAACTGGATGTCTCAGGCGACGAAAGTCATCATAATTTTCCCCGCTCACCTGTCCGACAACCGCTGGTTGGATTCCACCAGCTTCCCGATGTTTTTTCTACATAAAGGCGAATGCAGCCGTTTCCCGAAAAAAATCCTGGCCGTTCCCCGTCGGTTCATGAATACGTTCCTCGCCGTTTCTGAAAATTTCCCTGCGGCAGCTGGTGGCTATAGAGAAAGGGCCGTTTCTGGCCCTCTTCTCAGTTACACGCCATCAAGGATGTGGATGCGGTTGCTTGCGTATACATTCAGCATAAAGTTAGCGCAAAACAGTTTCCATGTATCAACGCCAGCGGTATACGTAATGTTTTTGCATTTAATTGCATTGTTGGCGATCCGCATCCCCTGCGATACTGCTTCATCGTCGGAAAATTTGAACGACGATTGAGTTTTAATCCAGACAGAAATCTGCGTAGCGAACTCAATCAGCTTGGACTGGCAGAATCGCCCGGAGCGCACCGGAAAGACGAACGTTCCGAATCCAGAATTTACCACATACGCTTTCTCAAATACCCGCGAGTAACGACGATTGCCAATGATGTCGCGTGCAATAATGCATTTTTCTTGTGCTGACAGTTCTACCGTCTCATTGTCGCGCCATGCACCAAGTACTCGTTTTTCAATGTCAGAGAACGTTACAGCGATATTGCCATGTGCGGGTGCGTTTACAGTAGCGATAAAATTCATGATTAATTCCTTATCGTAAATAACAAATTGTTTTCTTGTTGGTGTTAATTATCGTTGTACGAATAAGGCGTCAAAGTGGAAAGTTGCGGTAGCCGGACGGGAACAGGTGGGTTTGTCGGTTGCCTGGAGGTAAGAGGTTGGTGTTTTTAGCCTGCGGGAAACAGGATGGTCATTTAAGGCCATCAATGCTGATGGCCTTAATAATTATCGACCGATTACGCTAAGGATCTTTTCCTCAACTGATTTGTTGTTGCGACTAAACTGCCTTGCGTATCTGATGACAGAAGAGGCGTTTTGCTTTCTGACCATCTCGGCTCTTTCCTTCAGGCGTTTCTTGAAATCGCCCATATTTACCACCAGGCGCAGAAGGTCAGTCTGTTATTGTGAAAGTCGTGGTTCCTGATCAGGTCTTCCACAAGTTTTTTCAGCTTATCCACGTCATGCCAGTAACCTTCGTCGTACTCCTGACTGCCGAAGAAAAAACCTTCCCGAGTAGGCAAGTACTCTTCGCAATTGCTTTCGTTTATGTGCATCAAATGAGCTTTCAGAAGACAAATGTCATTCATCGTTAATTCTAAAAGCTCACAATTTTCGACTTCACCTACGTTGCGCTCCATCCACCCAACGAGCGCATTGAACTTACGGAAGTAAGCAACCTGCTTTCTGGATGCCTCGTTATTCAGATCGTTTTTAGGCTGTGTCTCGATATAGATATCAAGTCCCATGATGGTTTCCTTATTAAGTTGCTTCAGTGAAATCATTTTCACAAATCAGATAAGGCAGAAAACAAATTGTTATCGGGCATAATAAAATGGCGCGGTTTACGCGCCATTTAAAGAGGATTAAGCGAATACGCTTTCAGGGATTAAGGTGTCGGCAGGAATGCCAGAGGTAATGCGCAGACCGTACTGGCCAATCCAGGTGGTGCTGGTGTTCAGGCTGGAGGCGAATACGGTGTTAACCATATTCATCATGGTTTCAAACACCTCTTCATCAACCTGGCGGAAGTAGTTCTCGATTTTCAGCAGCAGCGGGTCAGTTGCATCGAGAATGGACTGGTATTGAGTCGCGTACTCGCCGCCGGAGGCGTCACCTTTACGCACGATCGTACTGGCCTGGACTTCGGCACCAGTTTCGGTGTTGTACGTAACAACGGTAATTTTTGCCACATTCTTACCTTCGGCGGTTTCAGAGGCATAGTAAACATCAACTGTCAGTTTTTCGCGTTTAACGGTCATTTCACTCTCCGTAGTGTATTGGTTATTTTTCTATTCTATGATCGTAAGTATGTACTTACAATACAAAAAAGCCCCGTAAGGATGGCGGGGCTGTCGTACGGTCGACTAATTACCACTTGCACATTATCAGGCTATTGCCATCACTGATGCTCTCTGAATCTCTTGCTGGGCCACGCGGTTAACTTCCATCAAAGCCAGTTCGAGCTGATGTTCCGGCCACATTCTTTGAAATGCCACCCAGCCTTTTCCACGCTGGCGACGAACATTCATTACATAACGAGTAAAGGTGTTTTTATCGAAAGACACCGCTGTTTCACGGAACAGACGAATAGAGGTCCCATTGGCAACGATGTCCAGCAAAGTTAATTGAGCAACCAGTGCAGGCTTCTCTTTTCTCTTCTGGTCTTTGTCCAGACCAAGAACCAATGATTTTTTCATCACAACTCCGTAAACAACTTGTTTTCTCAATGGCGTAAATAATACCAGTAAGAAAACGGCTACAAAGCATATTGATCAGGTGCATGAGCTATATGCAGGTTCTTCCCTGCGGCTATAGAGAAATTAAGCCAGCAATGCTGGCTTTGGTTGGGGTTACTCGAATACTTCAAGAAACTCCTGAACGTCCCAATGCTGGACGAGGTGAAGATAGACCTTAGAAATCACGTCATTTTCGCTATCGCATGTGAAGTAGTACTTCTGGCTGCGGTTGTATGTGTCCACACAAAATTCGCTCATATCCATAAAGTCAGCATCTTCACCCATGTCGCAAATCATCAAAGCAGGTGCGTCATCACGAGTCATCAGCTCAAGCACCCACCGCGAATTGATCAGAGTGGAAGACCAACCTTCTAACTCATAAAACTGATCAAACTCTTTTTGAGTTAATTTCTTGATTTGGTTGATGTCGATATTTGCAAACATAAAGCAATCCTTAAACAACATGTTTTCTTGATGGTGTTATTATCGCAATAACGCACAGGCGAAAAAGGATTTTATTCCGGTGAATGTGGTTTTGGCAGTGAGTTTTCAGGTTCAGTACCGAGTACACTTTTTACATTATTCTGATTTAGTGGCCGAAAGTGGCTGGTGGGCAGAATAATCCTCTCCCCGAAAACCTACTGAAATCGATTGTGACCCGTTGGCTGTCTGGCACAATTACGCTGTAGCTGGGCATTCAGAGGGAATCCAGCGGTAAGCAAGTCCGCCTGCACGTGAGCGCCTCTCTTCTTCCCGCACATTACAGGTGGGTAGCCGCAACTCTCCCTCTCGCTATACCGGTACGCCGCCGTTCCTGAACCGGCATCGAGCCTTTTCCCGAAATCCACACAGGCAACTCGACCGTTTCCCTGAAAACCTCCAGCCGTACCCCGAAGGCAACCCAGCCGTTTCTGTAGCGGGATGCAGCCTTTTCCCTGTATGGACCGAAGGCTGACCGTAGGGGTGTTACGGGGGATAAAATCAGGAGTTGAATAAATACGAAAAAGGAGGCGACACCCCTCCTTCCCTCCCGACTTATACATACCTGGCTTCTTCGCTATACATGTTGTGTTTTCTTCGTGTTTTATCTGTTTCAACCTCTCTATAGGCGTTAATGCTCACTCCTTCCAGAACGTTCTATACGGCGACTATTTCTGTTGGTGAATTGGGTGTGTTGTTTTCTCTGTCGGTGTATGTGGTTTCGTTAGTTTTGCGGTGGTTCTTCTATGGGGTGTTCTCGTCGTTTTGGTGATTGTTCTTCTCCGTCTATGGAGTAATGGCAGGTGGGCGATTGCTTTCGTTATTGTGTTTGAGTTGTTTGTCTGGAGTGTGTGAAAGGCTTTTGTAGTTATTCGTGTATTGGGTAATGGCGTTTCCCGTGATTGTTATGTTTCGTGTCTTTTGGGATTGAGAGAAACCTTGCGGTTACAGGCTTCGTTGGGGTTTCAGTGATTCTGGTGTTTCTTCGCTGTTTGGGTAATGGCGTGTCGTGGGTATCGCGCGTATGAATGTTTTCGGATTGCCTGTGAAAGTTAGGTTGGTTGTCCGGTAGCCTGGGGAGAAGAGGTGGGTCTTTTCGGTAGCCTGCCATAAAGAGGTTGGCTGTTTTGGGTAATGGCATATGTGTTATTTAGTTGTTTTGTTATGCCTGAAAATAAGTTGTTTATATGTTTGTGTAACGCAACGGGAACGATTTTGAGCGTGTGTTTTTGTTGGTAGTGTGTTGGGTCGTCTGTGGTGAAAATTGGACGCTGTGGCGCTGTCTGCTGCGTAGAATTACGGGTATAAGCAGTGATGTGTGAAAACGTCAATTTTTTAGACCAAATCGGGTGAAAGCGTTGATGTTTCGTTGATCTGTTATTCAGTTGTTTTCTTGATTGTATAAACAACTATAACTTATTGATATTTAAGGATGTGATTGCGGGTATGGAAGGAGAGTAGTGGCGATCAACGGATTCTTATAGAAAAGAATCAAATTGTGACCGCCATTATCAATGAGTTGCAACCGTTAGTTGTTCAGATAAACATTTGGAACACGGACGTAGAAGTTCCTGTCGCCGGTAAGTTCCAGAGTAATGTTAATGTCATTACCATTGTCTAGTGTAGCCGTTGCTCTATAGAACTTATCCGTCACCTTGTCCTCTATTGTCACCTTCATACATTTTGGTGCAGTCGAACCGTTATTCTCTTTCAGAATAGTTGTCACGAGAGGGCAGGCTGCTTCTTCAAGAGCAACCTCGTCCTTGTGTGGGATGCCGATGAAGATAATCCAAGCCAGCGACGCAACGATTATGATAAATGGCACTCTGCTGCCTTTTGTAATAGTCGCGCGCTTCCAGAGATAGACAGGCAGGAGGAATACCCCCCATAGAATTGAAGGTGGTTCACAGCCAGACTCCGATAGAGCCATTCTGTCAGCTACTAACAAACCGATGGTAGTTACACCCCCAATTATAATAGCGTAATTGGTATACTCTTCCGGCGATACTCCAAAGAAGAAAGGCATGAACGCTAGAATCCACGCATAAATGTTATTCAGAGGTTTTGTTTGTTGGTTCTGGGTTTCCATCACATCCATTCCATCACATAAAAATCGCGTTTATATATTATCAATTTTCTCACTTGTATAACCTAAATACGCATCCGTTTATCAATCCACCTTCCACAAACATCAGCGTTAGCTATGAAAAATAACAATCTCAAAGTGAAAACCATTATCATAGGAAACGATTAGATGAGATGGTCTAATTCATCATCTATCATTGCTTTAACACTTGAGTCATTAACCCCGTATTGATTTATGAACCGTTTCAGCTCCGGTGAAAACTGAAGGTAGATATCGTGAGCGTTTTTCACTGTAGGTTCAACGCCACGCATTTCAAGCGCCTTTAGTAGATATGAGTCTTCTTTAAGCATAAATTCTCCGTTGTCTAGTATGAAGCGATTGCCGGATTACCATTGCCAGCACTCTAGCCCTTCAACGACCGGTGCACCACAATCAAAATGTACAGAGTCAAAGCCTACATCAAGTACTTTCTGAATGTTCGCAATCGCGCCCTCGGATATACCATATCGACGCAACTCATCTTTCCAGTCATCGTCCTGTAACCCGGCGTGGACAATGCAACCGTACTCAATTTGTGAAACCCAATCCAGCTCATTGCTTGCGATCATGAATCGGCGAGCATCTTCCTCTGATGTATGAGATGAGCTGATCAATGCCACCTGGTAGGCTTGGGTAATGTTCAACAT